TCTGCGAAAGTCCTAGATAGACGGAAAATATAAAGGATATTCGAAGCTGTAAAGGTAGCCGGAAATGACGGCATTTCCGAGAACGGAGATGTGGAGCAATGGATTTAAAAGAAAAGCAGGAGAAGGGCCTGGGTATCCTTCTGGAGATTGACAGAATCTGTGAAAAACATCAAATTTCCTATCGCCTGGATGCAGGAACGCTGCTTGGTGCAATTCGACATAAAGGGTTTATTCCTTGGGATGACGATGTGGATCTCTGTTTTTTAAGAGAAGATTGGGAGAAGTTTTCGAAAGTGGCGCAGGAAGAACTGTCTGAGAATTTCGCACTGCTTTTACCGGATGCGTTTCAAGGAGGCAAAGCATTTTATGACTTTGTTCCGAGAGTGGTGGATTTAAGTACCGAGAGAAGATCTGAAAAAACGGAAGGAGATTCTTTTTACGAGGGAAAATTAAATCACCTTTGGGTGGATTGTTTTATCTTGGATGATTTGCCTGCGCAAGCTCTTTGGGCTAAGTTTTATACCTTTCGGCAACAGTTGATTTTCGGCCTTGCTATGGGGCATAGAAGGATGGTGAATTTAAAGAAGTACAAGGGCTTGTCCAGATTGTTTGTGAGCGTATTGTCAAAGCTTGGACGGCTCTTTTCCATGCCTTATCTTTTCTCTCTGCAGGATGCATGGGCACAGGCGGAGGGAAAACGCAGGAAGATGAAGGCAAGATGTAAGGCTGTAACAAGCAATCCGGAAAAAGAGGAGAGGTTTCTATACTTTTCCAACTACCAACCGGATTTTCAGTATTGTATTTCCAGATATTCCTGGGAAAAACCCTTGCTTCGGGCTAAATTTGAGAACTATTCTCTACCGATTCCGAAAGGCTATGACGCCTTGCTTCGTATGCTTTACGGGAGATATGAGATGCTACCGAAGAAAGAGAACAGGGTACCCGCACATGAGGAGATGATTTGAAAAACTGTAGCATTATCGTTTCTGTATATAATGAAGAGGCAAGCCTGGAAAATTTTTTTGAGGCTTGTTCTTCGGTTCTAAGTACATGTCGTGCAGGGAGCAAGAAGGATTCCGCTTGTGAAAAAATAGTAGAAAAATATCATACGGAGATTCTCTTTGTGGATGACGGATCGACGGACAGAAGTCCCTTGATTTTGGACAGGCTGGCCTTGGAGTATCCGGAGCTCGTCAAAGTCATTCATTTCTCCCGAAATTTTGGTCATGAAGCCGCAATGACAGCCGGATTGGATTATGCGAGTGGGGACTTTCTGATTTTTATGGATGCGGATTTGCAGCATTCTCCGGAGCTTATCCCGGAAATGTTGGAAAAGTATGAGGAGGGATTTCATGTGGTATCCATGGTTCGGACCAAGAATTCCTCTGCGGGAATCTTGAAGAACCTGAGTTCTGCAGCCTTTTATTGGGTATTGAACCATCTGTCTCCTCTTCATTTCGAGGCAAATGCTTCCGACTTCTTCGGCATCTCTTCCGCCGTGCAGCAGGTTTTAAAGAAGTATTATCGGGAAAAAGTGCGGTATTTAAGGGGCTATGTGCAGTCGGTAGGGTTTTCCAAAACAAAGATAGAGTATGAGGCGGGAGTGAGACAGGGCGGAAAGAGTCACTATTCCCTCCGAAAATTATGGGCTTTTTCACGTAACACGCTCTTATCCTTTTCCAACCTTCCCCTTAAGCTCGGAATTTTCGCTTCGGTGTGCAGTATGTTTTTGGGGATACTCCTTCTGGTGTATACGTTGCTTACGAGAAAGGGAGCTCCTTCAGGCTATGCCACAATTGTTGTGCTGCTTTGCTTTTTGTGGCGCGTTTTACGGTGTGGGCGCGTGTTGTCGGCTTGCGCGCGAGCCGGTGGGCGCGCTATTATGTTCTCATAGTTCCCAGTCGTCCTCCGGGACTGGCTGGGTTTATAGTGCCCGTGGCGGAACTGGCAGACGCGCCGGATTGAGAGTCCGGTGCCCCGTTTGTTGGGGTGTGTGGGTTCGAGTCCCACTGGGCGCACTGGCTGGCCTTTCGGGGGTGGCCTTGCGAAAATTGAATACGTTAATGTGCCCGTGGTGGAATTGGTAGACACGCCAGATTTAGGCTCTGGTGTCCTTCGCGGCGTGTGGGTTCGAGTCCCACTGGGCGCACTAGCGGCAGAGGTTTTCGGAGTTTCCTCTTGCCGCTCGCGTTCCACTCGTGCTATAGTGTGAGTGAGCGTGGTTAGGCCGGATTAACTCAACTGGTAGAGTGCTCGTCTTGTAAACGAGATGCTGTGGGTTCGAGTCCCCCATCCGGCTCTGGTGTTGACAGTGGCGCGTGAGCGTGCTACAGTTGGAACCAACAAGAGGAAAACTGAACTAAATAGTGGAAAGAGAAGTTCGTTTCCCCGTTTTCGGCGTGTGGCGCAGTTTGGTAGCGCGCTTCGTTCGGGACGAAGAGGCCGCAGGTTCAAGTCCTGCTACGCCGACCGGGGAGCGGAAACAACGCGGGGATGCTCGCGGCTGCGGGTGCTGTCACGCTGGGGTGTGTGGCGGCATTGGTGGTGCGCTGGGTGTGTGCGGGTGGCGCTTGGGTGTTTGCGCCAGGGTGCTCTCGGTGTTGGTGAGTGAGTTGGGCCGGTCTGGGTTGGCCGGTTGAGAGTGTCCGCGCACGCGGGTTGGGCTGGCCGGTGGTGCGGCTGGTGTGCGTGTGTCCCGCTGGTTGGGCGCACTGTGGTCGCGTGGTTGTTGCTCGTGTTTGTTTTCGCTCCCCTCTTGTTTTGCCAGTGTGGTGGAATGGTAGACACGCCCGCCTCAAAAGCGGGTGCCCGGTTGGGCGTGCGAGTTCGAGTCTCGCGACTGGTACTAGGGGGAAGCGAAACGGTTGAATACGGTGCGCGTGTGCGCGTGTTGTGGCCGACATTGGGGCGTGTAGCCTAATGGTTGGTTCCGCCCGTGGGGCGTTGGTGTCCTACGTTTGGCGGTTGGTGCGCGGGTTCTTGTTGCGCGTCTTGCGTGCGCTTTGTGTTGGCTGTTTTGTTTCCCTCTTTTTGGACAGTAATCCAGCATGGTTGTTGGGTCCGACTGCTAATCGGTTCGCTCGAATTGTTCGGGTGAGGTTCGATTCCTCTGCTGTCCGCTAGAGTCCCGCGTGTTGTCGGCTGGGCGTTCCCTCCTTGCCTGACTGACTCGCGCGGGGCCCTTATCTTTTCCTCGTCTTGGCTACGTCTGGACGGCTCTCCGCGTCGTCTGGGTGGGCGTGCCCCTGTTGGGGTGTGTTCGTGGTGGTTCCCTTTTACCTGTGGCTGGGCCGTGATTAGCGCATTGCGCGCGGCTAGGGAACGCACCCCGTGTGGGGTGTGGTTGCTGCGTGTGGTGGCGTTGGTTGCGTATGCGGTGTCGGGATACCCCTGTGGCTGTGCCTGGTTGGTGCGGCTGCGGGGGTTTCCTTGCGTGTGGGGCGTTTTCTTGCGCGTGCGCGCCTTGTTTTGGGTTGGGCGTGTCGTTGTGTGTTACCTGCGTGTCCGTTCGCGCGTCGCGGTGCCGCTCGGTTGTTTGCTTGCCGTTTGTGTGCGGCGGCTCGGCTTTGTGTTTGTTTGTTGCTGTTTGTGTTGTTTGTCGGCTATTGTGTGTTGTGCGTTTCGTGCGCGCTCCCGCGCCGACTGTGACATGGTTCATGCAAGTTTGTGCGGGTGCGCATTTGACGGCGGCCGTGGTTGTCGCCTATTGTTTACTGTGTAAGGGGGCGTTTCTGGTGGCTTGTGCTGCCGGTGCGCCTGAACCGATGATGAAGGAGAAGAATCTCTTGAAGTTCCCTATTACTGTTGTGGGTCGTGCTGGTAAGGCGACGCGTGCTCTGGTTGCTGGCGCTGCGTTTGCTGTTGCTGCTGGCGGCTTTGGCGTGTCCGCTGTTTATGCTGCGCCCGTTGAGGGTCCGGCGCCTGCGACCGGCGCGCCCGCGACCGGTATTGATAGCGTTACCGGGTCTACTCCGGGTGCGTCTACTGCGACCGGTGGCCTGGTGATTAAGAGTGTCAAGGTCACTCGCCCGTATGATACGGTGTCTGCTGGCACTGACTTGTCCGTGCGTATTGATTATACGGGTAAGAATGTTCAGCCGGGTGCCTCTTTTGAGATGGCTATCGGTGAGGGTCTACAGTTCCCGCCCGGGCTGGATGGTATTAAGTTGAAGGCTACCGCTCTTGACGGATCGGTCAAGGAGATTGGTTCCGCGAAGATGGTGGACGGTAAGTTCGTGTTCACCGTCGACGAGGGCGTGAACGATCTGGGCGGCAATGGCACACTCAACAACGCTTTTGTTGAGTACAACGTGAGCGTTAACAAGAGCGCGGTGGGTAAGACATCCACCACGATCACCGTTGACGGCACCGCCTACGACATTTCGCTCGGTAAGGGCGTTATCGGTGAGGCTTTCCACGAAGGCTACGACAAATACCTGTACTCTGCCGGTAAGACCGCCGACGGGAAGTACATTATGAAGGGCTACGTGCAGGCGACCGTGGCCCCCGGCGCTGCTCTCAAGGCTATCGAGAAGGGCGAGAACGCCGTGTTCGGTAGCGCGTTCTACTGCACGAACGAGGGTAACTGGGCGCAGACCACTCGCGCGACCGGAAACAAGGTCTCCGCTGATAAGCGTGAGATCACGGCTGTTGCCCCCGCCGATGGTGAAGGTAATTGGACGTGCCGCGTGTCGATTACCCAGACGGGTGACTCCAAGAAGTTTGTGAACACCGCCGTGATTAACGATCACGAGGTGTCGGCTACGGATACGTGGCGCGCCAAGGGTGATTCTGGCGCTGACACTGAGGCCGACCCGGAGCCGGAGAAGCCCGTGACCCCGGCCCCGGAGCCGACTCCTACCCCGAAGCCAACTCCGGATAAGCCGGTCACCCCGGATGAGCCGAAGCCAACTCCGGATAAGCCGGTCACTCCGGATGAGCCGAAGCCTACCCCGGATAAGCCGGTCACTCCGGATGAGCCGAAGCCTACCCCGGATAAGCCGGTCACCCCGGAGACCCCGAAGGGTGAGGAGCCTAAGCCTGCGCCGTCGGCTACGCCGACCCCGGAGCAGCCGAAGCCCTCTACTCCCGCTCCCGCGCCGTCTGCCCCGGCCGCTCAGTTGCCTAAGACGGGTGCCGACGCTGGTGTCCTGGGTGCTGCTGCGGCCGCGCTGGCCGGTGGTGTTGCGGCTCTCGTTGCCGCTCGTCGTCGCCGCTGACATCCTCTGACTGAGGGTCGCCGCATGTAGCGTGGCAACATGGGTAAGCCCGCCCCGCGAGTAAGCTGTTGTGGCTCTCGCGGGGCGGGTTCCCTTTTGCCTGGTGGTTGCGTGCGGCACACTGATGGGGTGTTGCCAGCTCGTGTGGCGCGCTTCACTCTCGTTGTGGTTGACGGGGCCGGTTATGGTGTGTTACGCTATTGGTGTTCGGTAAGCCAACGTAACCGCTCAAACGCACAAGGGAGAGTGGCAGTGAGAAAATTCGCTGTTGCGTGCGAGCGGATAACATGATAAGGTTACCCGAGAGTGATCGGGCACGCCCCCTTGTGGCGCGTGTCCGCGAGCCGCCTGTAGCTCAACGGACAGAGCAACCGCCTCCTAAGCGGGTGATGATGGTTCGATTCCGTCCAGGCGGACGCTGCGAGAACTACATAGTGTTTTCATTATTCCGACGTGGCGCAATAGGCAGCGCAAGCGATTGTTAATCGCCGGGTTGTAGGTTCGAGTCCTACCGTCGGAGCTGACACGAGGGAGACTGGTCCTACACTCATCTCCTAACGCCGGTCTCTCTCGTGTCTCATGGGTCGTTGGCCGAGCAGCGAAGGCACCTGACTGTAAATCAGGCACAGGTAACCAGTCCACACCGCAAGTGCAAGTCTTGCACGGCCCACAGTGCGTTGTCGCCCACGGTAACACGTGGCTGCACCGTCCGCACTCTTGTTTGCTGGCGCGCCTGGCGGGCGAGTCTGGCATGGCTCGCCGGTCGCGTCGATGGGGAGCGCGGGTGGTAGTGGAGACACGCGGGGCGCTGTATCCCCTCACATACAGCCGCCCGGATCGTTCCACCGCTTGCGTTTATTGCGCGGGCGCGTGCTAAAGGCCCGGGTGAAGATAAGCCTCTATAGCTCAATGGGTAGAGCAACGGACTTTTAATCCGTGGGTTCAGGGTTCAAGTCCCTGTGGGGGTACGGCTACCGGGCGCTCAGGTGAGTGGGACGCTTGTTGAGGTTGTCCGAGAGTATATAGAAAGCTAAGACTAGAAGAGACAGTGGGAGGTGTGAGTCTCGTGCTGGTGAAGGTGCGCCATGCGGTTAAGTACCGCATGTATCCAAGTGAAGCGCAGGCTGGTCTGATTGATCGCACTATCGGCTGCGCGCGGTTTATCTACAACCAGATGCTTGAAACGCGCATCGCTACCTACAAGGCCACCGGCGAGACATGTAACCCAACGCCTGCGCAGTATAAAGATGAGTTTCCGTTCTTGCGTGAGGTGGACAGTCTAGCGTTGTGCGGCGCGCAGATGCACTTGTCTGCTGCTTACCGTAATTTCTTCCGTGACCCTGGTCGTGTGGGTTTTCCTAAGTTTAAGACGAAGCATCGCTCACGCCAAACATATACGACATATAATGTCAATAACAACATTACCCTTGATGAGGGAGGAAGGTATCTTAAACTACCGAAAGTAGGTAGCGTGCGCGTCCGCCAGCGCAAGCGCATTCCAAGTGGTTGGAAACTAAAAAACGTGACCGTTGAGCATTGCAAGTCAGGCGAATATACTGCGACGATACTGTTCGAGTACGAGACACAAGTGCCCGAACCTGTCACCCCCGTATCGTTTGTTGGACTGGATTACTCATCGCGTGAACTATACGTGTCTAGCGATGGTGAACATGCCAACTATCCGCGTTTCTATCGCCAAATGGAACCGCGCTTAGCTCGCGAACAGCGCAAACTTAGTCGCATGACACGAGGCTCACGCAACTGGTCGAAACAAAAGCGACGTATCGCTAAGCTCAGCGCTAAGGTTCGGAATCGGCGGGTCGATTTTCTCCACAAAGCAGCTAACCGGATTGTCAATCAATACGATTGTGTTGGCGTGGAGGACTTGGATATGCGAGCATTGAGCCAAGCGTTACGACTTGGGAAGAGCACGCTAGATAACGGTTATGGTTTGTTCCGCGAAATGCTTGCTTATAAACTTGAACGGCACGGCAAGCGACTCATAGTCGTGGATAAGTGGTTTCCATCTAGTCAAATGTGCTCGAATTGTGGACACAGGGAGGGTGTCACGAAAGATTTGAGTGTACGCAACTGGGCGTGTTCCGCTTGTGGTACTTGGCATGATAGGGACTTGAACGCGGCGACCAATATTATGCGTGAGGCCCAGCGACTTTCACGTGAACAATAGGAGCGTCTTGTTGAACCGTGGGGCACACGGGGATAGTTTGTTGATACTGGTCTCGTTGGAGACTTTGAGCAAGAAGCCCTCACTCCCGGTCACATAGTGGTCGGACGCGGGGAGCATGTCACTCGGGTGGCCGTAGGTTCGATTCCTGCTTGGGGCACTTTGGATAATTGGATACTGGTTGTAGCTTGCTCGTGTAGCTTAAAACAGTGAGAGCGGCCACTGGTCGGCGGTGTAGAGTCATGGCCTCGCTGCGTTCGCGGACGCGCGTTTGCCGCCACGCGGTTTCGTGTGGACGTTTGACTGGTGGTGTGGGTCCGGGTGCAAGTCCCGGCGCGAGCCCTTTTCTACCCCTCTGCTTTCTGTGGTGAAGGTTGTGGGGTTTTGTTGCGGAGCGCCGCCCGGCGCGCCTGCGTTTTGCTTTCCTGCCGTGTGGGGCGCGTGTTCCTGGGTGTCGCGCCTGGCGGGTTAGCTGTCGTTTCGGGCGGTTGGCCCTCATTTTTCTTGCACACTGTTGTGTCCTCTTGCGTTAACGCGTCTGTGCCCATGTGCGTTCATGGCTTGCTGTGCGGCGCTCTAAGAGGCTTTGAGAGTCCGGTGCGCGCATTGGGTCGCTTGCGGCGCGCAAGCCCGCGAGAGGCGCGTACAGCGTGGTTTCCGTTTGCGTTTGGGACGCGCGGTGTTGCGCGGTTTTTGTGGCGGTGATATTTTGTTGCTATCGTGGTTGTGTCCCTGGTTGTTTGCCCGGTTGCAGGGGCGCGTGTTTTCTTAACTGACGGGGCGAGAGTTGGTGGTTGTATGCGTTTTCATGTGAATAATCAAGGACGCGTGTTGCCGTGTAGGGCGAAGCACGCGTGTAGGTTTGGCGCGTCGTTTGAGAACGGGGGGGAGGCTGAGTCTGTTCTTGACCGCTATCATGAGGCTGTGGGTGCGGAGCCGCGTATCACTGGTGATTTGCAGGCGCTCGGGTTGAACTTGTGGAACCTACAGTTTCGGGTGAAGAGCGCGTCTGGCACGGTGGATAAGGTGTTGAATCGTGGTAAGCGTTTCGACGCGCTCTACGATGTCATCCGGTACACGAGCGTCAGTGGCGTGGGTGACTACTATGAGGACTTTAATCGGACGATACGCACGTTGACGGCGAAGGGTTACCAGGTCGTTGAGGTGACTGATTTTTGGAAGCTCACTGAGGAGAGCCGCGCGAAAGGCGGGTACAAGGGTATCAATGTGAAGATGGATTCCCCGGATGGTGCGCATTTTGAGTTGCAGTTTCATACGCCTGAGTCGTTGCAGGCGAAAGAGAGTGTCCACGTGTTGTATGAGCGGTTGCGTCGCCCGGATGTGACGGCGGCTGAGCGCGAGGAGGTGTGCCGTGCGATGGATGCGACGTTCAGTAGCTTGGAGGTGCCTGTGGATGTGTTGACGGCGCGCAGGTAGACGCGAGACGCGTTCGTGTGGTATTGTTGGTGTCAGTTGGTCCCTCTCCCGCACACCACATGATGTTTTTGGTGGAGGGGGCGCGGAAAGAAGGTTGTACATGGTGGAAAAGGTTGTTGACGGCGCAGGCGAGGGTCTGCGTATCCTGTGGAGCGAGCGCGGCTACACGCTCACTGATGGCGGTGTGGAGCGCGTTGCGGTTCCGGTTGGTGGCGACGTGGGCGTGGACCATTATGAGGCGATCACCGTGAACGTTGAGGATGGCTCTCTTGGCCGCGAGTACGTGTCGCTTGTCCCGTATTTTGGGATTGAGGACGCGGCTGAGTATGGCGAGTACAGGGTCGTGGAGCCTGGCGGTCTGTTGGTGGAGGCTGCGCGTCTTGTCGCTGAGGCTGCTCACGCTGGCCAGGTTGATAAGGGTGGTGCCCCGTATATTGAGCACCCTGCTTTTGTCGCTGATCGCGTGCGCTGGCTGGGTGGCGATGAGGTGGAGATTGCTACCGGGTGGCTTCATGACGTGGTGGAGGATACGGCGGTGTCGTTGGATGCGCTCGCAAGCGTGTTCCCTGCGTGTGTCGTGGAGGCTGTTGACGGGCTGACGCGCCGTGAGGGTGAGCCGTATTTCGAGTACATTGAGCGCGCGGGCGGCGATAGCGTTGCGCGCACAGTGAAGCGCTGCGACCTGGCACACAACTTGGACACGTCGCGTCTGCCTGGTGGTGGCGTTGATCTGTCGGAGGCTGACGTTGCGCGTCTTGTCCGTTATGAGCGTGCGCGTACTATTCTGGCTGAGGCTGTGATGTAGACGGCCGTTCCTGTTGTCGCGTGTGTCTTGGCGGCGTGTCCCGATTGTCTGGTGGCGGTTGGGTCACGCCGCTTCGCTGTATGCGCTTCTGACGGGCTTTCACGCGTCCGACCATCCGAGTATGCGTTTCGCCGCTGCGAGGCTGCGAGGGGCGCGTACAGCGCGTCTGGTGGGGTGTTTGTAGGTGGCGGCATGTTCCGGTGTGGGCGTTGGCGCGTTTTTGGTGCGCGAGGCGTGGTGTTGGGACGTTTCGTGCGGGCGAGTACGGTGGGTGTGCGTTATTGGCGTTCTGTTCGACGCGTGTGCTGTCTCGCGTGTGGTTCGGTGCGCGTGGGCGTGGGGAAGATGGAGTGGGTGAGGCGTGACGATGGGTGCAATGGTGAAGTTCGTGTACGGTAGGCGTAGTGACGGGTGTGTGGAGCGTTGTCGCGCGAAGCCTGAGAACAGGGGTCGTGGTCGGTGTCCGCATGGTGAGCATGTGGCGCTCACGGACGCGCAGGCGCAGGAGATGAATCAGGAGCGTCTGTCTGAGGCTGTTCCCGGCTTCCATGTGGGCGCGGGCGAGAGCGCAAACAATGGTGCTGGCGACGGCGCTCGTATTGTTGGTGTGCGTCCTGGCGCTGGCCGCGTGGGCGGCGTGCGTGTTCCTCGCCCTGGGGGCGTGCCCAAGCCGTCTCCTGGCGTGTTCCATAATTCGCGCGCGTCCCGCCCGCTCACGGCGAAAGAACTGTCCGAACAGTCGGCGCGCGTTGCCGCGTCTTTGGATGAGGAGACGTGGGGAAGTATTCGCGGCTTGTGGGAGCGCGTGAACCTCGCTATCGCTGATGGGGATGAGGAGAAGGCGGCGGATAGTCGCGCCCTGTGGGAGCGCGCGGGTGAGAAGGCGCGCGGCTTGTTCCTCGCGGAGTTGGATGCGGATACGGAGGATGGGAGGCGGTTGCGCGCCTATTTGGGTGACGACGTGAAAACAAGTGATGTTGCTGACATTCTCGCGTTCAACATTGGGCAGATGACCGCCCCGGTCCCCGTGAAAAGTAAGGACACGAAACTGTCACGTCACGCGCTCACCGCGTTCGATAACGATATGAATAAGAGTCGCTATGTGATGAGTGTTCTCGCGTTCGGTGGTAGGTGTTGTTACTGTAACCGTCCTCTGCATCGTGGGGAGCCTGCGGATGGGCAGGCGACGGCGGAGCATATCACGCCGGTGAACCCCAGGGGTGGGAGCACGGTGCGTGGCGCAACCAGGTATGGGAATATGGCGCTCGCGTGTGTGGCGTGTAACCGGGCGCGCGGCAACCAAAACTTGGAGGAATGGGTGCTCGTCACGGGCCGCATCCCGGACAGGGAGGAGAAGGCCCGGTGTTTGGCGCGTATCCGCGAGTTTCGCGCGTATGCGGGGTATGAGGAGTACACGGCTGAGCAGACGAAGCGGCTGAATTTGGAGATTGGCCGCATGAACCGGGCGTACAGCAGCGAGTTGGAAAAGCTCGGCGAGGGCGCTGATAGTGGGAAGGTGAAGGCGGCGGCGCGTCGCGCGTTGCGCAGGGGAGTGATGAGGATGCGTGACGCTGTTCACGGCCCCGTCGGCGGGTGAAACGCCGGTAGCGTGGCGTGCTGCTCGCGTTAGTGTACCGTGTCGGGGCGGGCGGTTGTGGCTTTGGTGGGGTTGCACCGTCCGTCTTTCTTTGCTCAGTGGTGTCTGCTTGGCGCGCCCGCATGTGACTCGGCCAGAACGTCCGCCCCACGTATCTTGTGTTCCGACGCGTCGTCCCTTGCGCGTCGCACGCTGACGTGTGGTATCCTAGAAGCGTTCAAGCGTATCGGACGCCCGCGCGCCGTCCACTAAACGGGTTGCGTGCGGCGAGACAGGAAAAAAGGGGGCGTACAGCTACGGTTGCTTACAATGGCGAATACGGCAAGCGCATGTGGTTTGCTGAAACCGCTGACGTTGCCGTCGAGTACGCGCGCTCGTCGAACGGCAAACAGCGTGAAGCGGCCGCGCGTAGCCCGTTAACGCCCGCCGCCGACCTGAGCCGCCTCTCCCGAGATAGCGTCGTCTACGTGCGTAATGCGGCGTGCGAGAACCCGAAAACACCCGTGTGCGACCTGGCCGGGTACGTGTCTGCCATCCTGTTCGGCGCGTCTGGCGGGTGTTTGAGCGAGAAAGCGGCGAGTAATCCGGCGTTGCCCGCGCATTTTGTGGGGGATTGTATTGTCCGCGCTGTCGGAGAGTGCGAGCGCCGGAAGCGCGCAGTGTCACTATCGGTGAAGCGCCTGATCGTTAATCCGAACCTGCCTGAGCGCGTGATGCTGTGGCTCGTGGAGGGCAAGCGTCCAGGCTACGAGATGGTGTTGGATAACCCATCTGCGACGGGCCGCGTGCTGCGAGTTCTTGCCGACGACCCTGATTGGGGTATCCGCTGTAGCGTCGCCGGACACGTGAACGCGCCGAGGGATGTCCTCGTGAAGCTCGCCCACGATGATGAGGAGCGTGTGTGTGAGGTGGCGCTCTGCGACGATAACATGCCGGAGCGCGTGTTTGATGAGGTGATCGTGCGCGACGCGAGTAAGGCGGCGACTATCCACAAGCTCGTTCACTATAGCCAGTCGGTTCATGCGCAAGTGCTGGCGTACACTCGCTTTGGCTTGCCGTATGCGAACGATGATGAGTGTCTAGCGTTGAGGGGCGTAAGCTGGGATGCCGGGGAGTGGCTGCGAAAGCATGATATGAAGGGTTTACGATAGTTGAGGGTTTCGCTGCTATTGATTATATAGTTGGTATAGACTGTATTTCTTTTGGGGGTGCGCGTGGCTAAAAACCAGACCTATAGGTCTTTCGTTGCTCACCCAACCTACATCCTTGAAGTGAACGGCGAGCTACTGGATAGCGCGCCTGTTTTGGCGTCTCTCGCCTCTGAGGTTCGAGACATCTCGGCTTACGCAACATACGTGGTTCGCAACGACGAGGCTTTAGCGGACGAGCTGGCGCGGATTACCGCTGTTCAACCTGCGGTGGCGGGCCGAAGGGCGGGTGTGACTATGCCCGATTTTCTGGTGTCGGGTAAGAGCGGTCGGTCGCGTAAGGAAATGCTGGTTCAGCATCGTGTGGTCACTGAGTTTCGTTCCTGGCAAGAAAGAGACAAAGCCGCGAACGGGGAAAGCTCCAAGTACGTGAGCCAGGGCTGGAAGCGCACCGCGAACGGTTCCGCACCGTCGTATGGTGAAGATTACGTGAATCTCGGTGCTGTGGATAAGCAGTATGCGGTCGTCGAGAATAACCCGTTTGTTGACGGCGAGATTATCTTGCGGATGGTTATTCAAGGCACGTGGTACCGGCTGATCTTCAACTTCGACAACAAGAGGTTCACCGAGGGCAAGGTTACTCTCCCCGTCATTAAAGTCGAGGACGGCACGCCTGTTTTTATTTTCACCGTCGTCACAGACAACCCTGTCGTCCAGTTTTCGGGAGACTATACTATCGGTGTGGACGTTGGGATCAACAACTACGCCACCGTGGTTGTGCGCGAGGTTAAGACAGGGCGGATAGTGTATGAGACGACGCTCTCTCAGCGGGTACACTCGCTCTGGAACAGTGTCCGTGCGTCTGAGGCTCAGGTCCGCGACCTGCGCCGGAAGGCCGCGACGATGCTTCATGACCGACAAGCACGCATGTCCGCGTTGGATGAGGCACAATTCCACCGCGAGGCGGCATCCCGCAAGAAACGCGAACTAGCTATCCTCGCGGCGCAAGAGATAGCCTACCTCTCTCACGTGTGGGACAACGCCGTCGTGGCCGTGGAAGATCTAGGTTGGATCGCTAACACAATGCAGAATGGCCGGTGGAACCGAGGTGAGCTTGTTAAGTGGCTCACTCACTACGTGTCACAGAATGGCGGGTGGGTCGTGGCCGTTAACCCCGCGCGCACATCGCAACTGTGCCATAAATGCGGTCAGCGGGTCACGCACCCCACGCATAGGCTGTCCGTCTGTCCCGAGCACGGCGTGATGGACCGGGATGTGAACGCTGCGGCCAACATCGCCGCAAGAGCTGTTCCCCGCGTCGCTAAAGCGCGTGCGACTCGGGCGAAAAATAGGAAACTCAGGCCACAAGCGGCGCTCAAAACACCGCCCGCTAGAGATTCACTGAAATACCCCGGCAGGGACAGGACGAAAAACAAGCCTACCCTAAAAAGGAAGAACCACCGCCTCGTTTCTAAGGGGGTGATTCTTCCTTCATGCCCCGCTAGGGCACAAGCTGTTTGCTTGGAGGCCAGCGTACTAGCGGACCAAGATGCACGTAGCGTTTTGGGGACCAATACGGCGGCTCTCAAACAAGGTTGCATAACCTACAAATGTATGTTATTGTAGCCTTATTTGATACGGTGTGCGGTAATGGTAAGTGAGGGCGGTTCCGTGTTTGCGCGTGCGGGCGGCGTGTTGGCTCTTGACTTGGACGGCGTGCTGTTTGTGTGGCCTGAGCCTGCCGGTGTGGCGGGGATGCCCACCGTGCCCTCTGGCGTTTCGCGTGGTATCATTGTGGTAGATGCTGTCAGAAAGAGTATGTGCAGAGGTGATAGGAGGGGTGGCGTATGGTTGCTTACCGTGACGGTGGTATGCGCATGTGGCATGCGGAAAGTGTGGCGGTTGCGCGGGAGTACGCGTGCTCTGAGAATGGGAAGAAGCGTGAGGCTGCTGCCGGTAGCCTGTTGACGCCTGCCACGTATTTGGGTCGCCTCATCCATGATCGGGTGTCCTACGTGCGTAAAGCCGCGTTAAGGAACCCGAAAACGCCTGTGTGTGACCTGGTCGCTTACGCGTCCGCTGTGATTGCTGGCGAAGTGGGTGGGGCGTTGTCTGATGTTGCTGCTGGTAATACGGCTCTGCCATCCTGGTTTGTGGGTGACGCAGTGACGTGCGCCGTACAGGAGGCGGAACGCGAGGGGAGGAAGTCGGTCCCGTTTTCGGTGTACCGGCTGATCGAGGAAAGCCCGAATCTCCCCGAAGCTGTTATGGTGTGGCTGGTGGAAGGGAGGCGACCAGGGTATGAGCGTGTCGTTGCCAACCTGTCGGCGAGTGCCCGCGTGTTCCGGCTGCTCGCCACTGTTGAAGATTGTGGTGTGCGTTGTGATGTCGCTAACCGTGTTGGCGTGCCGCCGGACGTGCTGGCCGTGCTCGCCTACGATGAGGAGGAGCGCGTACGCGAGACGGCGTTCTCGCGTAAGGAAATGCCGGAATACGTGTATGACGATGTGATTGTGCGCGACCTTGACAAGGCTGACAGGGTGTACGAAGCGGTCGATGCGAGCAAGTCAGTGACCGCGCACATGCTGTCGGTGATGCGACTTGCTCCACCCTACGCGAGCAAGGAAGAGGGGCACGCGTTTGAGGGACTGTATGTGAAGTCGGGGTTGTGGCTAGAGGAGCGCGGCATTGAATTGGAGTGACACGGTGGCAGGTAACGCGGCGAGTAGTGTCGGCGGGGTGCTCGCTCTCGATCTGGATGGCGTGCTGTTCTTGTCTCCTGAGCCTGCCGGTGTGGCGGGCGAGTATGCGGATAGGCGCAGGGTGCGGGTGAAGGTTCCGCGTTTGCGTGACGTGTGGGGGATGCGGGTGAGTGAGCTGGTGTGGGTGTCGCCGTCGATGATCGCCGACGTGAACGCGGTTATCGGGTTGCCGGGTGTGCGTCTGGTGTTGGTGTCGTCGTGGGGTGCGGCCGCTGTGGAAGCTGCCCGTCAGGCGGGGCTGATGGTGCCCGATAGTGTTGTGAACGTGTTTGAGGGGCGCACGGTCGGCGCTGTTAACCAGGATGCGAAGCTGGCGGAAGCGCTCGCCTATTTGCGCGGGTGTGCGGCGGGCGGCGAGCGCGTTGTGTGGGTGGATGACCTGCACGTGCCTGGTTTCGTGGAGCATGGCGGTATTGTGACGGTTGGCACTCACGAGGACGCGGGTTTGATCGCGCCGATGGTGGAGCGGGTGCGTGCGCTGTTGGGTGGGTGACGCGTGTTGCTTGTGGTTTTCCGGCGCTTGTGCGCTCGGTGTTGACAAGTGCCGGGTTGACATGGTATATTGGATGCCGTAAGTGTAAGTGGTCAGCTTCGTGGCTGGCCGTGTGCTTGCGTAATGGCGGCTGTAGTTCAGTTGGTGGAACGCCCGATTGTGGCTTGGGAGGTCGCGGGTTCGAGTCCCGTCAGTCGCCCCGTTTCTGTGCGAGTTGTGGTGGTAGGGTAAGGAAAACCCCGAACTTGGTCCGTTTGGTCAGGTTCGGGGTTTTCCGTTGCTATCGCAGGTAAAAGTGGACGTTAGGTGAGGGCGTCGGGTATCGTCTCACGCCGGGGTTAGACAAGACCACGCACCTCCCGGTTGACCGGGCGGTAGGTGACGTGTTGGTTCTCGCGCGCACAAAATGACCTCAACGCTGCATGTTGTCGCACGTATCGTCCCCGTGAGGCATAGTAGAACAGCGTCAGATGCCACGGCTCCCAGCGTCATAAAACAACCCCGCCACGCGCTCCTAACTTTGCACTTGTGGCGGGGTTGCGATGTCGTCGGCGCTTAGAAGCCCGCGTCCTCCAACGGGTCATAGTCGTCCGCGACCTCACCCGTCACCGTGTCAACGGTGTCGCCTGCCACGCCGCGCGCCACCATGATCTTGCCGACGATCTCCTCGGCCACATCTGGGTTGTCGCGCAAATACTGGATGGCGGCGTTCTCGCCCTGGCCGAGCTGAGTGTCCCCGTAGGAGTACCAGGAGCCGGAACGGCTGATAATGCCGTCGTCCTTACCCATTGTGACAATGTCGCCCTCGCGGCTGACCTCGCCAGTGTACAGGAGTACCGTTTCGGCGGTCTTAAACGGTGGCGCGACCTTGTTCTTCACGGTCTTGACTTTCATCTTGTGGCCGACGGGCGCAGCGCCAGCGCCCACGCCCTTAATGGTCTCTCCCTTACGCACGTCGATACGAACGGACGCGTAGAACTTCAACGCCTTACCGCCGGTCGTCGTCTCGGGGTTGCCGAAGAAAACGCCGATCTTTTCGCGGAGCTGGTTGATGAAGATGATGGTGGTGCCGGTCTTTGCGGCGGCGCTCGTTAGCTTACGGAGAGCCTGGCTCATAAGCCTGGCCTGCAAGCCCACGTGAGAGTCACCCATCTCGCCCTCGATCTCGGCGCGGGGCACGAGAGCGGCAACAGAGTCAACGACGATGAGGCCGACAGCGCCGGATGCGACGAACATGTCAGTGATTTCGAGAGCCTGCTCACCGTTGTCGGGCTGGCTCACGATCAGGTCGTCAACGTTCACGCCGAGCTTGGCGGCCCACGTGGGGTCCAGCGCGTGCTCAGCGTCAACGAACAGCACTTTTTCGCTCATCTTCTGCGCCTGCGCGATACACGACAGGGAGATGGTTGTCTTACCAGACGATTCGGGGCCGTAAATCTCGATGATGCGACCCTTGGGGAGGCCGCCAACGCCGAGAGCCACGTCCAGGGCGAGCGAGCCGGTGGGGATGACGGGAATCTTCTCGCCCTTGCGGTCACCCATGTTGAAAACGCTACCCTTGCCGAACTGGCGCTCAACCTTTGCCATAGCGTCCGCGAGGGCGCGTTCCTTCATGGTCATGCCCACCGTGTCCGCTGCCGCGTTTTTCTTTGCTGCTCGTGGTGACAAAATGTCCTCGTTTCTTCCGAGAGGCTACCGCCCGCTTGCGGTAGCGTATTCTTTACTTACATGATAAAGCATAGGAGCGTGGCGCGGAAAACACAAAAGCTCACAAAAATCACATGGCGCTCGCCCGCGTGACGCACGTGTTCCATGAACGAGTGGCCGGGGCAGATTAACGAACATGAGGAAAAGAGAAAGAGAAAAACGTGAACGACGCTAAGGCGCTGGACGCCGCATATTACGAGCTTACAGGTCTCGTGTACGACAGTGAGGTTACTATTGTTGACGAGGACGGTGTGGAGAGGCGCATCGGGTACGGGGAGTTGCTTGTAAATGGAACTATCGTCATGTGTGATGGCGGTCTGTACGTGTACCACAACAAGTACGAGCAAGCGCCTTTTGATGGCTGGTGGGATGACGTGGATGCAGGCGACCAGTTGAACGTGTACGTGGTGCTGCGTTCGTATCTTCTGGGTGGTCTTGGTGACGCGTTCCGGGTTATTCGACAGCCGGAAGTCCGCGACTAGGCTTCGCGCGTACTCTAGTCTCGAAGCGTGGCGGGCGAGGATGCGCGGTTATGTGATATAATAGTGGCATGAGTGATTCGTATGCGCGCGTGCTGCGCGAGATTGTTGGCGAACCGGTTGTTACCGGAGAGCTGTGGGATACGGTGACCAGTGTCGGCGAGGGAGACACTGGCGCGTATGCTGAGGCAATCGCAGCGATTACGCGAGCGTGCGGCGTTGCCAGTGTTGACGGTGCTCTCCGCGACGAGAGTACGCCCGGCGCTGTACTTGACGTGATGGTTGACCGTTTTGAGAGGTACAGCGGGTTTTTCAAGCCGATTGCTGCGCACCCGAACATCACGCCCCGCGTGGAAGAGTACTGCCTGAGTAAGCGTCGTGTCGCCTTGAACGAGTCGCTGGCCGCAAGTGCGGGCGTGAGCGCCGAAGCTGTGGAAAAGTTGTTAAGGTTGAAGTCTCGTGGTGTTATTGGGGCGCTACTGGGGAACAGTTCGCTCAGCGAAGAACAGTTAAGGCGCGCTGAGTGGCGCGCCAGGTCTATCGGCACACCCATGTGGCTCATGGCCCGTGACGCTTGCAAAAACAGGGCCATGCCCGTGGATGTCGTGTTGTCGTGGCTGTCGGATGAGCGTGAGGAGCTGAAAGCGCGCGCTTACGCGCTGAAAAGCCCCGTTGTGCCGCGTAGCGTCCTGTGGGGATGGCTCACAAAGGAGGCGTGTTGTGATGCCGAGTCGTCTGTGGCAATGTCTATTTTTGACGAGTGTTCTAACGCTGACGGTGCGATGATTGACTGGTATGTGCGCGAATGGGTGAAACATCAGACGGTAGAGAGTTTGCAGTGCTCCCCGGTGGGCGGTATGACAGCACAAAAGGCTATCACCCACCCGAGGGCGTGGGAGTCCACGTTGGAGCGGTTGTATGTGTGTTACGGGCGTGAGGGCTGGTGGTTGCGAGGCGTGTTGGTGGGGGCCGTGTCGTGCCCGGATTGGGTGCGGTGGGAGCTGTTTAGTGATGACGATAACGTTTATGATAGTGCGTTGGCTGTCGGCCCTTTAGGTTTGCCGTCAGCCTACGTGCAAACGTTATACGATAGGGGGCGCGTGGGCGTTGTCGTGGATTGCGCTAACGCGCCTAGCGTATTGGTGTTGGAGAGGCTGGGCTGGCTACTACGTCAAGCCGGGAGTAGTTGTTCCGGTGATACAAGCTCGAACAGGTATGGCGATTTTTATCGCGCCCCAATTGTTGACATGTTGTCACATCAGAACATGCAGCCAGCCGTGCGTCACGAGTGCACACCGTGGTTCCCGGAGGTATTGTGGCTTGTTGCCAGGGGCAGGTTTTTGGGGCGAGCGGCGTAATAGGGGGCGGGAGTTCGGCGCGCCGAGCGCCGTTCTGGCCACTGTGGTACGATGAGCGTTGTATAAGGGAAACGATAGAGGAAATAAAGAGAGGGCGTGCTATCTTATCTTGACTATCATGTTCAGCGACTTGACGGGTATTACACCCGGCGACGAGGACGCGTATGCGCGCGTCCTTATCGGATTGTGGCAAGCGCCTGGGGCGTGGCAAAAAGACAGCGACGGCCAGGTCATGCGTCGCTTCCTCAAAGAGCGGTGCGTGCTGGACGCAGCCGCACAGTGGGTGTATGATGCCGCACAGTGGTCGTACGATGGGCGCGTGGTCGCCAACGCCCGCCGGGACGTGTTGGCGCATCCGGGTCTCGGTGAAGAACGCATCAACGACGCGGCGCGCATCGTCGTGTCAGCAATTGGAGCCGGACGCTCGCAGCGCGACCCTCGCATGGCACTCTCTGGGGTGTTCGAGAACCCGTCTCTCACGCGGGAGGCGATAGATTCTGCTATGCGGGTAGCGAGTCTCCTGCCGGATTTTATCGTGAACAGTATGTTGAGGGGCGGTGCGCTCACCGGAGATGATGTGCGCGCACTGTGGGGGTCGCGTAGCGAGAATCGTTCGTACATGGGGTTGGGGCGCGATTTCGTGGAACCCGCCGTGTGCGGCGGCAGCGCGCCCAATAGCCTGGTGGAAGAATGGCTAAACCGCGACGAGTATGCGCCTCACGCAGCCGCATACGCCGCGGACGTGAGCGAGGATGACGTTCTCAGGATCGTTCACAGCGTGGATAACCCGTTGCGTGACAGGGCGCTCATAAACCCGGTCCTATCAAGTGAGGCGCTGTGGAGTGAAATGAGGCAGCGTCGCGTCCTTGGCGACGGCCTCACGTACGTGTTCGCCAACGAGAGCGCGCACCCTGCTATGCTGGAAGCTGCCGCACGCGACAGCGAGTGCAAGGAGGGGTGGGAGAGTATTGCTGGTAACCCCGTGGCGCCGCGCGCAGCGTTCGAGACGCTACTGTTCACCGGCAGCAACGACAAGCTGCGCCTGCTACAGAAGTCCGGGCGTAATCCTGGTTTTCCGCCCGCCCTCGTGTGGGACGTGTACCGCGTGTTCGACGTGAACGCGGCACTCTGCTTTGCGAACGCGCCACAGGTTTTGTTGCGCGAGATAGCGAACGCTTATGGTGAGATGCAGTATTCGCTAACTAGCATCGGTAGTAATGTTTCCTTCCACTGCAACTGTCCGCCGGATGTGCGCGCTAATTTGGCGTGGCATGATCGCGCGCTGTGGCCGCTTGTTGCTGACGACGCGTATCGTGGCCGTCACGTGAAAGCAAGTGCGCAGGGTGGCGCAACTGCAACGGGTGTTTCTTCACTGTTCCCGTTGTGTGGGTGATGGATTGTAGGCGCGCGGTGATGCGCCTGTTTGTGCTATAATGGCTCACATGAATGGAGATTACAAGAACTTGCTACGGACCATACACGGGGAGCCGACCGTTGGCGGCTACCTATGGGACACCGTGACGAGCGTCGGCGAGGGCGACGAGGACGCGTATGCGGATGCCCTCGTAGCGATTGGTCGAGCATGCGGTCGTTGCTGCGTGGAGGCCGCTGTTAGAGATCAGCGTGCGCCGGGTGTAGTGTTGGATGCGCTGATTGATCGTTTTTCTGCGGATGACCACTTGCCTCTGCTTATTGCTGGGCACCCGAATGTGACCGCGAACGTGGAACAATATTGTCGGCGGAAAAGGCGTGCGAAACTCAATGAGTTTCTAGCTGGAAGCCACGGCGTGAGTGACGAGGCGGTGGAACGGCTGCTCAAATCAAGGGCACACCGAGTCATTGGCGCACTCTTAGGAAATTCGTCTCTCAGCGAAGATGTGCTGCGGAGGGCGGAGTTGCGGGCGCACAGTATCGGCATGAGAATGGGTGAAATTGTGTGGGACGGTAGAAGAAACGCGTCCATGCCCGTCGATGTTGTGGAATCGTGGCTCACTTGTTCGGATGAGAAGGTGCGCCTTGATGCGCTGGAAAGCTCGTCCGCGCCGCGCAACATACTGTGGGAACGCCTCACGCAAGATGTGAACTTTGCTGAGGACTCGTCTGCTGGGTACAACATTTTCGCCTACGAATCTAACGCTGACGGTGACATGATCGACTGGTTTCTCTCCCGATGGGAGAAACAGGCGCGCGATGAACTTCACAGGGCAACGCGGCGGCGGTGGGTGGCGGAAGCCGCTTTGTCTCATCCTCGCGCGCGGGCCACAACTCTGGAACGCTTGTATGCGCGCTACGGGGCTATCAGCTGGTGGCTACGTTCAACGGTGGAGAAAGCGCCGTCATGCCCTGACTGGGTGCGCCAGGATGCGGCGCGTAGGCTCGCGCGCGAGGATGGTGTGACCGTGATGAGAACGGGTTATCCGTGCGCGTCGTCGGAGAGCGTGCGGGCGCTCTACGAGTGCGGGTATTTGACGGTTGTCGCAGGTTGTGGGAACGCTCCCGGTGACCTATTGGCTGAGGTTTTGAGGGCGAAATTGCGGAAGGCGGTAGAAGCGAAGGGTGACGGCTCGAATAGTGCCCCTCGTTTTACGGCGAACGATGTGATTGTCCCATTGTCACACGATAACATGCCAGTGGACGTGAGGCGCGAGTGCGCCCGGTGGCTCCCAGAGGTGTTGTGGGCTGTCGCACGTGACGGGTTTTTGGGGCGCGCGTAAAACGGCGTCTAGCGTGCCTCCTGTAATGGGGGTGGCGGGTTGCCCGTTTGCTGATTATGGAGCATACCGTCGGGGCCTGTCTACTGACGGCGCGCACGGTCGGCGCTTGGGCGTGAACGGTGTGCTATAATGGACGTATGACTGTTTCTTACGATACGCTACTACGCGATAAGCTGGGTGGAACTACCGTCGGTGACGAGCTGTGGCGGGCGGTGACGAGCGTCGAAGCTGGCGATGAGCGCGCGTACGGCGAGGCTCTGCTCACAATAGACCGACTGTCGTGGCGCGACTTCGAGGACAGGTATTATGAAACGGTTTCGTGCCGTTGGGCTAACAGGATGGTAGGCGACTCTCTGCTGCCGGGCGGCGCTCTCGAAACGCTGTTTTCTGCCGGGCGGGTGCACAATAAGTTCCGTGCGGCGCTCGCCGCCCACCAGAACATCACCGAAACGCTGGCGCGCGACGCTGCGCGCAGCCGAAGTAGCCTCGTGCGCGTGGCTTTGGCCGGGAACCCGGCGATTAGCGGCGACGCCGTGGGCGTGTTGCGCAAGTCGAAGTCGGAAGAGGTTATCGGCCACCTATTGTCGAACGGTGGGGTTGACGGTGAGACTCTGCGCGGCCTTGTGGAGTACGCGAGGCGTATTGGCATGGGCGAGTACATTATTGCATCCGACGGGTGTAAGAACCCGTCAATGCCGGTGGACGTAGTGTTAGAGTGGGCTTCTGGCGACGACACGCTGCGCCCGTGCGTGCTGGGCAGTCCCGTACTCCCAAGGGATGAGTTGGCGCGACTGCTCATAGAAGGGGTAGACGGCAGCGTCGATCAGGCCGCCAGGTTCGCTTTCGAGTCGCAGTCGAACGCTGACGGAGTGTTGATTGACCGGTACGTGAACGCGTGGTTCAGGCGTACGGGAGTCTTGCCTCGCCTGCGCTACAAGGGCGGTATTGTGCCTGCTTTGTCTCATCCGAGGGCGTGGGGTAGCACGTTGGAGCGCGCGTACGTGCTCTGCGGTGACGGGAAATACGGTAACGAGATAGTGGAGAGCATTCTGCGTTCACCGTCGTGCCCCGATTGGGTGCGGCGGGACGTGCTGGCGCGCGGTGACGAATGGCTTATTCATGTTGCGGCCACATGGTGTTCCAATGTTCCACCCGGTTTTGCGCGCACCCTCGCCGACAAAGGGCGCTGGTGGGACGCAGTGGCTTGCCTGAGCGCCCCCAGTGACGTGCTGGTGGAGGCGGTGGAACCGCTCGTCGCGGAGGCGAAGGATAAGCAGTCGCGCAGGAACGTTCTAAGCCGCGTGATTACGCACGGAAATTTCCCGCCGGAGGTTAGGCGCGAGGTCGCCCCGTGGTTAAAAACGTCATTGTGGGCTGTCGCACGTGACGGTTTCCTGGGGCGCATCTAAACCGTCCCCAGCCGTAAGGTGGAGGCGGGGTATCTGCCTGCTGTATAGCTGGTTTGGTTTCTTGACTGGTCTTTTGTTATAATAAGTACAACATTAGTATTAGTAAGAGCGCGGGAAAGGTTTTGGAGGTGATGTCGCCGGATGGGTTCGTATGAGGCTGTGAAGGTTCGTCTTGGCCCTACGCCGCGGCAGGAGCGGCTGATGGCGAGTCACGCCGGGGCTGCTCGTTTCGCGTATAACGCGGGTCTCGCCCACGTGAAAGAAGCGCTGGACAGTGGTGGGTCTGCCGACTGGTCGCACTATGGGTTGCTCCGTTGGTGGAACGCGAATAAGGATGAGCTTGCTGTCAACCGAGATACTGGCGAGGTATGGTGGAGCCAGAACAGCAAGGAAGCCTACAGCGGGGCGTTGCGTGATCTGGCCCAGGGTTTCTCGAACTGGTCTAAGTCCCGCAAAGGGAAGCGTAAGGGCCGTCGTGTTGGGTTCCCTAAGTTCAAGTCGAAAAACAACGCCATGCGGTTCGCGTATTCTACCGGGTTCACTGCACCCAAGGCTAGTGACCCTTATGGGTTGAAGCTGCCGCGTATTGGCCGGGTGCATTGTATGGAAAATGTGTACAAGCGCGTTTCTGGTGTGCGTCTTATCCGCATAACCGTGTCGCGCCGGGCTGGGCGCTGGTATGCGAGTTTGACGGTGGAGCGCGAGCCAACCGCGCCCGCTACGGCTCCAAAACTAGGCGCAGTCGGCGTTGATCTTGGCGTGAAAAACCTCGCCACACTCTCAGATAGTACCGTTATCCCTAATCCTCGCGCCCTGGGCGCAAGGCTGAAAGCCTTGCGGAAAGCCCAAAAGGCACTGAGCCGTAAAGTCAAGGGTAGCGTTCGTTGCGAGAAGGCTAAAGGGCGTGTCGCTCGTTTGCACGCCCGCGTGGCGGACGTGAGGGCTGATGCGATGAACAAGGCGACAACCATGATTGCCGGGAACTATAGCGTCGTGTGCGTTGAGGACTTGAACGTTGCGGGCATGGTGAAAAACCACAACCTTGCACGTAGCGTGAGCGACGCCGCTTTGGGTGAGTTTCGTCGCCAACTAGAGTACAAAACCGCGCGCACTGGCGCGGTGTTGTGTGTGGTTGACAGGTGGTTTCCGTCCAGTAAAACGTGCTCAAACTGTGGGGTAGTGAAAGCCAAGCTATCCCTATCTGAGCGGACGTTCAACTGTGACGCTTGCGGCCTGTCGATAGACCGTGATGTGAACGCGGCCATTAACATCAAGGTCGCCGGGAGTGCCCCGGAGACGTTAAACGCGCGTGGAGAGGACGTAAGACGGGCCAACGTACCGTTGGGCGCTGACCTCGGTGAAGCGCGAACCAAGCAGTCACCCGCTGGTGGCGTGAGACTTGGAGCTGGCCTTGGCAACGAGGTCATGCAGCCTAGAATAAACTAGGCTGTAACGGGTTTTTCTTTTCCGCGCGCCCGCGTTATTATCGTATTATCGGTTTACCTCGTTCGCGCCCCGACCGCTTCGGCGGACGAGCGCGACCATAAAGAAGGAGTTTGTATGCCCGGTTTGCACGCGCCCGGTGGTGGCGCGCATCGTCGTAGGGGCCATAGCCGCCTGAGTGTCTTCCTTATGGCGCTCGCCGCTGTTCTATTCATGACCGGAGGCGGCATGATCGCCAACCAGCTATGGTGGAGTGACCATCGTGCGACTGGCATTATGAGCCATAATTTGAGCGTGTGGGATGAGACGCACGCCGATCAGCCGAAGGTCACGACTGTCGCGAGCGTGAAGCGCTATGATGACCCGGCGGGTTCGTCCACTGTTCCACCAGAGGGAAGCGCGTACGGTGTGCTGCATGTGCCGTCGTGGGATCACATGCGTATCCCCGCATCTAGCGGCTACGATCAGAAGACTATCTTGGATAACGGGTGGCTGGGTTTCGACCCGCAGTCCGCGTACCCGGGGACGAGTGGTGTTGCTGTCGGGTTTGGTCACCGTCGCACGAACGGCAGCAACCTGTTCGGTATCGACCGCTTCCAGGCTGGGGACCATGTGATTATGGAGACTGAGAGCGCGTGGATCGTGTTCGACTACGCGGACAGTAGCATCATTGAGCCGACTGACGTTGAGGCGGCTTATAGCGCCCCGTCGGGCTACCCGCAGGACGGGCGTTATTTGAACCTGGTCACGTGCACGAGTACGACGTTTGGCGCGTACGGTAACGATCACCGTCACGTGGCGCGTTTCGTCATGTCGTATTGGGTGGATAAGAGCGATGGCGTCCCAGCCGAGCTTGGGGGTGACAGGTAATGAGTGTAGCTGTCGTGAACGCTCCCGGTCCGTCTGCCGCTTCTGCCGCGTCGCAGGCTCGCGGGAGGGCGGCGCGCGGCCGGTCGCGTCGCCGGTGGGTGCGCGTGAGCCGCATAGGCGTGCTCGCGTTCCTGTTGGCGCTGGCTGGCACCCTGTTTTGCTACGGGTCGATTACGTGGAACCAGTCTCGCGGGTACAGCGTTCGCGAGGTCGTGTCGGAGAGCATGGTTCCTACCTTGGTGAAGGGTGACGTGGTGCGCGTGGACTCGTCGAAAACGCCTACCGTGGGTGAGATTGGCACGTACGTGAAAGCGGATGGTCGGACGGTGATTCACCGCGTTGTGGACACGCCTGGCGGGGTGTTTATTTTCCGTGGGGACGCTAACAGCGTGGATGACGCGCCTGTAGAGGCGAGCGCCGTGTCTGGCCGGTATGATGGGTTGATGCGGCCGCAGTGGTTGTATCGCGCGTATCAGTCTCGCGTGTTGGCTGGCGTGGCTGTGGGCGGTCTTTTGCTTGCTGGCGCAGGTCGTGTTATGATTGGTTTCGTGATGAGGCCGCGTAAGAGCAGCCTCGCAGTGTAAGGAAAACCGTCGTTTATCCGGCTGCCGCGCGAGACGCGCGCGGCAGCCGGTGTGGGAGAGGGGAAAGCCATTGGGCGTGTTTAGGATTGCTCACCTGTCAGACGTTCACTTGGGGTACAGGGCTGGTAGGCGCGACACGCCTGAGCATGTGAATGTTCGCGCACAGGACGGTTACACACTCTTGCACGCTATCGTCACTGACGTGATCGCCGAGGGCGTGGACGCGGTTGTCATCGCAGGCGACATGTTTCATTCGCCGCGCCCTGACATGCGCACTATTTGCGTGGCGCAGGATGAGCTTCGCAGGTTCGCTGACGCGAACATTCCCGTCTACCTGTTGGCGGGGAATCACGAGGCGGTGGATAGTGCGAGCGAGATCGCGTCGTCTCGTGTCCTGCATGACCCGGATAGGCGTATTTACAGCATTATCGACCCGTACGCGACGTTTGAGATGGCGGACGGGCTGATGCTGCACATGGTGTCGCATCACATGTACATGGGCCAGTCGGAGACGATGAGCCGTGTTGCGGCCACGCCGGGCGCGGTTAACGTGTTCACGACGCACGGCGGCGTGATTGACCCGATTATGAAGATGCGCCTGCACGCTCAGCAGTCGCCGCGTGAGATCGTGATTCCCGATCACCTGTTGTCGCAGAATGGGTGGAGCGCCGTCATGTTGGGGCACATTCACGAGCGCAGCACCGTCCAGGACAGTGCCGGGAACAGCGTCTACTACAACGGCTCCGTTCTTCGTCGCGGGTTCTCCGATCAGGATAATGGCGCGGGCAGGGGTTGGACGCTGTGGACTATCCGTCCGGATGGGTCGGCGTCGTATGAGGCGCGTTCGCTGCCTCAGCGCCCACAGTACGATTTCGCTCCCATTGACGCGTCGGGGTTGTCTGCCGCGCAGGTCACGGGCCTTGTTGTGGAGAATCTTCGCTCCACGCAGGTTCGTGAGAGCGGGCTGTTTGTGTGGGAGGATGCTCCGATCTTGCGCCAGCGCATTACGGGTATCACGTCGGCGCAGTATTCTGGGTTGGATACGCGCATGATTGGCGAGGAGGCGGCTCACGCGTTGTCGTGGAAGCTGGAGCCTGTTTTTGCGTCTGTGAGCGCGCCCGACCCGTCGGCGGATGATGGTGATACTGTTGGGCGGCGTGTGGCAGTCCCGTTTGAGCAGTGGTGCGCGTCGAGTGAGGCTCTTGGCGCGGTGCCGGAGGGTCAGCGTAGTCTCGTGTTGGGGCGCGCTGAGGAGTTCATCAAGTTTGGCCGCGACGCGTCTTATGTCGTATCCGAGTAGCGCCACTGTTCACCTGCGCTTTGGTTTACTTGTAAAGGATGTTTACTGTCGTGCTTGCTTTTCTCTCCGAAATCGTGGACACTGTTCGTCGCCATGCTCTACTGTTGGCGCTCTTGTTGTCGGCTGGCGTGTTGTTGTCGGGTGGTGCGGCGTTGTCTGGTAGCGGCTTGTGGTGGGTTCCCGCGTTGATCGCTGTAGGTCTCGTATTGGGGTTCGTGTTGCATGCGAACGCGCCTGTCGTTTTGAAGAGCGCCGCTGTTCTTGTGTTACTGTTCGTGTTGTCGGCTTCCGCGTCGATGACTGCCGCGTACGGTGCGGGTTTGGGTGGCGTCGTGTGGTCGTGCTCGCTGTTGCTGTTGGCTTCCGTGTGTTTGACGTACTCGTATTGCACGTTCGCTTTGCGTAGCAGGTGGGCGGCGTTGGCTGTGGCGCTTGTAGCCGATTACGCTGTGACTATCGCTGTGGCGTTTGGTGCGGGCTGGTCGCTCACTGGTAGCTCTCTTGTTGGCCTTGCGGCGGGCGTTGCCGTGTTTTGTTTCCTGTTTCGCCCTCGTAGCGCGAAACGCGCGTATGAGGGCATGGACGTGAATTACATGGGTGAGCGTGAGCTTGCCGCGATTGTCGGTAACGTGGAGTTGGCTGGCGGTAGTGCTGTCGCTCACGTGACTGATAGGGCGCGTAACAAGGGCGGCGTTGTCGCGTATAGTGAGCGCGCGTTTTACGTGTATCCCGTGCGCGTGGATGATGGGTTCGCGATTGGTGGCCGCCGCTTGGGGGGTAAGGGTGAGCGCGTGTCGTATCGGGGGCGCGACATTACAGGGTTCGTTGAGCGCGTCCTGGTAGATAACGTTCGCCACGTAGACAAGAGCGCCCCTATCGTACTCGTGCTGTTGGATTTGAACCGTCGCGGGTCTCGTAAGCCGATGGTGTTTTCAGTGAGTAGGCCGGACTCGCGGCGCGCGTTGCCCGTCTTTTCCGTTCCGGCGTCCGTGTCGGATTTGCGTAGCGGCAAGGTGGATTTGCTGGCGCTTTTGGAGGATGAGGCGGCGGGGGCTGGGGTCCCCGTGTTGTCTGAGCGTGATCGTCGGGTGCTTGACCGTTTGGGGTGTGAGCCGCCAAGGTTTTAATTTGCTTTAGTTTGCTATCGTGTGTTATAGTTTACTAGCGCTTAGAGAAAATGGAAGGGGTGAGCGCGGTTGCTGGAAGCTGTGAAGGTCGCGCTTGACCCGTCTCTCGCGCAGGAGCGGCTGCTCGCGTCTCATGCTGGTGCAGCCAGGTTCGCGTATAACGCTGGGCTTGCTCGTGTGAAGGCGGCGCTTGATGCGGGGGAGGTTCTGGATTGGTCTTTCTTTGCGTTGGTGAACTGGTGGAACTCGTGTAAGGATGAGTTGGCCGTCGGCGGGGATGGCAAGCCGTGGTGGAGTGAGAACTCCAAGGAAGCGTACTGTAGTGGTCTTAGATCATTGGCGTCTGCGCTGTCCAATTGGTCGAAAAGTCGGAAGGGCGACCGGAAGGGCCGTAAGGTTGGGTTCCCGAAGTTCAAGTCCAAATCCGGGTCAGTCCCTCGGTTTGCGTACACGACGGGCTTTAAGCTGATTGAGGGCGACCCGAAGGGGGTGTGGCTCCCGCGCATTGGCCGCGTTCACTGCATGGAGAACGTCGCCGAGCGAGTAAACGGAGCGAAAGTTCTACGCATGACCATTTCGCAGCGTGCGGGACGCTGGTACGTGTCCTTGACTGTGGAGCGCGAGGATAAGCCGGTGATGAAGCCGCCTAATGGCGGCGCGGTCGGTGTCGATTTGGGCGTGAAGAATCTCGCTACGCTGTCGGACGGCGCTGTCGTTCCGAATCCTCGCTACCTGAAAAAGTCGGAGCGGAAGCTAAATCGAGCGCAGCAGGCGTTGAGCCGGAAAACCAAAGGCTCGAACCGGCGCGCCAAAGCCAAGGCGAAGGTGGCGCGCCTCCACGCGCGCGTGGCAAACCGGCGCAGCGACGCAATACACAAGCTCACAACTCGGCTCGCTGAAACGTTCTCGGACATTAGTATCGAGGACCTACACGTTGCGGGTATGGTGAAGAATCGCCGCCTAGCTAAGTCTATTGCTGACGCGGCGTTTGGCGAGTTTCGCCGCCAGTTGGAATACAAGACTGCCAGGGCCGGCGCGCGGCTGCATGTTGTAGACCGCTGGTACGCAAGTAGCAAAACATGTTCGCAGTGCGGGAGTGTGAAAGCCAAGCTCTCCCTATCCGAGCGAACATACCGTTGTGACAGTTGCGGCCTGACTATGGACCGTGACTTGAACGCGGCTATCAATATTCTGGTCGCCGGGAGTGCCCCGGAGACGTTAAACGCGCATGGAGCGACAGTAAGACGGAGTGACCGCAGCAGCGGTCATGCAACGCGAGTTGCTGTGAAGTGCGAACCAAGCGTGCGCCGCCCTGGCGCTGTGAGTCTTGGAGCGGGCGACCACAAGGGCGCTCTGCAAACTAATGTTAAGTAGTATGCAACGGGGATGTATGCTTGAGTTTTCTTCACTACACAACCACAGCGAGGACGGTAGTCAGCTTGACGGGTTTTCTCCCGTTGAGGAGTATGTGGCCTCCGCCGTGCGGCTTGGTCACCGCGCGGTCGGCTTGACTGATCACGGCGGCATGAATGGGCTGAATCGTCTGATTAAGTCCGCGAACAAGGCTGGAATTACGCCGGTTCCCGGCTGTGAACTGTATATGGCTCCCGATAATCCGTTGGGCGCGCGCGTTCAGGAGCGCGTGTTTTACGGTGGCGGCGGTGAGGGTGACGTGTCGTCTCGTGGCGCGTACACTCATTTGACGGCGTGGGCGTACAACGATGATGGTGTGCGTAACTTGTACAAGTTGAGCGAGTTGGGTTCGCGTGAAGAGCATCGCGTGACGAAGCATCCGCGCATTGACCTAGACATTTTGGAGCGCCACAATAGCGGACTCATTGTTTCTACGGGGTGCCCGTCGTCTGAGTTGAATACGCGCCTGGCTTTGGGGCAGGTGGACGCGGCGGTCAAGTATTTGGACCGTATGGTTGAGATTTTTGGTGACCGTATTTTCTTCGAGGTCATGTTTCATGACATGGCGTTGGAGAAGCAGCTCATCCGCGCCCAGATGCGTTTGCGCTCCCAGTTGGATGGCCGCTACGGCAAGGGTGTTCTGCGCTTGTTGGCGACGAATGACGCGCATTACACGCGCCCGGAGCAGGCTGTTGGGCATGAGCAAATGTTGTGCATGAACACGGGGTCGTCCATGTACGACAAGACCGTGGACGAGGGCGGCACTCGGTTCGCGTTCAACGGTAGCGGCTACTATATGAAGTCCGCCGACGAAATGTACGCGGCACTTCGTAGCGGCGGGTTCAGTGAGGATGACGCGAAAGCGGCGCTCACTGACACGAGCGTTATCGCTGAAATGTGCGAGGGCGGGTTCAGCGTGGTCGAATACGATCAGCACCGCCGACCGAGCATTGACCTGGGCGGCGAGGACGACGCCGCGTATTTGGAGCGTATCGCCCGCGAGGGTATTAAGACTCGTTACCCGCGTGCGACTGCTGACGATCTGCGCGTGATCGACGCGCGTATCCGCGAGGAAATGGCTGTTATTTCTAATGGCGGGTTCGAGCAGTACTTCCTCATCATTAAGCACGTGGTGGATTACGCGAACGAGCATTTCAGCGTGCGCGACAAGCACGGGAACGCCCTCATGTACGCGGTCGGCCAGGGGCGAGGCAGCGCGCCTGGTAGCCTCGTCTTGTACCTGATTGGCGGCACAAACGTTGACCCCATTAAGTATGGTCTCCTGTTTGAGAGGTTTTTGTCGGATGGTCGCGGTAACGTCATGCGGGTTGATGTGGGGGATCGTTCGTGGCTTGTCCCATCCGCCGCTCTCATCCTTTTGGAGGATGGGACGCGTAAGCGGTGTATGGACATCGTGTTCAAGGGATCGGACGGCGGCGAGCCGGATGTGTTGGACGATCACGCGCTCGACGAGTATCCGCTTGTCTGCGAAGACATTGCCGCCTAGCTTTTCCGCGCCCACCAAACGTGCGGCGCAACCACGCACAACCGACCGTAAACGCACCCAGTAGTGCAGAAAGATGTTAACCGACTAATGACAGCGAAGAAAACAACAACCAGCAACCCCGACAACGTGCCCGTGGATGGCAGCAAAGTCGCCGATTTGACGACGGCGTATAGGCCACGAACGTTCGACGAGGTTGTCGGCCAGGACGCGACCGTGAAGGGTGTGCGCGCGTATGTGGCGAAAGCCAGGGCCGCCCACGCTGCCGGTAGCACAAACTATCCTCATGGCCTCCTGTTCAGCGGCGAGTCCGGGTGCGGTAAGACGACGCTCGCCTATATCGTGGCTCGCGCCCTCGTGTGCGAGAACATTCAGCCCGGCTACAACCCGTGCGGCGAGTGCGATTCGTGCGTGGCTGTCTACGATTACGAGACGGGAGAGAGTAACCCACTGTGCGCGAAGCGCGTGATCGCGTCTACTGGCACGGCGAACATGTCTGCCGTCGGCGATTTGATTAGCTACACGTCTGTCAGGTCTCCTCTGCCGTCCGGGTTGAAGATCGTCATTATTGACGAGTGTCACCGGATGAGCGCCGCCGCTCAGGATGCGCTGTTGGGTGAGTTGGAGGATGAGAATAAGGCTCGTGCTAAGGGCACGATTTGGATGTTCTGCACGACCGAGGCGAAGAAGGTTCAGCCTGCGGTGATGAATCGCACGACACCGTACGTTATCAAGGGCGTGTCGGACGAGAAGATGGCGCCTCTGTTGCGTCGTGTTGCCGAGCAGGCGGGCGTGACAGCGGACGATCAGATGGTGGATACTGCCGTGTTTTATGGTGGCGGTAGTATTCGTGGCGCGTTGCAGTATTTGGGTCAGTTGGCGGATGGTTTGCCTCTCGCGTTGCCGAAGTCGCTTGATTTGTTTGAGGCGATTTTGCGCGGCGACATGCTCGCTGCTGTGAACGTGTACGCTCAAGACGAGAGCGGTTTTGAGCTTGCTCGTCGTTTGTATTCGCATTTCAGGCAGGCGCGCGACTTTTTCCTAGAGCTTAATGATCGCGTTCCGGCTGATGAGCGTCGCTATAAGCCGCCGATTTACGACAAGGATCTCTTGCGTCATGGCCTGGTTGGCATTGAGCCGTTGTTGGATTGCATGTGCGTGTTGTCGTCTGCGCTACTGGATTACATGAAGACCGGGTGCAGTGAGGCGCTAGAGGCGAGCGTGACGGTTCGTCTTATCCGCTTGTTGGGTGAGGCGCGCAAGGCGGCTGCTCAGCGTCGCGCGAAGGCCGCCGAGGCAGGTTCTAGCCGCGAAACGGGTTCTCTCCCCGCGCCGGGCGAGCGATGAGCGGTCGCCTGTAGTTTGCCGTCCGCCAACGCTTCCCGTGTTTTCTACGGGGGCGTTGGCGTCGATTTGCTTCCTGGGATGACGCGTGTTATTTTTGCTGTTAGATGTGTAAGGATCGTTGAGTGCGGCCGCGTTTTCGGCTGGTTGCGTGATGGGTGTGGGGGTTTCCTGTATGGGTATGATCGTCGATAGCATCAGCTATCATAAGATTGGTTCGCCGCCGGACGTGGATACGGACTTCCCGGAGTCCGTTCGCGATGCCATTTACTACGATTACCTTGTGGGCGAGTGGGGGCGTGAGAACGTTGCTCACGTGACCACGTTGGGTACCATTCAGGCGAAGAAGGCCATTGATGCGGCTGCGAAAAACTATCGTATTAGTGTGGCTGAGGCGACTGCCGCGAAGAAGCTGCTGCCCGATAAGATGGAGGGTACGCTCGCTGACTTGCTTGCGTCTAACAATGAGGTGAGCGCACAGTTCGACAGGCTGAAAGAGCGCAACCCGCGCTGGGAGGATGCGCTGAAAGCTGCCGTCCAGTTGGAGGGGCATGTCAACCAGTATGGCGTTCACGCGGGCGCTGTCATCATCTCCAACGACTCGCTTGTGAATCACTCTCCCGTGCGGTGGAACCGTCAGGGTGAGCGTATGGACATGGTTCTGCAATACACGTACCAGGAGTGTGAGGCTCTGGGTCTCATTAAGTATGATTTCCTGGGGTTGGATACTCTCGGCATTTTGCAGGACGCGGTTCGTTACGTGCTGGACAGTAACGACGGTGAGGGTCCGAACCTTGTTGCGCTCGCTGAGGGTGACATGGATGACGAGCGCGTGTATCGTGAGATTTTCCAGCCCGCTCACACGATTGGCGTGTTCCAGTTTGGCACGTCGGACACGATGCGTGAACTGCTGCGCATGATTCAGCCTACGTCGTTTGGTGACTTGGCGGCGGCTACCGCTCTTGGTCGCCCTGGCCCTATGGAGATGGGTTCGCATATCATGTATGCGGACAGGAAGAATGGGCGCGCACCTATTGAGCCTATCCACAAGGATTTTGTGGGGTCTCCGTTGGAAGAGATTTTGGGTCCGACGTTTGGTTTGCCCGTGTACCAGGAGCAGGCCATGCGCGCCGCGCGTGCCCTGTCTGGGTTCAGTGCGCGTGACGCTGACGTTCTGCGTAAGGCGATGGGCAAGAAGAAGGCCGACGTGATGGAGTCGATGCGCGTTAAGTTCATTGACGGCGGCATTAACAACGGCTACAGCCGTGAGGCCATGAGCGCACTGTGGGAGTATTTGGCTGCGTTCTCTGGATACAGTTTCAACTATTCTCACTCTGTCGCCTACACGATCAACAGCTACCAGTGCGCGTGGATGAAATGCTACCACCCTGTTGAGTTCATGAGCGCGCTACTTCATTCCGCGTTGAAAACAGGTAGCAAGAAGAGCGCCGACAAGGACAAGCTGCGCATTTACTTGGCTGAGTGCAAGCGTATGGGTATTCGTGTGCTCGCCCCTGACGTGAACAAGGCGGGCGTAACGGTGACGCCTGACGCGGCTAACCGCACGATCTACTACGGTCTCGCTGACGTTGGTAACGTTGGCGTTGATGAGGCTGAGGCGATTATCCGCGAGCGCGAGAACGGTGCGTTTACTGGCGATGATTTGGGGCAGACGATGTTGCGCGTGCGCGGCTGTGGCGTGAGGTCGCGCGCGGCTGTGGCGTTGGCGAGTGTTGGCGGTTTCGATAGCGTTCGCGCGAATCGCGGCGCAGCGTTGGCGGCTGTGGAGGCGGCGTGGTCCGCGTCTCGTCGCACAGTCGATAATGCTATGGCTTTCGGGGGCGGCGGTGACTTGTTCAGTGAGTTCATGCCGGGCGAGAGGGTGGACCCTTACGCTGGTGTCGATGACTTGTCGTACGTTGAGAGGCTGCGCGGCGAGTACGAGTACATGAACACGTTCGTGTCTGGTTTTCCAACTGATCGCGTGGGCGAGGGGTTTGCTACGCCTGGCGTGTTGGAGAGGCGTTCTGGCCGGTGGTTTGACGCGTTGTTTACTGTGACGAATATGGTGGAGAAGGGTTCTAAAGACTCTAAGTACATGTTGTACACGATCAGTGACGGAGTGAGCACGCTACCGGTGCGCGAGAGCGATGCCATGAGGCGTCAGGCGCGTAAGTTGGAGCTGATGTTGGTGTTCCGTGAGTCGTTTAAGGCTGGCGGGCCGCAGGGGTTTGTTCGTTCGCTTGATCATACTGATCGCCTGATTTTGGCGGATTTGTTGCTGGTTCCGACGCCGCGTTTGGAGATTGGGCGCGTGTATTGGGGCAGGTTCAATGTTGTGCGCGGTTGGGGCGATAACGCTGAGCCGCGTGTGGTGTTGTCGTCGTATGATGAGGTGCCGTTGAGCGCTGACGGTTCGTATGCGCATCGCCTGGTGACTGTGCGTGGCGAGTCTGGTGTGCCGTCTCCGTTGCCGTCTGGTGGCGGTCATGATTTGTGGACGGCGAGCGTGGTTCGCGGGTCGCGGGCGGTAAATACTGTGGCTGGCGTGTCTTTCCGTGACTTGTCTGGTGGTGACGTGATGTTTGAGCTACTGTATTCGGCGTTGTTTGCGTGTGGGTTTGAGGCTGCGCGCGTGTTGAGCGAGCACGGTCAGTTGGCGTCGGCTCCGGTGAAGCGGCCTTTGAGTGTTCGAGTGCCGCGTGACGTGCAGGTGCCGTCGGTTGCTGAGTCGTTTTCGTCCTCGTCTGCTCGCGTGTTGCGCGAGGGGCTGGGTGTTGTTCCGGTGTCGTCGTTGATGGTTCCGGTTGGTGCGTCTATTCCTGACTTGCCGTCGGATGATTTCTTGGCTGGTTTTGAGCGGTCTGCTTTTGATCGTGGTAAGTATTCGCGTAAGCAGTGAGAGTGGAAGAAGGGGGTTAGCTGTGGGTCTTGTTCGCGGCCGTGTTGGTGTTGATGGTCGGAGTTTGGGGGATGCGCCTATTCCGGGTGTGCGCTCGCGGTCTGGTGATTCCGGTTCGTCTGCAAACAGCGACGGTGTTTCTACACGTGTAGACAATGCGGGCGTAGTGGGACCGACGGGCGCAGAAGGCGCGTTCGACGATTGGGCGGACGGGCCTTACGATGGCGACGCTGACCCGTGGGGCGAGAGCGCCCCCGTAGATGACACCTGGGATGAGCCTCCCGCCGACGACAACTCTTTCCATGTTGATGGAGAGCCGAGCGAGACCGCGCCCGCCCTTGGCGATGCAAACGGCGGCACCGCCGCCGACGCGGCTTCGTCTACAAGCGATGAGGCCGTGAGTGCGCCCGAGAACGCCTCAGATGAGCCTGTGGCGGGCAAACGCGGCCCGTTTGGCACATGGGTTCGCTCCGCCGCTTCTCGGGCCGCTACGGGGCGTTTGGGAGTGTTTTTTAATCCGGTGGCGCGATTCCGTGAGCTGTCGGCGAAGGATGCGGGCGGTGCTGCGCCCGCGTCTCCCGCTCGCGCGCCCGAGTCGTCCTCTCGCGCCGCTGTGCGTGACGACGACGCGGGCGATAGCGAGTTCGATACAGAGGATGAGTTGTACCCCGCCGTCCGGGATGCTGCCGAGGGTGAGTTGCCTCCTGTGGGAGACGAGGTCGATGGCGACATGACGGTTGATGCCGAGGGCGACTCGCTGGACGACGGCGGCGCGGAAAACGCGGACGAAACCGAGGACGCTAAGGGCGGCGCGTCGCGTACCAACGTGAAGCGTGGCTCTCATTCTTCTGGCCGCGCGGAGCGCGTCGTTCGCGCTTTTGTGTCTCTTTGTCACCGCATCCTGGGTGTCTTGTTGTGGCCTCTGTCGTTCGTGTCTCGTTTCGTTTCGCGCCTGGTTGCGCGTCCGTTGTCGTTTGTGGTGCGCGTATTGTCTCGCGCGCCTGTCGCTTCCCGCGTGGTGCGTCTGGTTTCTTCTGTGCCGAGGCGCGTTCGCAGCCTGTTGCGCGTGGTCGCGTGGACTGTTTTGTTGTGTGGCGTGTTGTTTGCGTGTGGGTGGCGTCCGCCGTTTGTGCCGGTTTCTTCCGGCGTGGCGGTCGTTGATTTGCCGGATAGTGGGCATTTGAGCGTATCTGCGTGGCGCGTTGACGATGAGACTGTGAACGTTCACGTGGTGAATGATGGTGAGACCGTGGTTGAGAGCGAGAGCGTGGAGGTGCGCGCGTCTGCGTGGGTTCCGTTGTCCCGCCTACCGTGGAGTCTCGTGACGCGCACCGACGGCGGGTCGTGCGTGGTGAATATTGATAGTGTAGATGTTGAGGATGCGGCTGATTTCATTGTTTCTTGCCCGGCTGTGGGCGGGTTTGGCGAGTCGGTTGTTCCTGTTGGTTCGAGTTTTGACGAGTAGTGTTGTTGGGCGCGTGGGCGCTGGATTGGACGTGTTGAGTTGAGCGTGTTTGTGACGAACAGTGCGAAGGGGCATCGTGCTGCTGATGCGGTGGAGCGTTTGCTGCGTGCTTCTGACGGCGATAATGGTGGCCGTCGCGTGTTTGGTGCTGCCGGTGCTGCCGCGTCACATTACCAGGGTGGCGCGTTGAAGGCTGGCGCGGACCAGACGTACGTGTCGGCGTGGAGGGGCGCGTGTGAGGAGACGGGTGAGGCGTTGAGTAAGTGGGTGCGCTCGCGCGAGGACGCGTGCCTGGTGGAGAGCGTTCGGTTGAAGCCGGGCGTGGATGTGTCGTTCACTGGCGATTCCGATTTCTATGGTGTGGACCCGCATTGGGGTGTTGACCACGTGTTGATTGTTGGCTCTGCCGTGTTTTACATTGACTCGCGCCCGTGGGGTAAGAGGGCGGCGTACAAGTGGGTGGACGGCACTCTCATGGCCGGTAAGGACGAGGCTGAGGAGCCGATGCCTTTTGTCGTGGAGAACGCCGAGGCTTTCGGTAGTGTGATGCCTGGCGATTATGTGCGTACTCAGATTGTCCATTGTCCGAGTGGCAAGTTCAATGTGGTGGCGTATGAGCTCGCGTGGTTTGAGGCTCCTGTTCAGGTGTGCGATAGTGAGCGGTTCATTAAGCGTGTGACGATGCTTGTTGATGAGCAGTTGTCGGAGTATCAGAAGGGTTTCCTGGATGCGGCTGTTGTCGCTAAGTATGCTGTGCGCGCGACGAAGCCTTACGATAAGTTCGCGAAGTTGAGGCGGGGTCTGTGAGCGCCGCTCCCACCGTCGTAGTGGTTCCGCCGTCCGATTCGAGTAGCGCGTTGGGGCGTAAGATGCACGCTTTGTTGGCGGGTGGGCGCCGGTATTTTGGGAGTGCTGGCGCGTCGTTGACGCAGCTCCTTGATAACCCTGAGCATGTGAATGGGTTTGGTCGTAGCGTGGTTCAGGTGGGGTTGGATGCTGAGCGGTCTACGTCGCAGTTGATTCGCGGGTGGATGGCTGATAAGCCTGACGTGGTGTTGTGTGATAGTGTGCATGTTCGCGGCTATGGTGGAGGCGACGGCGAGGATGGGGACACGGACCATGTGTTACTGTGTGGCCGTAGTGTGTTGTTGGTGGATACGAAGCGGTGGAAGTCTCGCCGCAAGTATTCGTTTAGCGACTCTGGGGCGGTGTTGAGGTCTGGGCGGTCTTTTGCTGGCGGACGGTTGGGGATGCGTGGCGCGCTTGGTATTTGGCGCAAGCATATGCCTGGGTGCAGGGTTGATGGCGTGGTGTGCGTGAATAGTGAGCGCGTGTTTGTTGTGTATGATCGCGCGTGGAAGCGTCAGCCGTTCAGGCTTGTGACGGTGGAACTCCTTGCTGAGCAGTTAGATTACTGGTATGGGCGGGCTGATCGTGGCCGTATCGAGTGCGATGTGGTGGCGCGTGTGGCGGCTATGTGTGTGAAGCCGTATGACGCGGTGCGCGTGTTGTTTGGCGGGCCGCCTCGGGAGATTGGTCTCGTGTAGTGTCCGCACATTGTCGTTTCTTGTGGGCGTGTGGGCCGCTTTTGTGGAGTTGACTTGGTTTATTCACTGATATTGTGTTGCGGATATGCGCCACGTTGGTAAGTGATAGGAAAGGTTTTGGGGGTGATGTCGCCAGATGGGTTACTATGAAGCCGTTAAAGTGAGGCTTGACCCCACACCAAAGCAAGAACGCCTCATGAAGAGTCACGCCGGGGCTGCCCGTTTCGCCTACAACGCTGGCCTCGCCCACGTGAAGGAAGCGTTAGACAACAGCGAGCCTGCCGACTGGTCACACTACTCTCTACTCAACTGGTGGAATAAGAGCAAAGACACTCTCGCCGTCAATCGAGATACGGGCGAGGTATGGTGGAGCCAGAACAGTAAAGAAGCCTGCAACACGGCCCTACATGGCTTGGCTCGGGGTTTCTCGAACTGGTCTAAGTCCCGTAAAGGACAGCGTAAAGGCAGGCGGGTTGGGTTCCCTAAGTTCAAGTCAAAGAACACCACTATGCGGTTCGCGTATTCAACAGGGTTCACCGCGCCCAAGTTTAGCGACCCTTATGGGTTGAAGCTCCCGCGTATTGGCCGGGTTCATTGTATGGAGAATGTGCATAAGCGGGTGGCCGGTGCGCACGTTGTTCGTATAAGTGTGTCTCGTCGTGCGGGCCGTTGGTATGCGAGCTTAACGGTGGAGCGCGAGCCAGCCGTACCCTCCTCGGTCTCGGTGGCGAAACGAGGAGCGGTTGGTGTTGATCTTGGTGTGAAACATCTCGCTACTCTGTCGGATGGGACCATTGTCCCTAACCCGCGCGCTCTGGGCACAAGGCTGAAAGCCTTGCGGAAGGCTCAGCAAGCGTTGAGTCGCAAGGTTAAGGGGAGCGCGCGGCGCGAGAAAGCTAAAGTCCGGGTCGCCAAGCTGCACGCCCGCGTAGCGGATGTGCGCGCCGACGCCATTCATAAGATAACGTCCATGATCGCCAGGAACTATGACACTGTGTGTATTGAGGACTTGAACGTTGCGGGAATGGTGAAAAACCATCGTCTTGCCCGTAGCCTGTCGGATGCTGCGCTCGGGGAGTTTCGTCGCCAGCTAGAGTATAAGACGGCTCGTTCTGGTGCCGCGTTGCGCGTGGTTGACAGGTGGTACCCGTCCAGTAAAACATGCTCAAACTGTGGGACAGTGAAAGTCAAGCTATCCCTGTCTGAGCGGATGTTTAACTGCGACGCGTGCGGTCTATCCATAGACCGTGATGTGAACGCGGCTATTAACATTTGTGTCGCCGGGAGTACCCCGGAGACGTTAAACGCGCGTGGAGGGACCGTAAGACACAACAAGCCCGCCAAGGGCAATGTTGCGCTAGTCCCGGTGAAGCGCGAACCAAGCGGGCGCAGAAAAGCGCCGTGAGACTTGGAGCTGGCCTTGGCAACGAGGCCATACAGCCTAGAGTAAGCTAGGTTGTAACGAATTGGGTTTGTTTCGGTGACGTGAAGGAGTCATTGTGAGTTTCATTGTTCAGGACCGTGAGAAGGCTGAGCTGATCGCTGAGCGTTTGCAGGCGGTTCAGCTTTTCGGCAGCTCGTTCCAGTTGACGGTTGAGCAGTACGTTGAGGGTGTGAACGCTCAGCAGATTGGTGGGGGTATTCTCCCTGATTTGCCGGAGCTGATTGATGCGGCGTATCGTGACGTGAAGTTTAATGCGCGTACGGGCGTGTTTGAGTTCGTGCCCGAGGGTGTTATTCTCGCGGAGGATGCTGAGCGCGGTGTGAAGGCTCTCATTGAGGAGTTGAATGTTCGCGCGGATATCATCATGCTACAGGGTATGGTTCGTGTCGCTGAGAGTGAGGGTCGTATTGAGCGTGATAGCCTGTTGGCTGTGAACGACGCGTTGGAGTTGGTGGACGTTTACCAGGAGGATGGTTCTGACCAGATTAGCCTGGGTGAGAAGATTGTTCGCGGTAACCGACGGTTGAGTAAGTCTCAGACGAGTAAGGGCCGCCCGGTTGCGGAGGCTGCTCTCGTGAAGTTGTCGTCTGCGCCTGACTTGTTTGGTGATGGCACGATTACGTTGCGTGCTAGTGATCTCATGGATTATGACACGTCGTTCGTTGAGTTGGTTCGTGAGGCTTTGGCCGAGTGATCGCGCGTCCGCGCCGCCGGTAGGTGGCTGACGCGTGGGGCGCGTCCTGTTTCTGGTCTGGTGTGGCCGGGTTGCGGGGCGCGCCCCGTTTCGCTTGTTGCGTGTTTTTCGGCGTTTTCGGCTATTTTGTTGCTGGTTCCTGTTTGTTTGTTTTCGTTTGCCGCGTTTTCTTTCGGTTGTGTGGTGGGCGGGTTGGGTGGTGTACTGTGAAGCTGTTGTCTGCGCGTCGTGTGGAGCCTGTTCCGTCGCGGTGTATTGAGGTCGATTCCCCTCGGAGGTTGTTTACGGCGGGTCGGGGCGGTAATGCGTTTGTGTCTCATAATTCGGTGACTCAGCGCACTATCGTGTTTGCGACGATTCTGCGTTCTGACAAGTATCGTTTCCTGGGCGTGGATATGAAGCGCGTTGAGTTGAGCGCTTACAGGAAGTATTCGCATGCGGTTCTTGGTGTGGCGACTGATTTGCCGGACGCTGTGACGACTATCCAGTTTGGTGTGCGCACTATGATGGAGCGGTATGAGGAGATGGAGCACATCGGTGTTCAGGATTACTTTGTCACCGATGATCATGGTCCGGCGCTGTTGATTATGGTGGACGAGTGGGCGCAGTTGACGGGTAAGGAGGCTGGCAGCGGCGATGAGGCGAAGGAGCGTCAGCAGCTCAAGGATGAGATTGTTGGTAACGTCCAGCAGATCACGCAGCTTGGCCGCGCGTCCGGTGTCATCATGATTATTGCGACGCAGGAGCCTCGCGGGGATATTTTGCCGAAGGTTATTACGGGTAACTTGGCTGCGCGCGTGCAGCAGGGGCGTGTGCGTCAGACGGTGACGCAGATGATTTTGGAGGATCAGGCGGTTGAGGGCGCGCGTGTTGCGTCGTATCCGAAGGGCCGCGCGTTCGTGTCTGCGCATAATCGGCGTATTGGTCATATGCAGTCGTTTTTTGCGGACTCGTCGTGGTTGGATGAGGTGTTGGCTTCTATGGGTAAGAACCCGGATGGGTCGCCGTCCGCTGTGGGCGAGGTGGCGGAGCCTCAGCCTATTCTTGGTGGTGGTGAGCGTGAGGAGAAGTATGACCCGTTGAGTGATTTTGATGCGGATATGGATGCGTTGATCGGGTTGGGTGAGGATGAGGATTTTTAGCGCCTGATCGCCTCGTTAGTGGCTGAGCGGCGTGGGGTTAGTCGTGTCGTTTCTTCGCTGCTGCGCGCCCGCCGACCGTTTCGTTCGTGGTGGGCGCGTGGCGGCGCTTTTGTTTACTGTGCCGAGTGGTTGACTGCGCTGTTGCGCGCCTGTTATTCTTGTGCTACAGGGAGTATTTGTGTCGGTTCTCGCGTGTTCTTGCGGGCGTGCGGGGTTTGGGTGAAGAAGAGGTAAGAGGGTTGTATTCGGGTGAACCGCTCGTTGAGGTGAGTCGCGACGGCGTTGGCATTTTGTCCGATACCATATTGCGGAAGATTGACTGCAAGGGGGAGCGTGGCGAGAAGACGATTAGTGCGACGCTGATGAGCGCTCTAGAGGGGTGCCGAGCGAGCTGGGTGGTGGGCAATCTTGTGTTCCCGGAGGCTATCGAGGAGCCTGCGGATAACCCAAAGAGGCGCGGCTCGCTGTTCCATAAGGTGATGGAGGATTTTTACCGGCTTGAACCGGGTGAGCGTAACGCGCAGTCGTTGCGCGAGACGGCTGTGAACGTGTTGGATAGTGAGGAGTTCAAGGATTTTCAGGGGAACGAGGCTGTTCTCTTGTGGTTGGATGAGGCTGTGCGCGGCTACCTGAATGTTGACCGTGATCCTCGCCGCGTGAATATTGCTGAGTGGACGACGGATTGGGGGCGCACTGTTCCTGGTTTGGAGGTGGCGGTGTCGTGGCAGCCGGAGGGCGTGAAGCGTAAGTGTTTCGGGTTCATTGACCGCTTGCAGGAGTGGCACGGTAGGCTGTTCATTGAGGATTATAAGACGAGCAGGAGCGCGAAGCGTTACAGGTTCAACCCGTCGCGTCCCGACGCTGACCCTGATCATGGGTTGGCGGGCGCGCGTCAGCAGGTATTTTACGCGATGATGGTGGAGCGTGCGGAGCGTGAGCGTGGCTCCAATCGTCCGGTTCATGCTGCTCGCTTGATTTTTCCGCTCGCTGACGGCGGGGTGAGTGTGAAGGTGGAGGATGTTCACGATCCGGGTTTCCGGGAGAAGGTGGAGCGTGATATTCGGGTGACTGACGCGCGTATGGATGAGTTGCATGATAGTGGGTTTGCGGGGTTTGAGCCTGGGCCGTTGTGTGCGTGGTGTCCGTTGGTGAAGTTGTGTCCGGCGGCTGCTGGCGTGGAGGCGCGTTTTTCTGCTGAGAAGTTTGTGAAGGCGCGTGAGGGTCAGCCCGAGTTCGCGGATTATGGGTCGGCGGTTGTTCGCGGACGGTGAAGCGCATGCAACGTCCTCCATTGGTGCCGGTGGATGGCGTTTTGCTATTGTCGTGTTGTTCCCCCTCGCCTCTCACTGTGGCTTGGGGTGGCCCGGAAAGTGAGGGGTTTGTTGTGCGCGTGTTGAGTGTTGGTGAGGCTCGTGAGCGTTTCGGCGTGGAGTGTTTGGGGTTTATGGGTGTGACGCACGCGTTGAGTGCGGTCACTGTGGCTGGCGTGGCTATTGGGTTGTTTCCTCGCGTGGTTACTGGCTTGTGGGATGCGCCGACCCTGGCGTTGTTGGTGGGGTTTGTTGCGTCGGTGGCCGGGTGGAGTATGGTTCCTGATTTGGATAATACGAGTGCGCGTGCGATTAGTGACTTGGGTCCTGTGGGTCGCGTGTTGTCGTTTCTGTTTCGCGAGTCGTCGTCGTTTGTGCAGGGTGTGACGGCGACGAAGTATGATCGCCGGTCTAATAATTTTCCGGACCCTCACCGTGGGTTGTGGCATACGTTTGTTGGAGCGCTGACTGTTGGCGGCTTGGTGTGGCTGGCCGTGAGTGCGGCTGTTGGTTCTGTCACTGTTCGGGGGATGAGCGTCGGTGTTGGCGCGCTTGCTGCATCCCTGTTTGTTGGCGTGAGTTTTCATTTGGCGGTGTCGACGCTGTTTAAGAAGGCGGCTGACAGGGTGAAGCGCGGTCTTGGTTTTCTGGGTGACGTGGTTGCTTTCTTGTTGTCGCTTGCTGTGGGTTTCGCTGTGGTGTGGGTTGGTTCTGGCCAGTCGCTTGTGTGGGTTCCTGTTGCCGCCGTGGTGGGCATGTTGATTCACGATTTGGGGGATACGTGTACGACGAGTGGCACGCCGTTGTTTGCGCCGTTGGTGAAGATTCGAGGCAAGCGGTGGTATTCGATTCGCTTGTCGTCTATTAAGGCGGGCGGCGAGGTTGAGACGCATGGTATTGCCCCGTTGTTGGGTTTGTGTGCGCCTGTGGCGTGCGTGTTTGCCTTGTGGCGCGTGTGGCCGTTGCTCGTGTCGTTTTCGTGATTTCGCGTTTCACGCGTGGTTTTGTGTGCCGCCCCTCTCTATTTTTGAGGGGCGGTGCTCTCGTTTTCGCCCTGTTTTGTAGGGGGCGGTACATGTGGTGTCGTGGGGCGCTGCGTCCGTCCGCGTCACCGCCGGGGACGCCGCCTGTTGCGCGGGTTTTTGACGGTCCTCGGTAAGTAGTGTTATTTTCTTATCATGGCTAAAACGATTAAGTATTGTACCGTTGATCCGTCACATCAGATTCCGGCGTACGGGTTCGTCGTCGAGTGCCCTGTTTGTGGCGGCGATGTCGCGGAGGGTGATCGCAAAGACCGTGACGCGGCTATCAAGAAAATGCGCTCGCCCGCCAGCGAGGGTGCGAGCGTTGGTGTGAAAACGGGGGCGGTGAAGCCGCTAAAGCCTGCGCGCCCGCTGTCGTCTGTGTCGTCAAGTCGCCCCGAGCGCATCCCCACGGGCATTGAAGAGTTCGACCGGGTTATTGGTGGCGGTTTCATTAAGGGGATGACGTGCCTGTTGGGCGCGCCTCCTGGTACAGGTAAGTCGTCGCTTCTTGCCCACGTGAGTAAGGCCATGTGCAAGTACGGGACTGTCTTGTACGTGTCTGGCGAGGAGAGCGAGGAGCAGGTGTATGATCGCGCCGCCCGCTTGAACTCGGTGGACGATAACATTTTGATCGCCCACGAGAACGATTTGAGTGTGATTCTGGGGCATTTGGAGTCGGTGCGCCCGTCGTTTTTCGTGCTCGATTCGTTGCAGATGGTTGCCTCTCCCGAGTCGCAGAGTCAGATGGGTAGCGTGGCGCAGTCCCGTGAGGCAACTATCGCGCTGAATAACGTGTGTAAAGACTTGGGTATCACCGCTGTTTTCATTAACCAGTTTACTAAGAGTGGTGAGTTGGCGGGGTCTGAACAGGCGAAGCACGCGACCGACTGCGTTTTGGTTCTCAGCTCGGATAAGAGTACGCCGTTGAAGTTTCTGAGCGCCGATAAGAACCGTTTTGGGGACACGGGAGAGGTCGGCATCTTCCGGCACACGGAGCACGCTTTTGAGGGCGTGAGCGACCCGTCTGGCGTGTTTATGGAGGATGATGGGGGTGCGCTTCCGGGCACTGGCGTGTCGTTTATGGCGGCTGGTAAGAGGATGATTCCTGTTGAGGTTCAGGCGCTCATCAACGACGGCGGTAAGCAGTCGCGCCCGGTTCGCCAGTTCAGCGGTGTCCCTTTTGACCGGGGGCAGATTGTGTGCGCCGTTTTGGATAAGTTCTGTAAAGCGGGGCTGAGCGACCATGAGGTGTTCTTGTCCACTGTTTCCGGTGTTCGTGTGCCTCAGACGGAGACGCTGTGTGATTTGGGTGTTGCTGCCGCTGTTCTTTCGTCCCTACGTGGAAAGACTGATGGTAAGCGTCGCGCGTATATCGGCGAGTTGGCGTTGACTGGTCGCATCCAGGGTATTCACATGGTTGATCGTCGTGTGCGTGAGGCGTTGCGTCTTGGTTTTGATGAGGTTGTTGTTCCTGCCGTTGCGGCGCGGTCTCTCACGGACTCGTTGCGTGGCGATAGGCGTGTGCGGGCTATTGGGTCGGTGAGTGAGTTGGCGGCGTTGTTCCGCTAACGTGGAGTGCGCGGGCTGGCTACTGTGAGGGGTGTTTGTTGTGGGTTTGAGGCGTGCTGCTGGCGGTGGGTTGCGTCCGCCGTTGCGTAAGGCGGGGTCTGCGCAGGCTCCCGCGCCTGTTGCGGGCGCTGGCGATAGCGAGCATGAGAGGCGTTCTCGTGCGCGCCCTGGTGAGCGGCTTGTAGATAGTCGCACGGGTGTTGAGTTTTATTCGATGGTTCATCTTTCGTCGGAGGAGGCGGCGCGTTTGGGGCGTGCTGGCGAGAAGGGTGTGTTGAGTCTTTCGCAACTTATGGCATTGAAGCGCAGCAACCCTGATGATGGTTTCAGGGGGTTGTCTGGTGATGATCTTGTGGAGTCGGCGAAGCGTTTTCTTGGTCCTGCTCGCGTGCAGTTGTCGGAGCGTGAGATTCGCCAGTTGCAGCTTGAGCGTGAGGCTACTGAGCGTGAGGCGGCGGCTGCTTACGCGGACGACCAGTCTCAGATGGATGCGGAGATTGAGAAGCTGGGCGCGTCGAGTACGTTTAAGGAGTTGTACGAGAATCCGTCGAATGGCGTGTGATCGGTTCTCCTGATATTGTGTTTTAGAGGGTGATACTCTCGTGTCCGGTGCTTGTTTTAGAGGGGGTGTTTGGTGTTGCATGTTTTGACTACCGCCGCCGGTAAGGTACTGTTGTCTGTTCTTTTTGCGGCGTTTGTTCTTGCGGCTTTGATGGTGAATGATTGGAATCCGGTTCAGGCCATCACGTCCGTGTGGAACGCTTTCTACAGTGCAGTGGTCGCTGTTGCTAACTGGTTCGTGTCGATGCAGTGGTTCCGTTCGCTGTTCGGAGGGTGATCTGGACGGCCTGCCGTTTTCCGTGTGGCCGCGTTGTTAACGCTTTCTATTTGTGGTGTTAGCGGCGCGGCGCGCCTCTTTTCTAGAAGAAGGGTTTTATTATGGGTCTTGGTGTTCCCCCGTCTTTTCGCCCCGTCAGTGACGCAGGCGGCGGCTTTGGCGATACCGAAGTGACCGCACCCGCGTCACTCGCCCAGTCGAGTAGGCGCGACGACATGCTGTCATTTCTTTCGGGCGAGGAAGTCGAGGAAAACCACACCCCCACCGTGTCTACACCTGTAGACCTTGACGTGTTGGTTGACCACGCTATCCGCGTCGGCGCATCCGACATTCTCATCCAAGCTGGCGACAACGTGGCGTTCAAGGTGCGCGGCGACATCGTTCGCGCGCCAGAATACGGGGCGCTCGGCAGCCTGGACGCGGAAAATTTGTTCGTGCAGGCAACATCGAACGTGGACCGCGACCGCTACTCCGACAACCTCGACTTGGACACGTCGTACCAGGTGAAGCGGGGCGAGCACGCGGGGCGCAGGCTCCGCGTCAACGTCGCACGCTCGCAAACCAACCCCATGCTGACGTGCCGTGTCATTAGCAGCTCGATCCCCGCGCCGGAAGAACTGGGCGTCAACCCAATCTTGTATGATTGGGCGAACAGTAACGTCGGTTTCACGCTCATCTGTGGGACGACCGGCTCAGGCAAGACAACGACGCTCGCTTCACTGCTGAACAAGGTGCGCCTCCATGCGCCGAAAAACATCGCGACTCTTGAAGACCCGATTGAATACCTGTACCCCAACCTGGACGGCGCGCCGGGGCGCGTGACGCAGCGTGAGATGGGGCAGGACTTCCGCACGTGGCAGACCGCGATTAACAGCGTCCTGCGTCAAAACCCTGACATTGCGTTGATCGCGGAGGTGAGGGATCACGAGGAAATCAAGACAGCTCTGCGCCTCGCGTCGTCGGGTCACAACATTTTGACGACTCTGCATGCGTCGTCCGCGAGCGCCGCCGTGTCCACGATCATTGCTCAGTTTGAGCCGCACGAACAGGCCGCCATCTTGGACTCGCTGGCATCGAATTTGACGGGAGTGTGCGTGCAGAACCTTGTCCGCAACCCCGACAAGACGCGGTATCATTTGGTGCAGTCGATCTTCCCGAATACGCTCTCAGCGGCTGAGCTGATCGCGTCTGGCGACGTGCGCGGCATTGAGAGGATGGAGCGTGAGAGCGGCCAGTCGATGTGGCAGCTCCTCGCGGACGGGGTGCGGGAGGGCAGATTCAATGTGGATGACGCGCGTTCGCGTGTGCATCCGCGTGACATGAGGCTGTTCGACGACGCTATGACTAGCGCTTAGCACCGTTCTTGACGCCACGCCGCCTGGTTTCGCACCTCACACCTACCAGTGTCGCCAGCTTCTCTCCCTGCATGTAAAAGGCGTGCCCACGCGCCTGCCCGTTTCCTGGGGTCGCGTGGGCGGGCTTCGCTGCGCACCACCGTCGCGGACGGGTGCGCCCTTCTCTTCGGGTGCCCCCGTCTTTTCGTTTAGCTGACCACTACTGCTTGTAGGTGTAGCAGTGCGCGTCCTCCGGGGTGATAGCGAGGATGATCCCTGTCGTGTAGTAGGGTGCCATCGTGTCGATGAGTTCGCCGACCGCGTGCGCTTCCTTCGATGTGAGCGCGTGTAGTGGCTTGCACGTCATGAGGTCGGCGCTTCCTCCCATGGTGCGTGTGTCGGCAAGCGCCGCGTACAGGTCGTCTGGCGCGGCGTTCGCGTCGAACTCGTTGAGTGGTACTGCGCCGTCCGCGTTCTCGTGTCCGGTCGCGTCGATGACGAGTAGTTCCGCGTCGTCTTCGGATGCGGGTTTTTCTGCCGTGGTGAGCGTCCGGTAGCCCAGCGGCGCGCCAGGCGCGGCGACCATGACCGTCACGTTGCCTGCGAGAGCCACTGTATGGCCCTGTGGCGCGTTTTCGCGGCGTGAGCGCGCTCCGGTACTGTCGCCGCCCTGCGGTGGCGTCTGCGCGGCTCCTGTGGGCGCTGTGACAGTGCCTTGGAATGCTTCTGCGGCGTCCGCGAACGGTGTTCCCGCGAGGGCTTCCGCGTCCCGTTTGGCTTGTGCGATGATGGCGTGGGCTGAGGCGAGTGGGGATTGCGCGTTGAGGATGTAGTAGGGCGTTTCTGGGTCTGTTGCGGCCCCGTCCTGCTTGTTTTGTTTTTCTTCTGCTGTGCGCGCTGCTGTGACTGCTTCGCCCAGCGCCGTCTGGTTGAGGGTTCCGTCGTCTACGAGGATGACGAGTACTCCCCCACGGTAGTAGTTGACGGCTTCGCCTAGTTCGCTCATGGTTGCGCCGATGATGGTGGGGTTTGCGTAGATGAGGAGACCGTCAACGTCGGGGTTGATGGTGCCGTCGGCGATTCCGCTTCCGAGGGCTTCCAGTGTGGGCGCGGTTGCAGTGATTTCCCATGCGGGGATGCGTGCGCCCATTTGTGTGCCGAGCTGCGTCGGCCCGACGACCGCTAGTTTAGCTGCGTTCATTTCTTTTGTGTCTCTTTCTTGCTGCTCTGTGACTGGTTGTTCCGGTGCGCCCGTTTTAGTGTTTCTCACCACCGCTTGTGCGGCTTTGTGGGCGTTTTGTTGCTATTGATTGAATATCGTTTGTTTTCTTACCTGACAGTGATTTTTGGTGGTTGATTGTGGCTGATAGTGTGGGGCGTGCGCGTCTGGTGTTTGATGTGCCGGTCAAGCGCATGTTGAACGCGAATCAGCGGCTTCATCATATGACGAAGGCGGCGCGTTCTAAGTGGCTTCGTGGGCTTGCTCGCGAGCGCGGCGTGTCCTTGTTCCCAGGTGGCGGGGTCGGGGTGGTTCTTTTTGACGGCCCGGTTGAGGTGCGCGTGATGGTGTGTCCGACGACGCGTAGTCGCATGGACCCTCCGAATGTGTACCCGTCTGTGAAGGCGCTGGTGGATGGGTTGACGGACGCGTATTGGTGGGAGGATGATCATTGGCGTTTTCTTCCTCTCATGTCGTTTACGTATGGTGGTAGGTCGCCGGTGAAGGGCTGTTATCGTCTGGTTCTTGATGTTCGCCGGGTGGATGAGGTGGCGGCTTTGGAGGAGTTGGAGGAGTTGTCCGCCGCCGCAGTAGACGGCGTTGAGTGAGCTTGTTGCGGGGCATGTGTTGGCGGTTCGGCGTTTGGGTCGCTTCGCGGCGGCTATTTTACTGTTGGATGTGGTTGGGGCTTTTGGTAGGAGTGTGGCGTAGTGGCTGGTTCTAGTCGGGGTGTCCCGGTTTACAATTTCACGAAAACGCTGAACAGGGGTAGCGTCGTGCGTACTCTGGGTAGTGATTTCGTGTTGCCGTTCGCTATTGCGTTTGAGGGGTTGGCGTACGGGTTTGTTGGGTTCCTCCTGTGGAGTCTTCCTATTCTCGCTGTTTTTGGCGTGAAGTTCTCCGTGTGGTATGCGACCCTCGTGTTCGCTCCGCCTATCCTGCTTGGCTATGTTGGGACGCTGCGGCTCGGTATTTTCGGTGACCGCAGTATCGCGTCTTTCTTGTCGGCGATGGTAACGTTTTTCTTTGTGGAGCCTGCCGGGTGGCTGCAACTCAAGCCTGTGTCGAAAGAGATGACGCGAGGCGGAGAGGAATCGAAAGTGGCGACCGCTCTCTTGTGGGTGTCTCGTGAGCGCGACCTGGTTGGGTTGCAGGCTGCGCGCGATCGCGCTCTTGTCGAGTACGTGTCGCGTGACGAGGCGGGGCGGCGCGAGGTTGACAGGGCTTTGGGTCGCAAGGTACGATAGTTGACAATGCGACGCGCCGCCTCTCGTTACGGCGGACTGGGCGCGTGCGCTGAAAATTACAGAGGGGATGATCTGGTTTCGACAGTGGCCGCTTTTGCCGTGATGAAGCGAGCCGAGAGGATGTTGTGCGCACTCGCTCTCGTTAATCTCACTGTGCGTGCTCTTATAGGTGCCGACTTGAACAGCACCGGCTTTGTTCTTGCTGCCTGACCCGCGCTAGTGTGGTCCGGTGTGGCGTGAACGCTTGCCCGTCAACCCGCGCTTCGGCCCCGCGCGCGGCGTTTGGCGTCGTCTCAGGGGTCTAGGATGTCTCCTCCGCTGGCGTGGAGGTTTCCGACTTTTAGCCAGATGCGCCTGTCCGGTTATCCTGTCTGCGCGGATGCCGGGGGCTGAGAAAAACATTGCGCGGACTGCGCTCGGAGAAGAACATGGTGACGGCTGTTGGACGCGGGTTCGATTCCCGCCATCTCCACAATGCGGGGTGTAGGCGTGACGTTAGCGACTGTTCTCGTCACTCCTACACCCCCATCTCTTTCTCTCTTCCGCCTCTTACGCGTCGCACTAGCTGCGGATGTGGCATAATTGTGGTATGCTTTCAGTAGTGGACGCGCATACAACGGGTGCGCTCCAAGACGCTGAATAGAAAGAGAAAGAAATGGGCAAGAAGAAGGATATGGTCGCGTATGTTGTCGATACGGATAGTGCGCTCACGCCGTGCGCGTCCATGATCGTCACCTCATGCGGCAGCGACGACGCCCAGGAAGCGTGGCTGCGCGAGCATTTTGATGGCTTGTGGGATGATGAGATGGGCCGAGAGTACGCGGACGCACTCTTGGAGGGCATGGGTGACATTTACAGTGGCGATTTTACGCCCGCCTATAGCGTTCTTGTGGAAACCGTTGACGTTCATCTTGTCGAGGTCGATTACAAGGATGACGCGCTCGTCGGGGACGATGCACTCGCAGATATGATGCGCGAGTGCGAGGCGCTGAACCTGACTGTTGGTGACGCGTCGGTTGGTGAGATTCTGTCCGTCCTAAACCATATTGACAGCGACATTACTGATCGCCTGGGCGTGAACGGCTGAGCAAGCGGACGAAACCGAAATGAGGGGCGGCGTAGCGCTACGATGCTACGCCGCCCCTCTTTGTGCACCGTCTGCCGCCTACAGGTTGCCCCACCCTGTCATCGTAAACCACGGCCTAGTAGCTCGCTTAACCCTTGCGAGCGCCGCCCGTTGTCTCCTCGCGTCAAGTTCTCCCTCTGGGGAGAGGTAGTTGCGGGCGCGCTGGTTGCCGCGTTCTGCCATGATATGGATAACGCATAGGGGCGTGTTGGTTGAGTTGATGAGGAAGTTTAGGACGATGGGTTCCGTGTCCTCTTGGGCGAGTTCTTTCTTCCGCCATACTGGCGTGTTCTTGTGCGCTCCGGCTCCGGCTCGCACCATGTTATCCTTGTCATAGGTGAGGGCGAGCGCTGTTTCTTCCGGCGTGGACTTGTTGAGCGCGACCATGCGGCGTACCCGCTCGTCGCTGTGTGTTGCGAGGTGTGCGAGGTCGCTGCCCACCGTGCTCTCGTTGATGGCGGCTGCGACCGCTACGTCTGGTTCCGTGTCGCGTGCGGCGATTGCGAGGACGCGCGACTGTGTGGCGTTTTCTGCGTTGATGACGCGCACGCGCGGGTCTGGGTCGTGCGTTAGAATCATGCGCACATCTTCCGTGAGCGTCTTGTTGCGGGCTACCGAGGCGCGCACGCCCACGTGTGGGTCTCGCGCGAGGGCATGGAGCGCGCCGCTGGGCGCGTGTTCATTTTCTGCCGCCACTTGGCGCACCTCCCAACGTTCGTGTGTCGCGGCCTTTGCGAGGTTTACGCGATTAGCTGTGACGCGCGCGGCGGCTGCGACTACCCTGTAGTCTGTGTCGTTGATTGCCGTTTCCGTGTCCTCTAGTGGCGCGTTGGGGTGTGCGATGGCGTAGGCGCGCACCAGCGGGTTGGGGTCGCGCGTCAGCATGTGGATGGTGTGAGTCATTGTTTTGTGGCTCATGGCAACAAACATGCGGGTGTCGGCTCGCGTGCTGTGTGCGATGGTGTGGAGGGTGTTGCCGTTCTGGCCGAGGTAGGTCGGGTTGGTGGCTCTGCGTGCGCTGTTGTTACGTGAGCGTTCGTCCTCGTCAACGAGGGTGCTCCCTTCCATTTCCATAGGTGATGGTTCGCGGCCTACGGTGTCGCGCAGGGACTTGTGGGCTTTCCGTAGTGTTGTGAAGTGGGGAGCGTCTGGGATGTTGCAGCGCTCTTCTGGTTCGCGGTTGCGTTCGCCGTTGGGGTCGCTGGTGCAGGCTGCGATCATGCCGGTGCCGGGGCCTTCTTGGATGATGTGATAGATCATTGCTGTTGTTTCCATCTGTCTCTGTCGCGTGCTCTTTCCCCTCTTGTTTGAGGGGTTCCTCTATGCGTTCGATTGTATCACAGCGGGTGCCGTTTCTGCTATTGGTGTGCTATTTGCTTCTTGGTATTGTATGTTGCACCCCGTCTGGCTTATTGTCTTTCGGCGGGGCGTGAGTGTGAGGGTGTTTTCTGGTGGCTGATACTGTTCTGGTTGATTCTACGCTGATTGGCGTGTCGTTGGATGGGACGCAGACTCCCGTTTTCTACGACTCTCATTCGAGCCAGGCCAACAATGGCGGCAACGTGACGACGTTCACGGGCACTCAGGGTAGCGGTAAGACAATGGCTACCGAGGGTGTGATGGTCGCCGACGGGTACAAGCGTAAGACTGTTTTCGGTATTTGTCCGAAAGGTGACCTCGCGTCGATTGCCGAGCTGAACGTTCAGTTGGGTGGCCACTGGGTGAAAGATGATGCGGGCACAATCATGTCGAGGGGGCCGTTGGGCGTGGTGCGCGTGTGGGACTTGTCGGCATCCGAGAGCGTGGGCGCGTTGGACCCGATGCGACTGTCTGATAAGCGCGAGGACCAGATGGAGCTTCTTGTCGGCATGTTGCAGATCATTTTTGACGACGGGGCAACGCTCACCCGTAATGTGATGGCGACAGTTCTTGCTTACGCGCAGGACATGCTGGACCGTGAGCAGTATCCGTCGCTCACTACCCTGACACGCACTCTCGCGCACGCCCCGGACGAGAGCGTGCGAGTGATCGGCAAAACGCTATCAGCGATTTCGCAGACCTCTTTCGGGCGCGTCATGTTCGCCCCATTGGGTAGCACGGCGAAGCCCGCCGTGAGCGAGGCGAGCGGCACGATCATCGCCACAATGCGTGGCGTGGCGCTCCCCGCGAGTAAACCGAAGAATGATGAGGAGAGAGTGAGCGTTGCGCTCTTGTACGTGCTCGCCTGGTACGTGCGCTACCTGATGTTCCGCCTGCCCGTCGAAGTAAAAAAGACGCTAGTGATTGATGAGGCGCACATGGTGACGAAAACCGAGCAGGGCCGCGACCTCATCCACAGCGTTGCGCGCATGGGGCGTTCCCGTAACGTCGCGTTGATTCTCGCATCCCAGCGTGCGAGCGACATTTCGTTGGCGGACAGCAACGGTGATGGTGGTATTGAGAACGCGTTCGCGTACAGGTTCCAGTTCCGCACTGACAAGAAAGAGGCCGCCCAGTTCGTCAAGAGCGCTGGCCTGCCCGAAGGCGAGGGCTACGATTCGGCTATCGCGTCGTTCCCTGGTGGCAGGGGCAGGTGCATTATGGTGGACCGTTTCGGTAAGCCCGCGATCATTGACGTGTTTGTCCCGCAGGCGTGGCTTGACGTGTTCGGGACGAACCCGGAGGAGATCAGGGCGAGGCGTAAGCGAGCGTCCGCGCGAACCGCATAATAATGCGCGCCCACATTGTCTCACCCCCGTGTAAGACAACATTTTATGCAGCTAGTAAACGCTAGACTGGGTATTATGCGCCCCGCCGGTAGAGTAAACACAAACTACTCTACCGGCGCGCGGCTTCACCTTACGCGCAGCTCACGGCGCGCCCTCATGCCGCCCACGCGCCCGCGTGGAACGCTCACACGAGCACATCCTCCTACTGCTCGCGGGTGAGCTTCCGCGTTATTCACTTTCGTAGCCGCTGACCCTCGCCGTGGGCTGCGGGTACTTGTCTGGGCGCGCCATCGCGTCACGTAGTGTACTCTCATCGAGAACATTGACGTTCGAGTGGCATAACACCCGAGCGCCGCCCGCCGCCCCGCGAGCCTGTTTCGTGGACTGCACCCATCACCGCATGTCATCACCGACATGCCACCGCCCCTGCTTCCGCATCTCTCTCATACCGGCCCCACGTTCACACCGTGGTGCCGTCTCGTTCACTCATTCAAATGCCCCCAGAGAGGAACCAGGCCGCGCACTCTGGCGTGCCAGCCGCATCCGACCACGCCATACAACGCGCAGCACCGCAGCCGCCTCACAGAAGAACGAAGTGCACACGCCACCCCACAGCACGTGAGACAATCCCACGCTCCGAACCGTGAGGCGCGCTCGCGACCACCACCCCACTTAGCGCATAGTATGCGACGGCGCGCATAGCGGGCGCATAAACTATCAAAAAACACGGGGGCGACACCCGGTGGCAGCGCATAACCACCCGACAGGAAACAAAATGAGAACACGCAGCAACAAAAAGCGACAACACGATGACGGGCGCGCGGGGGTAAGCGGCGGGGCGGCCACGCGAGAGACCCGATCCCGCGCGCCCAGAACCGCAACACCCTTCGCCGCACCAGGCAGAGTGCGAGCGAGCGCCCGCCATAACGGCGAAAGGCCCCGCCACAGCCCCCTAGCCTCTTCGGCTGGGCACTGTGGCGGGGATTCTCCTTCGTGTCACTCTCGCCGCCAGCGCCCAGTGCCCCCTTTGAGAGGACGCGGCGCGGACTTGCGAACCATCACACCCGTTCACTGACGCGCTTCACGCTCAACTCACCTTCGTAGCCGCAAGGCCCGCGCCGTGGGCTGCGGGCACACCCAGGACGCACCAACCATATCACGCGACGCAGGCGCATCGAGGATGTACGCGCCGCGATACGCGCCACCTGGTGTCACCAGCCCCCATCACCTGTTTCAGACTGTATGCGCCGGGCGTACGTTCGCCCCGCCGGAGCGCGCCATCCCCACACGCGTTCACCGCTTCCTTTCAGCTACCGCCTGCACCGCGCGGGCGCGCCCCACGAGCACAGCGTGTAAACGCAGCAGACCCCACAGCGGCACAGTTCGCAGCGCCCGCACCAGCGCCGATTAGCCGCTCGCGGCAACCGCGCCACCGCGACCCGCCCCACACGCCCCAACAAACAGACACCCCCATCGCATCCGCCCACGCCACCCCACACGCCGCAAATAGTCGGGCCGCCAAACACCCCTCTCGCCGCATAAGCATGCCGCCACACGTTTAAAAACCGCATAAACTATCCCCAAACACGGGGTGAAACCAACAGGATACGCATAACCACCCACAACGCGTTTTCGTGGGTCCCCTACCCGCCAGGTACGCGTACACCATACCCCGCCCGATCACGCGCGACCCGCGACCCGCGCGAACGCAAACAAAAGCCCGCCCACACTCGCGCACGCCACCCCACCAGGCGCTAGGCCGCGCCCCCGCCCTCCGCCCGATCACGCGCGCAGGCGCCCCACCCCAAGAAAACAAAAAGGGTGGGGCCGCCCGACCCGAGAGCAACCCCAACCCCACGCGCAGGCACCGCCACCGAAGCAAAACGCGCGGCCAGGCAGGCGGCCAACCAATCGCCTAATACAGTGACGTGAACAAGCCTGACCTGTCCTCCCACGTCACCGGCAAACCGTCCTCACCATGCGACCACACGGGCACCACCTTCACGTAATCGTCCAACCCCATCTCGAAACAGATGCGTTCCAACGTGTTCATCGTGCGCCGCCTCAAGCACACCCACACGACGCTCTCAAACATGCTCCTGCCCCCCGCATCCGAATAGGCGGCCAGACTCTCGCGGAACGACGCGGGCTTATGCCCCAACTCCACCTCCACCGCAACGCTACGCGCGCTCCCATCATCGGCGCGCAAGCGAGGCACCACAAGGTCAGGCAGGTGGAAAGAAATCGCATCCAACTGCGGGTCACGCAACGGGATAAACATGTGCTCGTTACCAGCCCGCAACTCCGGAGACAACACGCCGGAAGCCGCGCCACCAGCAGCCGCCCACTCACTAAACGCGTCAACGCGCGCGGCACCCAACACGCGCGCAACCTCCTCCCTCCTAGCCGTCGCCTTCCCCAACAAGTAATACTTACTACGGTTCATCTCACGCTCAGTCACAAACCCGCAACCAACACTCAGCCCACCACTCACAGGGTCCACGCGGCCACGCAAAGGCCACTCGTCCGCACCCAGCACGTTCAACGTGCCGCCCCACACGCACGCCGCCACATGATTCACCACCATACTGTGCATCAGCATGTGCGTACTAAACTTCGCTGGCGTCACATGCTCATGCTTCAAGTCGCCGCCCATCATGAGAAGCGACGGCGCAGACAGCACCCAGCCGCCGCCATAAATCGCCTCCACGTGACCGGCCGCAGCCATCCTAGCAAGCCACCGCTCACCCGCCGCCACCCGGTCGGAACCCAAAATGTTCGCCACCACACCAGGGGACACAACCCTCATCCGGCGAATCAAACGCAGCACAACAGCGTCAGCATCACCCACGGACTGTTTCTTACCGCCGCCCGTCTCACACCACCACGAGCCGCCACGACGCACACGCCCGACAGCGCGACGACGACGCACCTTCTCGGCCTTACTCAACCCACCAGAAGCAGATGAGCCAGAACCACCAGCGCAAGAAGCAGAGGAGCCGCCCCCAGAAGAAGAACCCGAACCGGTGAGAGGCGCACCACCCCCAGCCAGCCCAGACGAGGAAGAGTCAACAGAACCGTCAACCACGCGGCCACCCTCAACAGCAACCACACCACTACCAGGCGAACCCTCACCCTCCGGAGCAACAGCAACCGCGTCACGCCACCCGCCAGAACCGCCACGCAACACATCCTCCACATTCAACCCACGCAAACGCTCCAACAACACGCCAGGACCACCCGCGCTCCACCGCAACTCAGCCTCACCCTCAGCCCGAAGCTCACGCTCACGACGCAACGCAGCAAGAGCACGCTCGCCGCGAGGCTCACGATAAAACGACTCCGGCACACTCCACCCCCCGGCGGCAGGAACCTTACCCCTGTCACCCGTCACAACAGCCTCACCAAACGGCACCTCAACCTCCACACAATCACTCACCATAGACGCAGCAACCCCAGCAAACAAGGGAGCACCCTCACCAAGAACAAGAACACCATCACCATCAACGCCAACGCCCGTAGGGGCAGGACCGCCACACTCAACCCACGAACCGTGCTCGCGGCCACGCTTATCAACCCACCCCACAATCACACCACCATCACCAACACACGCAAACCCCAGACACCCGCCAGCAAACACCGGCAACACCCCCACGCAACCAGAAACCCCCAAGCCACCAGCAACAGAACGCGAAGCCACCCCCACAGGCAAACGAACACCCGCACCCCAAGCGGCCTTCACGCCCACACACGCACACAAACCACCCAACACGCGCAACGTCAACCCAGCAGACAAACGCCCCTCCACAGCCGCATCAACCGACTGCGCGTCCACAACAGGCCACCACACGCCACCAACACGACGAACCCCCGGACACCCCACCGCCCACACCGGCGACACACACGTCCACGCCACCCCATCCCCGTCACGCGCCACACCCTCAGCCGTAAACCCAGACTCAATCAAAGAATCAACAAACGGATTAGAACCACGAAAACGCTCAACACCACACACAACAAACCCCAACCAAAACGAACCAACACGAACCCAAAAAGCCCGCAACCACAACAACCCAAAAATATCAAAAAACCAGAAAACACACCAAACACCCCCAAAAAACACCCAAACACCCAAAACCCACCAGCCCAAAAAAGTCGACAAACGTCCGCAAACACGCCCACAAACACACTCAACCCACGCCGACACGCGTGGGCTAAGCGTGTCCGGCCTTCTCTCGCGCTGTCCTCCCCTTGCGGGCGCAGGCGCACACGGCGCAAACCACGTTGTTTGCGCGCCTTGTTGTGTGCGCTGTCTGCGTGCCCGCGTCGTGTGTCTGCGCTTCGTTCTGGCCGGTCGCCCTGCTGCCACGGGTCCCCCTGCGCTCACACTGCTGCGCCCACGCGCTGTGGCGTGGGCGCTCTTGTGTTTGCGTGGGGGTGGCAGCGGGGCTTGTTGTGGGCGTGTTTGCTCGGTGGGTGGTTGGGGTTTGGTGTGTTCGCTTGGGGTGTTTGCGTTTCTTGGTGTTGGCGCTCGGGTGGGTGCGCGTGGTTCGCTTTGCTTTGGCCGCCCTGCCTTGGCGCTTGCTTGGCGCTCACATGCCGCGTGTGGGCGGCTTTGGCGTGTGCGCGGTGGCGTGTGCCGGGCTGGGCGGCAAGGTGGGGCGGGACGATCATGTCCCGCCCCTACAGTGTGGTTGCGCCCCCGATGCGTGCGCCTGGAAGAGAGGGGGTGCTCACGGAGTGGTGAACACACCTCTCTCTTGTGATCGCCTACATGGAAACGGGTAGCCGCCCTGTTGGTGCTGAACAAGGGGGGGGGCCTCCGGCCGGGCAATTGTTGGCCTGGCTGGGGGCGGGGGGTGGTGGCGGTGGCGCGCTCACCCTGTTTGGTGCATACGATCCCCATCCTGTTGGTGTGAGGGGGGATAGCCTCGTCGTGCTGGGTTGGCTGGGCTGGCCTCCGTCCGGGTGCTTGTTGGTTTGGGCGGGGGTGGGGGTTGCGCTGGTGGTTTGGGTTGGGGTGTGGACAATAAGTGTGGTGGCGTGGGGTGGTGTGGTGTCTGGGTGGGGTTGGTTAGTGTGGTTGGTGGTGTGTGGTGGTGGTTGTTGGGGTTGGGTGTTTTTTGTTTTGTTTTGTTTGTTGTTTTTTGGTGTGTTTGTGGTTGGGTTTGTTTGTTTTGGGGTTGGTTGGTGGGTTTGTGGTGGGGTTGTTGGTTGTGTGGGGTTGTCCGTGGGTGCGGGTTGTTGTTTGGTGGGTGGTTGGTGTGTGGTTGGGGTTTTGGGTTGGGGTGTGGGTTGTTTGGGTGTTGGGTGGTGGTGTGGGTTGTGGTTGGTGGTTTGGGGTTCCGCATGGGGTGTGTTGGTAGTGTTGGGGGAATGGCATGGGGTGGGGTGCTTGTTGCCAGGTGGTTTGTACGTGGTTGGTGCAGTTGTTGGTGGCGTTTCCGCCTCCGGTGCAGTGGGTGTGTGGGTGTGGGTGGGGTTGGTTTTGGTTGGGGTTGGTGTTGGTGCATGGTGGTGGGTCTTGTTGGAGGTTGTTTGGGTTTGCGTGTTTTTTGTTGAGGGCGGCTGCTGCTTGTGCGGCGGTTTGGGGTTTGCCGATTTGTAGCCATTCATGGTAGTTGAGGCCGCAGGCGGTGTGGAGTGTTCCGTTGATGGCTGTGGCTGTGCGGACGGTTGGCGTGTGGTTGGGGTTGGTTGTGAGTGTTGCGGCTGCGTGTATGTGGGTGTTTGTTTGTTGTTGGGGTGTTTGTTTGTGTGGGGGTGTGGTGTGGTGCCAGTGTTCGTAGGGGCCTTGGAGGAGGATGAGGGGTGCCGCGTGGGGTGTGGGGAGCCAGTTGTTGGGTGGTGTTGTTTCTGGTGGTGTGTGTTGTTGCCAGTTGGTGAGGTAGCCGATGGTGTCTGTTGGTGTGGTGAAGGGGGTTGCTAGTGTCCAGGGTGCGGCTAGTGTGAGGAGGGCGTGGAGTTGTGCTGGTGTGGTGTTGGTGTAGTTTCCGTAGATGATGGTGGGGGTTCCGGTGTTGCTGGTGGTGTGCGATAGTGCCCCGGTGCCGCCTGTGTGGGTGATGGCGGTTGGGGTTGGTGTGTTTTGGTGGTGTGTTTTCCAATACTGGGTGGCGGTGGTGTGGGCGAGTAGTGTGGTTCCGGGCGTGCCCGAGTGTTTGGGTGTGGTGGTGGGGGGTGTTGGTGTGGTGGTGTTTTGGTTGGTTTCGTGTGTCGGCGGGTTGGTGGTGTGGTTGTGTGTGTCTGGCGTGGTGGTGGTGGTGGGTGTGGGAGCGTTTTGGTGGTTTCGGATGCTCACGTGTCTAGCCTCTTTCTTTTTTCTTGGTTTTGTCTCTTGTTTGTTTTGTCTTGTTTGGTTAATAACGGGTTGCCTTGGGTTTGGTGTGTTGGTTTGCGTGTTTGTGGTGTGTTCTGGTTGCTTGTTGTGTGTGGTTTTGTTTTTGTTTGTGGGGTGCGGCGGCTGGTGTTGATGTGAGCGTGGTTGATGGGCTGTTGGGGTCTGTGTCTGGGGGTGTTGGTGGTGGCGTGGTTGCGCGTCTTTGCGTTCGTCTGCGCTTGTGGTAGCGTCCTCGTCTGGTTTTGTGCCCTTGTCTGGTTCTGCTGCTGGTTCTGTTTCTTCTGCGTCTTTGCGTTCGGCGTCTGCTGGTGGTGGGGTTTGGTGCTCGCGTTTGTGATTGGGGTGCTCGGGTGGGTGTTGGTGGCGGGGTGGTGTCTGGTGGTGGCGTGGTTGCGCGTCTGTGGGCGGGGGTTGTGGGGCGTGTGCGCGCTTTGGTTTCTGGTGTTGGCGCGTGGGGGTTGGTGTTGGCTGGCCTGGTTGGTGTGGTGGTGTTGGTGAGTGTGCTCGTGTTGGTGGGGTGAGTGGGCTTCGTGTTCCTGGCGTGTGCGCGTGTGCGCGGGTTAGGTTGCCCCGCGTGTCTTGTTGTTTCGTGTGGGTGTAGAAAAAGCGGGGAGAGAACCTGCCTGGTTGGTTCTCTCCCCGCTTTTTCTTTTGTGGAGCGAATGACGGGACTCGAACCCGCTACCTTCACCTTGGGGGGGTGACGCTCAGCCTGTTGAGCTTCATTCGCAGTGCGCTCCCCGGCCGCTCGCTTGCGTTTGCTTCTTGCGCGCTGTTCGCCCGCGTTCGATTGTTTTGCTTGCGTTGGGGGTGGAGCGGATGACGGGGTTTGAACCCGCGACCTTCACCTTGGCAAGGTGACGCTCTGCCATCTGAGCTACATCCGCGTGTTGCGCCACCTCGTTTTGCTTGTGGCTTTTGCTTGCCTGGGCGCGCGGGGCTGGGCGCTTGTATCTATTCATCTCGCCTACAAGTGTAGGTGGTGTGCGGGTGTTTCGTCAACCCCACGTTGCTGTAATATCGGTCACTCGTTCTCGTCGTTGTCGGTGGTTGTGCGGCGTAAGAGGTCCGCGAGGTTGCTGACTGCGTATTGGAGAGACGTGGCGGTGTCGGGGATGTTGCGGTTGAAGTCGTAGATGGGGAAGTAGACGTATTTGCTGTCGGTGTCGTTGCCGTCCCAGAGGTTGCCGATTTGTTTTGGGTTGGCGTTTAGGCGCGTGAGGTTGGTTCCGATTTCTGCGAGGTACTGTTGGAGTGCTGGGTTTTCTTCGCCGTAGTCTTTGTCCCACCAGTCCTCGCTTGTGAGGTGTGGTGTGAGGGGGCCGTCGAGGGGGATGGCGACGGCCGCGTAATCTTCGCGCCCGTAGATGTCCAGGATGTCTTGCTGTTGGCTGGGGGTGAGGTTGTTCCATGCGGTTTCGATGACGGTCATGATGGTGAGTCCTGCCGCGCGTTCGGTGAGTTTTGTGGCGTATTCGATAGCCCAGTTGCGGTTGTTGCTGTTGTTCATGGTTTGTGCTTTTCTTTTTCTTGTTTCTTGCTTGTGTTTGTTTGGCGTGAGCGCGCCACGCGCGGGGTTACTTGGTGGCGGTGTTGCTGCCTGCGCCCCGGCGTACGGTGAGGGTGAAGCCGGTGCCGTAGTAGCCGTTTTCGTCGTATCCTTGCATGGTTGCGAGGGGTAGCTGCGACGGGTTTCCGTCGATCATGATGAAGATCGTGTAGTCCGTTTCATAGTAGCGTTCGTCGTCGTGAGTTGTTTCGACGCGTGCGTTCATGATTCTAGCGTTTCGTCCGCCGCGTTGGAATACGTGCTTGACGTATGTTACCCCGTTTCCGCAGCTACATCCCCAGCTTCCGATGAGTTCTAGGGTGGTGCCGTTGTCGAGCGTGATGGCTGCTGACGCTTCGTCACTGCTGACGGTGATGTCGGTGACGTAGCGGCCTTTCAGGAGGGCTGCGTATTCTTCCGGGGTGCTGTCCTGGTTGAGGATGGTCATGTTGTTGGCGGTCATGGCGTGTTCTCCTTTTTGTCTTTCTTGGTGTGGTGGCGTGGCGCGCTCGTTCGTCGCTGCTGTTTACGCGCGCGTGGCTGCACCCCGGCGCACGGTGAGTGTGAAGCCTGTGCCGTATGCGCCGGGTCCGTCGTCGCCGCGTAGGCGCGCGAGGGGGAGCTGTGTCTGGTTTCCGTCTACCATGACGAAAATGGTGTACACTTCGTATCCGTCATGGTAGTTGTCGTCTTGCGCGTATTCGACGTTGGCGTTCATGATGCGGGCGGTGTGGTTTCCGCGCTTGTAGGCGTTTTCGAGATGATACCAGCCGTTCACGCATCCCATGCAGCCTTCGTTGCCTTCGATGGTGAGCGTGTCGCCGTTGTCGAGGGTGAGGGTGGTGGTTCGTACTTCGTCGTCGCCGATGGTAATGTTGGTGACGTATCTGCCTCGGAGAATCTTTGTGTATTCTTCTGCCGCGCTGTCCTGGTCGAGGGTGACGATGTTGGTGTTCATGGTTGGTTTCTTCTTTTTCTCGCCTGCTGGCTCTTATGTCCGCGCGTGGTGGGTGTGGTGCGCTTAGTGTGGGCGCTGTTAGTAGTTGTTGAAGTAGCAGCCGCAGGGTTTGCAGCCCGCGCGGGAGCCTTCGCAGTATGAGCACTCGCAGTCCCAGTCTGCGGGGCAGCAGTAGCATGTTGTCTCGTCCATAGCTCTTATTGTAGCATCACACCCCGCGTGTGTCTACATGCGTGGACACGCGCGGGTTGGGGTGTTTTGCCGGTGGAGTGAGGTTGGTTGGTTGGTCCCCGCGCGGCTGGGTGTTTGTTTGTCCGCGAGCGCGGGGCGGGTGTTTGTGGGCGTCCTCGTGGGGCGGTGTCGTGCTTGGTGCTTTGTGGGCGCGGGATAGGGATGGTGTGCCCCCTGGTGAGCGTGTGGGTAGCGTCCCGCGAGCGCGCGTGTTTACGTGAGGTTTGCGGGTGGGTTTGGGATGTGGAGGGTGTGGCCTTCGCCCAGGAGTTGTTCGGCTTCTAGTGCGGTGATGATGCGACCACAGATGGGCGGCCACTGTCGCGCGTATTTTCCGCCCGCGCATACGGCAAGGAGTTGGGCGGCGAGCTGGGGTGCGGATACTGGCCTCGTCATGTGTTCGCTGTCTGGGCTGGTGTAGCCGAGTGTGGTGTCCTCGGCGGCGGGTCCGATAGCGACTGCGCAGCGGTGGGTTTCGAGCGCGAGTGTGGCGGCGATGTGGCTGACGGTGTGGTCGCCGAGGTATGGTTCTCCTGTGGCGGTGGGTTCGCCTTTGCCGTCACTGCGCTCGCCTGCGTTGTCGCTGCCCGCTCCTGCGCCTGCTTCTGTGTTCGCGCCTGTTCCTACGTTCTGTTGCTTGTTCAGGTAGTGGGCGTATTGGTCCCAGGAGGCGAGTACGGCGTCGTATAGTTCTTCGGGTGCGGTGGTGTCGTGGAACGTGAGGGCGCTGCCGGGGATGGGTGGCGTGTCTGCGCCCGCCCCCTTGGTGGTGTCGCTCACGCCGTGCCTGATTGTCGCGCCTGTGGCGGTGGCGGTGTTGCCGTGGTGTGCGATGGTTTCGAGTGTTGCTTTCACGCCTGGGTTTCCCGTGAGTGGGGCGAGTGTTTCGCGTGCTGCGTGGAGCCTGTGGGCGTGGAGGGCAATATCTTCGCCGGTCTCAACGTAGAGGAGGTGGGTGCCGCCGACGGTGAATGTGCCGGTGGGTGTGGTGAACTCGATCATTGTTTGGGGCGTGTGGGTGGGGTAGCAGGCGGTGACGCGTGTGGGGTTGCCGTTTTCGTCTGGGATCATGTCGCCTTCTTGGAGCTGGCCGAATGTGGTCCATTTCCAGGTGCGCCCATTCTTGTCGGTGACGTACTGGCTGCTGCCCGCTGCGCCTGCGGCGTTGTTGTTTGCGTTCGTGGTCACTTGTGTTCCCTTTCCCCTCTCGTTTTTCTTCCTTACCCCGCCTGGCGATGCTTGGCGGGTTTTCCGCTGATGGGTGAATAGCGTGGGTTGGAAAGCGGGCACCCGCCGGGGTTTGTGTTTCCCGGCGGGTGCTTGTTTTTCTTGTGCCTTGCGCGTATGCGATGAGCGGGAAGCCCGCGCTGTGTTGGGGCTTCCCGCTCGCCACGCGTTTGCACGCGAGTCGGCCTGTGTTTCTTTTAGTTGGCGGCGAGGAGCTGCGCCATGTGGTCTGCTGCGATCTGGTACATGTTGCGGGCTTGACGGATGTCGCCATCGGTGTAGTAGATGGGGCGGAACGATTCTTCGCCTTCTGGGTCTGCGCCGTCCCAGAGTTCGGCGCGGTAGAGCGCGTCCGTGTCGATGTCGTTCAACAGGGTTTTGAGGCCGCGCACGTACTCGCTGGCTGCGAGGTTGCCGCCGCCGATTGCGCGGTGCCATTCGTCGTCTACGAGGCGAGCCGAGTTGCCGCCGAGGGCGATGGCGACGGTCACGTAGTCGATGTCGCCGACGTTTTCGGTGAAGTCGGCCTGCTGCTGGACGGTGAGCGCGTTCCACGCGTCGGTGAGCGCCTGCATGACGGCGAGGTTGGCGGCGCGGGCGGTGAGGAGGTCGGCTGCTTCGGCGATCTTGTTGACGGTGACGGTGTTGGTGTTCATGGTTGGGTTTCCTTCTTTTTGGTGGTTGGTGTGTTTTCTTGTGTTGGTTTTAGTGTAGCACATGTGTGGGCGCGTGTGCTCGCTCAGTCGCGTGAAAGGTGGCGTTGAGCGCTGTGGGATGTGTCACGAGAAGAGCGCCCGGTGGCGTGGGGGCGGCGGGCGTTGGCGTGGTAGCTGCTATGTCCGTGACGGTTGTTTGTTCGTGTTGGTGTCACTGGCGTAGCGTGGGCTTGTGTCTTACAAGGGTGCGGCGGGCTTGTTGGTGGCCTGCGCGGTCGTGGGTAGCCTGCGTTTTCTTGGCGTTGCGGGCGGCTATTGGCGTGTTGTGGGTGAGGGCGTGTCTTGTGGGGGCTTTTCTGTCCTGCGCGTGGCCTGTGCGTGGTGGAGGATGCTCGTGACGTGTTGTTCCAGCATGTGACTGGTGGCGCTGCGGTGGGTGAGGCGCATGGGTGCCGGTTTGAGAGCGTGTACGCGGGCGGCATGGTGGGGGAAGCGAAACATTGTTTTGTTGGGAGCGTTGGTGGCGGCGAGGTGTCGCCTGGTGTGCCTGGCGGCGGTAGCGTGAGCGTTGTGACGGACGGCAGCGCGGTGGGGTGTGTTGCTGGCGATGAGTATGGCAAGGCTCATGTGGGGCGCGTGGATGGCGGGTCGCATGTGAGTGCCGTGTTGGCTTTCGGTAGCGTGGATTCGGTGTCTGGCGGGTCTCGCGTTGACCTTATTGAGGGCGCGGACGGCGCGGTGGCTACTGTTGGCGTGGTTGACGTGGATAGTCGTGTGGGCGTGTTGGGTGAGTATGCTCGGGTTGGGTTTGCGGTGAACGCGGATAGTGTGTCTGACTCGAAGGATGCTGCGCGGCTTCTTGATGCCCGGTTGCGTCGTGAGAGTAGCGACGGTTACGGTGGCGGCGTGTTGCGTGTGAGTGAGGGCGTGCGGCGGTCACTGTATTCTGGTGAGGGCGTGAGTGTGGCGTTGAGTGTGGTGGCGCGTGATGGGTCGAGCGTGGTGTTGGATGACGATGATGTGCGGCGCGTGTTGCGTGGGCGTCCTGTCGCCTCTGAGTGGGATGTTGATTCGGTGTTGGGGTCGTGTCAACTACCACGATGACTAGCGTCGCGGCTTGGACGTGGGCTTTGCTCCCGCGACTCCCCCTATCGGGAGGCTATCGCGGGTGCCCCATCCATCATGGGTGGTTGACTGCACCCTGACCTTGGGTCTATCCAAGGTTTTGTATTGCTCTATCGCGTATGTTCAGTGCGGCGTTGTGGTCAGCGTTGTCGCTATGCCCGCATGTTAGACAGTCGAACCTTGCGCGGTCGCGGTTCCCTGCATCCACGCGCCCACAATGGTTGCACTGTTGGCTCGTGTATGCCGGGTTGACCATCACTGTCCTGACGCCGTTCCGCGCGGCTTTGTATGTCGTGAACTCTTGCAGTTGGGAGAACGGCCACTGATTGAGCATGTTACGTCGCGCTTTGCTGGTCTTGGTGCCTTTTACTGCCTGGCGGCGGATGTGCGTCAAGTCCTCGAACGCAATAACACTGATGTTTGGGGTGTTCGCCAATTGCTTTGACGCACAATGGTTGATGTCGCGGATGAACCGCTTTTCCCGTTGCCCCATCGCCTGTAGGCGGCGGTGGGCGCTTCGGGTGCCTTTTTCCTGCAACGTTTTCCTGTTGTGCGCGTATCGGCGTTTTACCCCTTGCATGTGAGAGTAGGAGATTTCACCTCCTCCCGAATCGGTAGCGAGAGCGTGCTGCCCCAGGTCTACGCCCAGCACGTCGCCTTGTTCGACGGGCGTGGACTGTGGTAGTCGGTAGATGAGCCTGATGCTCGCGCTGTGACCGTCCGGGTTCAGCACGAGTTTCGCCGCGTTCAAGCTGCGCTCGGGATACCTGCGTTCAAACCAGTCTGGAACGTCAGGCAATAGTATCCGCTGTCGCTTCTGCCCGAGCGTGGCGCTCAACGATAGCAGGCTGCCGCGTAGGGACATGACTCTCAGGTCGTAGTTGATGGTCTTTTTCTTGCGCGACGCTTTGAGGTTCCATCGGCGTTTCGGATGGTTTGAGTTCCACGAGCGCACGGTTCCCGCCGCGTCGCGTATAGCGATGCAGACGAACTGGGCGGGCAGCTCGGGATACTTGGCGCGTAGTCTCGCGTAATTATCTTTCTGTACCCTGGTGCGGTTAACACAGCGGTTATGGTTGCACCATGAGACGAGCGACCCCCCACATGCGATTATAGGAGTCAGCCAGGCCGTCGAATAACTCGTACTGTTCAGGTGTAATGTCCAACGAGAGCACAAGGGTACGCTGAGGGATAGCGCCTGTGATGTTTTCCCTACGCTGCGCTGTCTTACTTTTCTTCGTGGACATAACTCTCATACTACCATAGGGTTTTATGGATGCGCAACGGAATAGTCACCAAGTCTATAAACTTGGCTACCGACCTACTTCGGAAGCGTCGGGCACATTAGCGAGGATACTGTCAGGCGGTACATCCAGACGTAAAAGGAAAGAGCATCAACCAAACGGCGATTCCTCTCCTCCCACAAGAGGTGGGGAATCCTCGCAAACGAATCTTGATCGCAGGGCTGGCACGTGGGCGTCTGGCGCGGACGGTTTGCTTGTCTCGCCGCCGCGTCTGCTTGTGCATGGGGTGGTGCGCCGGGGTTCTCCTGTTCGCGTGCCTCGTGTTTTCTTGCCGCATGTTGGGTTTTAGTGTGGGGTTGTGCCCCGGCGAACGGTGTTGCCGCGATATTTACGCGGTAACGCGTTTTTATAGTAGAGGAGAGTTCCTTGGGTGTTGTGAAGAGTAGGCGCGCTGTGCGTACTGGTTTCGCGTTTTTGGCTGCTGCGGCGGCTGTGTCCGGTGTTGGCGCTGGCGCGTCGGTGGCTGCGCCTGGCGTGGCTCCGGCGTTTGCGCAGGCGCAGGGTGCGAGCGCCGCGAGCGCGGATAGTGCGCAGACAAGCGGCTATGAGGCGGCGGTGACGCGTGAGCGTGGGCGCGTGGCTGACAAGATTGTCTCGTTGTTGGGGGATCGGTTTACGGGTGAGCAGGATACGCTTGTTGGCGACGTGTCGGTGTTGTTTCGTGGCGCGGCCGATAATGGTGCCGTGTTGACGTTTGGTAAGGGTATGGATCGCGCGGGGGTTCGCGCGTATATTGTGGGGTCTGATGTGACTCCTGTGGGGTATGTGGTCGAGTCTTTGACTGCTGCTCCAGGCTCGGGTGGGGGTGTGTTGACTGCTTCTTTGGTGCGCGATAAGAGCGTGACCGTGGGTGAGTTCACGTCGCTTGACTTTATTAAGGACGCTGCCCGGCGTGATCGTGTGCGCCAGACAGTGTTTGGGAACGCGGACCTTGCGTCGCGCCTGGATGCGGGGTCGTTGTCTACGACTGGTTCGACGCAGTTTCTTCGCGTTGGTTTGTCTCCTGCGTCGGCTGTTGGTAGTGCGGCGTTGATGCCGGTGACTTCTGTTGCTGATGCTGTGCGCTCTATTATGGGTGACGGGTCTACTCAGGAGATTACGTCGCTGAAATTGGAAACAGTGGATGGGCGTGAGTATTTCCGTTTTGAGACTGTCGATGTGGCTCCAGACACGGGCAGTGTTGACGTGGAGGGTTTTGCGCCGCGTTTTTTGACTGCCGACCAGGTGGAGGCTATCAAGGGCGGCTTGGTGCGAGCTAAGTCGTTGGCGGCCGATAATAAGAGTCTTGCTGGCGCGTCCCAGGTGACGCTTATCGATGGTGGTCGCGCGCTGGCTAATGAGAATGTGGATGCGGGCACATCGGTTCGCGCCTTGTTGGAGAAGGCGGACGAGTATGCGGGCGCGGCGGTGAAGTCTGGCCGTAAGGTGAGTGGCGTGCAGGTGAGCGGTAGTGCTGTGCGTGTGGAGACGGTTTCTGACCCGGCGAGTGCGGCTGCGCCTAATAAGGCGTTTGTGGCCGAGGTTGAGCGTTTGTACAAGAATGTTCTACCGATTAAGGACGGGGTTGTTACCAAGCAGATTCCATATGACGTTGTGGACGCTGATTCGGGTGAGGTTCTTCCCGGCGGCGCTGGCGTGATTGCGAAGTCTACGGACGGTAGCGGGAACGCGACGTTGGATATGTTCGTGTGGTGGATGTCTGAGGCTCACCGCGCGGCGGCTAACCTGGATGGCGTGAAGAGTGTGACGGGTATTGAGTATGACGGCGCGTCTGGCAAGATTCACATTCTGGTGTCTAAGACGAAGGCTCCTGTGTTGGATGCGGATACGCCGGAGCCGTCCCCTAACCCTGAGCCGCAGCCTACCCCGGAGCCTCAGCCTGAGCCTGCCCCGGAGCCTCAGCCTGAGCCTGCCCCGGAGCCTCAGCCTGAGCCGCAGCCGGTCCCGGACCCGACACTGGACGAGAAGTACCAGAACGACCCGGCTGTGCGTGAGCTGTTCAACTTGTATGCGAAGGCCGTTGCTCGCATTGCGGCTGCTAACGGTGGAGCGCTGCCGTCGCCTGCCGTGTCGCTTGTGAACCAGGCTGGCGCGTCGGTTGCGCCCGCGCAGTCGGTTGCCCAGCCGTCCGCGTCTGTTGGCGAGTTTTTCGACCACCTGCGCTCTGCTGTGCCGGAGGGTTGGAAGATTGATTTCAGCAAGAACAACCCCGTTGAGTTGAGTGAGGACGGTAAGAGCGTTCTTGTTCACGTGGTGCAGGGTGAGGGTGACGCGGACGACTATGACCAGGATATTAGTCAGGCTCACCAGTTGGAGGCGTCCACGGGTAACCGTGATGGCAAGGATGGTTCGACGGGGGTTGCGCCTGGTGAGGTGACGGCTGCTGGTGTGCGCGCTGGTGTTGCTGGCGGGGGTTCTTTGCCGGTGACGGGCGCGAGCGTGCTGACGGGCGTTGGCGCGGGCGTGTTCTTGCTGGCTGGTGGTGTGGCTGCTGGCGCCGCGCGCCTGGCGTCTCGTAGGCGCGCGTGAGTTGGCTGGCTGCTAGTGTCGTAGCGTTGTGGCTGCTGGTTGGCGCGTAGCTTGCTGGTAGCCGTCCGTGTGGGGCGCGTGGTCTGGGTTTCCAGGTACCACGCGCCCCGCGTTTCTTTTGGCGCGTGGGGCGGTCTCGCCCGCGTAGCGGCGTGCCTACGATACGCGTGCGAGCGTTTTGCTTGCGCGCGTTTTTCGTTTGTTCTGTTTGGGCGTGCGCCGCTCGCCGCCTGGGTGTATGATGGTGGCGTGCCTCGGGGAGGCGGGCTTCCCGTTGGGTTGGAATGTGAAGGAGTTAGTCGTGAGTATTATTCCTGCGCTTGTAACGATGCAGGTGTTGAAGCAGCAGGGTCGTTGGCCGGGCGCTGGCGGCGTGTATGGTGGTTACCCTGTTTCTTCTTGTTACGAGGCTCCTGCCCGTCCCGTGGCCGGCGGCGTGCGTATTGCGCCCGTCTCTTATGCGCCGTCGGCGCGTGGGGGCAGATCGGCGTCTGGGCGCGACTATCAGTCGTTTGATGGGTTTTCACTGTTGGCGCTGCTTTTTGGTCTTCTGTCTCTTGTTGCGGGTGTTGGGTTTTTCGCCGTGTGCATGTATGCTCACCTGTGGGCGTTGTGTGTTCTGCCTGGTGTTTTGCTTGCGAACGCGGTGTATTTGCTTTATTTTTCTTGTAGGAAGTAACTTTCGGTTGCCGGTGTCTTGGCTTGATCGTCCAGCTCGGCGCGCCCGTTCTCGCGGTTTTGGCGGGAGCGCGTATAATGGGCGCGTTGTGGATGGTAGGGTTATCTTCTCCTGTTCCGCGTAGTCTTTTGGAGGTTTCTTATGCACTGCAATCCTTCTACTTACAACAGCGGCATTATTCCTGCCCTTGTAACGATGCAGGTGCTCAAACAGCAGGGTCGCTGGCCTGGCGCTGGCGGAGTTTACGGCGGCTATCCTATTTCACGGGTTGACGCTCGACGACGTTATGAGAGCGTGCGCGCACGTCATGAGGATGAGTCTTATCGGCGCGTGGGTAAGGGGGGCTGCTCGGATGAGGAGGTGCGCCACCTGGCGGTTCTCGCGGGCGTCACGGCTCTTTTTCTGGGTGTGGGGACGTTCGCGCTGTGTGCGTGCAGCCGCCACTGGGAAATTATTTTCATGCCGTGCGTGTTGGTCGCCGCTGGTGTTGCCGTGCTTTATGCCGCTTGGCGTATGGGACGCTCCTGACCGCTGAGATGTCGCGGGGCGCGTGGTGGGCTTGTGTTGTTGCCTGCTGCCTGGCGCGTCGCCTGTTTTGGTGTACAATGAGGGTGTTCGGGGAGGGGCGGCCCTCCTTGCCTGGTCGCGATTTGGAGTTGTTATCGTGAGTAAAAAGCTGTCATACCATCTTTTGCCTATTTCTTTGTCTGCTCAGGTGTTGGAGTGGAACGGGATGTGGCCGGGATCGCGGGTTACCAGCGTCGAGAGCGATGGTGACGATGTTAGTTGCGTCCCGATGGTCGTTCTGAGTGTTGTTGCGGCGATTTTGGGGGCTGTAACTATTGTTGCTGGTATTCGTATCCGCAACTGGGCATTGTGCGCGACAGTTGGTGCCATCCTGGCCGTTAACGGCGGTCTTTTGTATTGGGGTTTCAAGAAGTAGGGGCGCGTGAGCGTCTTTTGTGGCTTGTTTGGTTGAGAGGTGAAGTGTTGTGGGCGTCGGTCCTGCGTTAGTGGCTCTTCGGATGTTGGGTTATCGTGGTCCTTGGCCGTATGGTCGTGGGTTTGATGCCGCTGAGGATGGTGAGGCCGATCTCGGTCTTGCGTATTTTATGGGCGTTGTTTCCTTGGTGTTGTGTGTGGTTGCCTTCGCTTTGGGTGTTTATGTTCGTAGTTGGGTTCTTTGCGCGTTTATTGGCGCTTTCATGGTCGTGACGGTGTTTTTGTTGTTTCTTGTCGGTAAAGGCGAGCGTTCTTAGCGGCTGTTGGTGGCTATCCTCGTTTGATCGCGAGCGCCATGCGCGTGGGTGGTGGGGTGCGACCGCTGGTAACTGTTGTGTGCTGCCACTCATCCTTGCGTGTTTTGACCTCCGCTTTGTCATGCCTACCCCTCTGATTCGCCGTACGCGCTTCTGACGCGTTTTCAGGCGCTCCCCCCTGTGTGGTGCGTTTCGTGCCTGTTTGGCTGTTAGAGAGCCGTATAGCGAGCGAGAGAGGGATGTGTGGCCGCGTGGCGACGTGTTAATGGCGTTAGTTGCACGTTTGGTGGTGTCACTTTTACCGCGCGCGAGCATATAGTGAACGCCCAGCCCGTTTGTAGGCTGGGCGTTCTTTCGTGCGCTATCCGCTCTTACGCGGGTTCGTTCACTCCTCCTACGGGCGGCGAAACGAGGGGCTGATGCGCGTACTGTCGGCGGTGACGCTTACGTTGCCGCGCTTGATGGTGAAGTCCGGGTGTTCTGCTTTCCGGCTGTAGCGTGTGGTGTTGTTGGTGAGGAGCGTGGGGCGCAGATCACCCTCGAACATAATGTACAGCGAAATGGTTTCAGTTGTTTCCTCGTCGTCGCCGTAATAGGTGGGTTCCTGGTGCGTATCGGTCTTTTCAACCCATGCGGCGGCGATCTTCTGGCTGTTGTCGATGGCGTCTCGTGCGCGTAGCGTGATGCCGCCGCCGGTTCCGGTTTTCTTGGCGCGAGTTTCGCCGAGGATGTCGTGTGTGCGGGTTTCGTGGCGGATGGTGATTGTGTCACCGTCCGTGAGGGTGAGTGTGATGGTGCCGCCGCTTGCGGAGGTTTTCGCGATTGTGGTTCCGGCGAACATGCTGGCGAGCGCCTTTGCTGCCTCGTTGTTTGCGTCTCGGTTCATGGTGTTCATGGGGTGCGTTTCCTTTTCTGCGTTGGTGTGGTTTTATTGTAGCGCGCAGGCGCGTGTGTTGTCTACGCGCGTGAGGAGCTGCACGCTCATGTGGGAACGCCCCAGCTTTTGTTTGGCTGGGGCGTTCTTTTATGTTGGCGCGTCTTACGCCCGCTCTGGTGAGCTGCGCGCCTGTTTAGCGCCGGGGGCGCTCATATTCGGGGTCGATGTGCGCGCTGTCGGCGTGAACGGTGATCTCGCCGCGCGTGAGGCGGAAGTCCGGGGACATTGATCGCCACGTGTATTCGGTTTCGTTGCTTGTGAGGCGCGTGGGGCGCAGGTCGCCCTCGAACATCACCCACAGCTCAATGGTTTCAGTTGTTTCATTGGGCGTTTCGTCGTACTCGTCGTAGGGGGTGTGCGGCTGGTATGACTCGCGCTTTTCGACCCATGCGGTGACGAGGCTCTGTCCGTTTTTGATCGCTTCTGCCGCTCGGGATGAGATACCACCGCTAACGTATTTGCGCTCTTCCCTGATGTAGCCGCGCGCCGACGTGAGGTCTAGTTCCTTGGTTTCGTGGCGGACGGCGATGGTGTCGCCGCCTGTGAGTGTGAGGGCGATGGTTCCGCCGTTGATCGAGTAGTCCTCGATGGTGGCTCCTGCGAACATGTTGGCGAGCGTCTGTGCTGCCTCGTCGTTTGCGTCGGTGTTCATGGTGTTGGCGTCGGCGTTCATGGTGTTTCCTCTTGTTTCTTTTTGTGGTGGGGTTTGTTCTGGTTGTAGTGTATCACGCGCAGCCTGTCCGCGTCTACACGTGTGGACGTTTCGGTGTTGGTGTGTCGCGTCACGTTAAGCGCGAGCGTTGTCGGCGCGTGCGTGGGTGATGCGAGTGCTCACGCGTGGTATCATGTGAGTGATTAGCTCTACTAATGTGAAGGAAGTGCATCATGTTTCAGGCGATTTTTCTCTTGTTGCGACGACGCTGAACGCGTGGTTGGTTATCAATGAGGTAGGCAAGGGGCGGGACAAGTGGTCGAACATGTGGCTGGTCCTGTTTCTTTTCTCCCTGTCGGCCAGCGCGGCGGGCTTGGTGCGCGCTGTCATGTTGATGGGTTGACGGCGCGCTGCGTGCGTGCTCTCGCGCCTCGCGCGTACTCTCCGCGACCGCTAGTTCTTTGCGTGGTCGTGTGACAGTGCTCGTTTTTGTGTCTGGCCGCGCGTTTCCCCACCGTCTGCGCGTGGCCGCGTGACCATCTGCGTCTCGCGTGCCCGTGGAGGGGTCTGTACGCGCTTCTCGCGCCCTTTCGTGCTCTAAACGCACTCGCGCCCCTCCTGTGGCCTTACGGGCCGTGAGAGGGGCGTTTGTGTGCTTCTCTATGCCTGTCCGCGTGTGCGGTTTCGTGTTAGAGTCCGAGTTGGGCGAGGGTGGGCTTTCCTGGCGCGTTCAGCGTCGCCGGGGTGATGTCTGGCCGGTCGCCGGGGAAATCAACTGGGACGATCTGAACGCCTTCTTCGATTTCAGGGAAGAGTTGCACCCACCAGATGCATCCTTCCCATTCGCGCCAACATTCGAGCGTTGTTTCTCCGTATTCGCCGATTTCGTCTGTGAGTGCGGCGTAGTCGCCGAGTGTGACGGCGGTCTGGACGCTCAGGCCGGGGAGGTTAGTGAGCGCTTGGCAGATGAGTTCGATATTGAACCACTCGTCGCCGCGTCCAGTTTTCTTGATCTCCGCGTTGATAGCCTCTATCATGTTCACGCTTGTTCTCCTTGGCGTTTTATTGTCTACGTTTAGTTCTAGTATATCATGGATATGGCGCGCGGGCTTGTTAGAGTCCGAGGTCGGCGAGGGCGGGTTCCTCGTCAATATCGTCGTAGGCGTCAACGATCAGGCGTTCTGCTTCGGTCATGTAGGGTGGTTCGTCGCTGCCGGGCGCGTCTACTTCGCGGATGAGGGGTTCGCTGGTTCCGGGAGCCTCGTCAAATGTGACGTGCCAGACGCGGCCCTCCCATTCGCGCCAGCATACGGTGGTGACATACTGCTCAACATCGTCGTTGGTGTACCACGTTTCGGTGACGATGGTGCGCGGAACCGTGTAGTCGTAGAGGCGGATGGCTGTGTCGGCGCTTGCCTGTGGGTGGCGTGCGAGCCAGTTGCAGGCTGCTTCGATGTTGAACCAGCGTGGGTCGCGCCCGGTTTTGTTGACGGCGCTCATGACGCGGTTTTTGATGTCTGGTGTGATGGTGGCCGGGTAGGAGGTGTGCTTGTCGGTAAGGTTACTCATGATACTTTTCCTTTCTTGGTCGCGTCGCTTATAGTATAGCGCGTGCGTGTGGTGCGCTCCCACTGTTACGCGTGTCCAGATTGTGTTGCGCGTCGCCTGCGTGTCATGTAGAATGATTGTTGTCCGTGAGAAACCGGTTGTTAGGCAAGTGGAAAGGGTCAGAAATGTCGTACAATCCTATTTTTGATGCGATGCGTCAGGCGCGCGAGGACGCGAACGCGGCGCACGGTCGTGTTGATGAGGATGGTGAGGGGTTTGCGTTTGGTATGGGGCTGCTTGCTGGCACCTTTGCTCTCGTGTTTTCGTGTATCGCTGCGAAGTGTGGAGGTTTGTTCCCGTGGATTGTGACTGCTATTCTTGCCGTCTTGTCTGTGGGGTCGTTCTCCTACTCGTTCCACCTTTTTAAGAGTGGGTATGTAGATGACGCTGATGGCGACGATCCCGACAAGCGTTAGCGTGCGCTGTGGGTAAGGATGTAAACCATCGCGCTAAACAGCGCGGTGGCTTCCTTGTTTGTTGACACTCATAGGGCATGTTTCCGCCCCGCCGCCGTAAGCGCGAGTTGGTGGCAGGTGTCATGTCTGTCCCTCTTTTTGCTCTGGCGGGTAACCTGTTTATGCTTCCCGCAAGAAGGGTGATTGGCGCGCGTATGCGTTCATGTTGCGCGGTGAGAGCTTCCGCGTATAATGGTTACTGGTGGCGCGTGAGGCGCCGAAGCGTTGAAGGAGTAGTAACAATATCGAGTTCGAGCATCATCCCGATCCTTGTCAGTCAGAGGATGATTCGCGACAGTGCTCGTCGTCAGGCGACGCTTGCTGACGAGTACTGTGAGGAGACGCAAGCGGCGCGAGCGTGTGACGATGAGGATTCTGCCGGTAATCTTTTTGGCATGGGTCTTTTCGCGGTCGGGTTCGGATGCGCTGCTGTACGGGATAGTGGGTGGTTCCCCTGGGTTGGGGTCGCTGTTTTCGCCCTTTTGTCGGGGTTGATGTTTTTTGCCTCTTACCGCCTTTTTAAGGGCGAAGGTGAAGATGGCTCTGAGGATAGCGGTTCTGAGAGTTAGCGCTCCGTGGGATGGTGAGTGAAGGCCCTGCGCCCAGCGGCGTGGGGTTTTCTGTTGCCCGCGCCCCGGTTCCACGTGCGCGCTTCCCGTGCGCGTGGGGCGCGTTTTCTGGTGGCTATTGTGGTGGTGTTGGTGTGTTCGCGCGTATCTTGTGATGAGCTTTTCTACCCCGCGCGCGGGCTTGTTTTCTTATGGTGGTGTGGAGGTTTTCTGGTGGCTGTGAAGTGGCATGTAAACGGCGAGAAGAAGCCGGGGAAGTGTAGTGCGAGGAAGGGGCAGTGTCCGTTTGGTGCGGATGCGCCGCATTACGGGTCGAAGCGTGAGGCGCAGGCTGCGGCTGAGGAGCTGATTGCGCGCGAGGCGGCTGGTTTTGGAGGGGAAGCAAAAGCGTCTGCGCTCACCGAGTGCGAGGATGGTTCGGGTCTTGCCGTGGACGCGGCGGGCCGCTGGTATCGTGACGGCGCGCTGGTGGAGAACATGGTGGAGGCCGTGGGCGATGCGGGTGAGCCGGTAATGCTCACGGACGATGAGTTCTGTGGGTCGGTGGTCAGCAATGCGGAGACGGATGTGCGTATTCATGCTGGCCGCATTAACGATCTTGTGAACGTGGGCTGCGACGCTAATCACGGTGATGGTATGAACATGTCGATGATCGGCGGTGACGTGACCGTTGAGCGGGCGTTTGGTGTGAGCGTCGGTTACGTGGGTGATGACGCGCATGTGGGTTTGTTGACGGGGCATAGGGGTCCTGGTGACGATAGTCCGTTTGGTGTCTTGTCTCAGGTGGATGACATGCGTGACCGTGCGGTGATTGATACGGTGTCTGGTGATACGCGCATTTTCGGTATGATGGGTGAGTCTCGTGTTGGCGTGGTTGATGGCGGGGCGAGCGTGGATGAGATGAGTGGTAAGTCGCGCATTGACGTGGTGGCCTCTGGCGGTGGCGTGGATTACATGCTGGGTGACGCGAGTGTAGGTAAGGTGCGTGGGCGCGCTAGTATGATGCGTGATAGTTCGCATGTTGATTACGTCATGGATGGCGGTTTTGTTGAGGAAGTGCATGATGACGCTTCTGTCGATTCCGTTACTTTTCGTGGGCGCGTGAAGGGCGTTTACGAGGGTGGGCGGGTTGCTCTTGTTGACGCTGGTGGCGTCGTGGAACACGTGTCGGGTAGCGCGCGCGTAGGCTCCGTGGATTCTGGCGGTCGCGTTAATAAGGTTGATGGTAAGGGCGCTGCTGTGATGAATGTGGGTTCTGGTGGCCGTGTGGGTGCTGTGACTGGTGGCGGCGTGGTCGTTGACGTGGGCATCTCTGACGCAACCGAGCCGTGCGTGGTGGAGTCGGTGGACTCGTCCAGTAAGGTGAGTTTGCTTGACTGCTGGGCTGATGTGACGTATGAGTGTGGGGAGAGTAACGTGTCTGCGGCTCGTGCTCGCGAGTTTGTGGTGAAGCGGCTGAGCGACGACGCGACGGGCATTGGCGGCGAGTGTTTGGCGCGTGCGAACGGTGACAACCCGTTTGAGCGCTCGAATGTGCGCCTGCGTGTGCGTGACGCGGAGGGGCGTGTCGTTGATGTTCCTGACGTGGATGGGGTATTGTCTGCGTTGACTGAGGTTGATGACGATGAGCGTGAGTTGATGTGGGAGAGCATGATGGGTTCCACGGATAGCAAGTAAGCAGGGCTGGGTTACCTGGGTTTGTTATACTCGCGCGGTTTTCTCGCGTTCACGCTCTGGTTGTGGCGCGCTGTAGGTAGAGTGATGCCCCGCACGCACGCGTGAGCTGTTTGTTCGCGTGCGTGGCGACTGTTGCGCGTGCGCGAGCGCGTCGTGTGCGGCCACGAGCGCGGGGAAGCGAAACAGTTTGGTGGCGGGTGTAGCTGAGGTGCGCGTGTGACTTATAGGGAAATGGAGAGGGGCGCAGGCGATTTGTGGGTCTGCGCCCCTCTCCTCATGTTCGACCGCGCGCGTTTGTTTCGCTGCCCGCGTGCCCTCTCGGGCGTTTACTTGTGCGGTAGGCGAATGGTGGTGTGGGTGGCGGCTGCTTCGCCGTTGATGGTGCGTCCGTCGCTGTGTTCGATGGTGAGTCCGTGGTGAGCGGTGCGCCCGCTATAAACGCTCGTGTAGAGGGCGACGGGTGTGGGGTGGCCTTGGATGGTGGCATGGAGTGTGTAGGCGCTGGTTTCGCGCCTGTTTCGCCTGGTGGTGCCGTTCGCGGTGGCGTCGCTGTTGGCGCTTTCGCCCGCGTCTGCTCCCGTGTTGGCGTTATCTTGTTCGATCATGGGTTGGGGGGCGTCGGCGCGTCCTGGTTGTTCGCGGGTGTCTTGGACGCGAGTGTGGGTGACCCACGCGTGTGTGATGGGGCCGAGCGTTTTGCCGGGCGTGATGGTGGTGGCGTGTCCGCCTGCTGGTCCGTTGTTGTCGCGCTTGTGGTTGTTCAGGGTTGCGTGGATGGTGACAATGTTGTTGTCTTCCCCCTCGCCCGCGCCCGTGCTATCGCTTTGGTTCTCGTTTGCGACTGCGTCCGCGAGTGCGCCTGTGCCCTCGCCCGCGAGCGTGCCTCTTGTGAGTGTGAGGACGCCGCCGCCCGCTGCCGTGATGGTTTCGCCGACTAGCATGTCGGCGAGCGCCTGTTGCTCGCGCTTGACCCATTCGTTGATCTGGTTCTGTGTGAGTGCTACGCGGATGGTGGCGAGGGGCTTGCTCCGGTCGCGTGGTGTGGCGAAGGTGCCGGTGGTGATGTCGGCGTGCCCGGTGCGGATGGTGGCGGGCATGGTTTCGCCTTGGTAGAAGAGGACGAGTGCGAGGCTCGTGATGGTGCCCGCGTGGCTCACGTTGGCGTGGAGGTGTGCTCGTTCGATGATGCGCCTGTCGGCTTTTGCGCGCGGCTGCGTGAGCGTGTCTTGGTTGTCGTCGTTTGCGCTCGTTGTGTGGGCGGTTACACCAGCGGTGTCGCCGTCTCCTAGCGTGATGGTGAGGTGGGTGCCGTCGCTGAGAGTGATGACGTGGCCGTTGTCGCGTCGGACGTAGCGGCCGTGGAAGAGCTTGTAGAGGGTGGCGGCGAGATGGTCCTCGTCGCTGGCGGTGTATTGTGTGGCGCGTGCTGGTGCGAAGCCGTGTTCGATGTCGTTCCACGTGTTCATGGTTGGTCGCTGTTCCTTTCGGTTGTTTTCTGTTTGTTCTTGTGTGCGCTGGTTGCGTGTTGTCTCCCGCGCGCGTGTGGCGAAAGCCGGGGCGTTCTATACGCTCGCGTGGGCGTTTCCCATTTCGCGCGCGTTTTTCTGCTCGTCATGGTACCATGGTGTTGTTGCTGCTGGCAAAGCATGATTGTAGGAGGTTATTGTGGACGGTTTCGTGCCTGGTGAGAGTATGAGCAGTAGCGAGGCTGCCGAGGCGGCTGCGTTTGCGGTGATGTCGCCTGTCATCGTCGAGATGAGTGATGAGGAGTTTGAGGAGTTTATGGCCATCGTAGAGGGCGACCCGGCGGCCGATGAGCGTCTTGAGCGTTTGTTTAAGCGGCCTTCTCCGGTTGGCCGCCACGTGGAACTTAGCGAGTAGGCTGCGCGTCGTCGCGTGGGTGTCTGCTGCGGGTTTGTGAGGAAAGAGAGTTTGTATGTCGCTGCTTGCTGTGACTGTGGACGCTGACCCGTCTGCTGTTGTTGACGCTGTGCGTGCGGTGGGCTGGTATGGCGTGGACGCGTGTCATCGTCTCGCGTGTTCTGGCGGGTGCTATGACGCGCTTTCTTCCGTTGACGCGGTTGATGCGTGCTGTGACGCCTGTGGGTTGCGCCCTGTTGTGGAGGTGTCGTTGTGCGCTCAGCCGGGCATGGTTGACCGTGATGTGTTGGCGTGCGTGGAGGAGGGCGACGTGCTGGTGTTTGAGGACGACCCGAGCGTGTCTCCCGTGTTGTTTGCGGTTTCTCGCTCGATGTGGGAGGGCGCTTTGGTGAACGCGCCTGCGTGGCGTGAGTTTGTGGTGGCCGCTGGCACGTGTGGTTGCCAGCGGCGGCGTGTGGAGGTTGCTACGGTGGCGGCTCGTGAGTTGTTGCGTGGTGGCCGTGTTGATTCGTGAATTGTCTGTCTGCGTAGCACGTGCGCGTGCGGGATTGTTGAGGGGAGGTGTGGTTGTGTCTGTTGATGAAGTGAACACGTCTGTTGATGACGCTGACGTGGAGGTGTTTCGCAATATGCGTCCGTCGGTTGTTATTACGCTTGACGATGCGGAGCATGAGGAGTTCATGCGCATTGTGGAGAGTAAGCCGGTGGCGGATGAGCGCTTGGTTCGCCTGTTCAAGCGTCCGTCTCCATTTGGGCAGCACGTAGAGTTGAGCGAGTAGCGGCTAAGCGGTCGAGCACTGGCGCGCGGCGGTGGCTTGTCGCCTCGGCTGTGAGTGCCCGCGCGTGGGTGGCGCGTGTGAGCGTGTGGTGTTTCTGCCACAGCGCTTGCGCGCGCCGCACGTTTTTGCGTGCTATACTTGTTGTTAAAGAAAAACGCGCTTACGACCCATAAGGCGTGCAGGCGAGAAAGCAAAGGAACGCAAGCAATGGCTATCAACGAGGCTGAGAAGAGCCTGTGGCTGATCGGCACGGGCGGTGAGGTCCATGTGGGCGACGAGGCGGCGCTTGCCCGCGAGGTGAAGCGCACTCTCGGAGGCAAGGACTTGTCTCGCGGGTTTATGACCGCGTGCGCGGACCTGTTCTTCAAGGCGCTGGGTGATGAGTACGCGTTCGTTCCCGAGGGTGAGTTGGCTCGCGCGATGGGTGCTGCCGCCCGTATTCACGTGTTGACGGCGCTTGCTAATGAGGTGGCTGTGTCGATGGAAGGTGACGATGAGATGCGTGAGGTGGAGGTTGCGTCTGCGTGGCTTGCTGGCGCGCTCACGCGCTCGGTAGCGTCGCTTGTGGAGCGCGCTCGCCTGATCGGTTCCGCCCCGGTGCCGGAAGCTGTGGCGACTGCGTGGGCGGTCGGTAAGGCGTTGACCGGCCAGTACATTCGCACTGTTTCCAACATGTGATGCGATTGTCGCGTGATGGAAGGTGACTAAGTGCTACGGATGATTGATTGTCGCGCTGGCGGCGAGCGAGACGTTGACTTGGCCGAGTTGGCGCAATGCGACGTGTTCTACGATGAGGGCGGCGTGTACGTACCGCTCGCAGACGTTGAACGGGCACCCGCGTATCGTCACTGAGATGGGTCTTATATGCTCGTTTGGGGAGATTGAGTACGCGTTCAAGGCGAACGGGCGCGTCCCGAAGTTGGTGCGTTATCAGGGAGTGTGGGCGCATGATGGCGTTTGATCCACGTTCGGGTGGGGTACGGGACTTTGACTTGTGTCAGGGTGACGTGTTCGAGGCCGGTAACGAGGTGTTTTTGGTCACGTTGTCAGGCGATTTGTCGCTGCGCGTTGTTGATATGTTTGGTCGTTCGCGTTCGGTTGACGAGTGTGAGGCTGAGTGGTGTACTCGTGGTGTTGTGCCTGAGATGGTGCGTCATATTGGCGCGTGGAGGTTTGAGTAATGATCGTGGGTTTTCGCGAGTACGACGGCAAGCCTAGCCCTGAGTGGTTGGAGGTTGGGGCCGTGTTGGTTGGTCCCGATGGTGTTCAGTACGAGAAGGTCAAGGTTGGTAGCTATAGTTCGCGGTGGAAGGTTGTTGGCGACCAGGATGAGAGCGTGTCTAGTGAGCGCATGTGTGAACTGGTGGGTGACGGTGCGGGGTGGATGATCGCTGAGTGTTGACGCGGTGGCTGTTGGTTTGGCGCTCATGGGGGACATTGTGTGCGGCGCTGCTCTCTCGGTCGAGGCTAGTGATGACATGATGGGTGAAGCATTGCGTATTGCTGATGGTGCGCGGTTGATCGCTGCCGCGTCTTGTGACTTGCCCTGACGTGCGGGGGCATCCGTGAACACAACCCTGGTGTAGTGGCGTGCGCTTCGCCTCGCGTGATCGCGCGTCGCGGCTGCGTTCTTTGTCTGGCTCGCTGCACGGTCGTTTAAGGCGATGTGAGGGCGCGGGTGGCATGTGGGCGCGCTCGCGGCGTGAAAGCGTGTGAGAGGCGCGTCTGGACCCCGTATCAGGGGTGCTGCGGGTTGGGCGGCGCTCGCGGGTTGCGTTCGTGGGCGAGGGTGTTTGCACTGGGGCGGCCGCGTGTGGCGCGCGTGAGGTTTTGACCATTTGTTCGCGCGCGCGTATAGTAGAGCGCAACTGTAAGTGTAGCATCCGTGTTGGGTGCGCGAGATTGGAGTTTGTATGCCGAAGTCAAAGGTTCGTGCGAAGCGTCGTAAGGCGCTGAAGGGGCGGTCGTCGCGTGGTGTTGGCGACGCTTACATGAGTGCGACCGATTATGGACGCGCGTCGGAGTTTACAAACGGTTCGCCTGTTCGCCTCGTTTTTGTGCGAGAGTCTGAGTTTAAGCGGGAGGTCGAAACCTATAAGAGGCGCATGTTTATTGTCGGTTCGGAGCTTGGTAGCTTTGGGGCAAGCCTCGTCGAGGTAATCGCCGACGTTGACGGAATGTCGCGCGATATTGTGGATGGTATTCCAGTTGAAGCGATTGTTCATAAGGTAGTGGGAGATTTGTTTTCTGGCTCTCGTTCTCAGGGCACTGCTCACAAGCCATTCGTACAGTTTTTCTTTGATGGGGTGCGGCTGACATATGAGGGCATTATTGATTACTTGCGTGATGGTCGCGTGAGCGCCGATATGCTGGTGAGGGTGCGCCATGCGGTTGACTTGGCGGATAGTTTGGACGTTAAGGCCGCTGAGGCGTGGAGGCGAACGCTTGACCGTTGCATTGAGGATGAGCGCTCTGCGGCTTGGTGAGGTTTTGGCGCGCGTGCGCCTCTTGCGCTATTGTGTTGCTGGCGAGGGGCGCATGTGCCTTAGTGTGTTGTGAGCGGCGTGGAGTTGACGGGTATGTTGGAGTATTTTCTGAACAACGGTCTCCTGAGTGAGGGTGAGTCGCTTGATGGTGCGCGCTTTTCATCCGCTGTCTCTGCCGTGTCGTTGTCTGAGGGTGAGGCTGCGTGCTATGGTACGGTGAGTGTGCCGGGCGTGTTTGTGCCGTTGAAGTTTGGCGGTAAGGAGCCGCGTTGGCGTGTGGCTCCCACTGACTCTAACGACCGTCTTATTCGATCTGCTTTGCCGAGTGTGCCGAGTGTTGAGGCTGCTGCCGGTGATGGCGAGTTCATGGTCACGTCGCCTAACGTGCTTGTTCTTGACTTGGACTTTCACGACAAGGGCGACAAGGCGGAGCATAAGAAGTTCTACTATGATCTGCGTGCGCTGACGACAGAGTTGACTGGCGCTGAGCGCGTGTTTGCGTCGCGTACTGGTTCTGGTGGCGTTCACGTGACTCTGTTTGTGCCCGATGAGGTGTATGAGGCGTATCCGCTGGTGGAGTTCGCGCTTGGTCGCGGGAACGGTGCGAACAATGCTTCCCGGACTGTTGGCGGTCGCGCGTGGCAGGTGTTCGCGGCATCCGTATTGGGTGATGCTGGCGCGGGTCTGATGGGTCGCGTTGATGTGATTGCGGGCGGTAAGAAGGTGGGTGCGCGCGCTGACGGTGCGCGTAAGCTCCCCAAGGATGCGCTCCCTGACGACGATAGGTACAGTGTGATTGTGCCCGATCACGTGTTTTGTGGCGTGAGCGAGGCCGATGCGCTGGACGCGTATGACGCTTACCACGAGTTGTATCGCGCAGGCGACGCGGATGCGGCTGTCGAGGCTGTTCGCGGCGTGTTCCCCCCTGTTGGCTCGCTGTCGATGGATGCTGCGCGTCGTTTGAGCGAGTGCGTGGAGCGTGAGCTGAACGCACCCGAGTTGAAGAAGTTGACGAAGGCTGATAATGAGCTTGTTGTTGCGTCTCCTCGCTTGTTTGACGCGTTGCCCCAGCGCGTGCGCGCTTTGGTGGCTTCTGGCTCCCGCGAGTTGACGGCTTACGGGCTGCCTGCTGTGGATGATAGTGTGCTGAACGGTGGCACTGTGCGCGCTATGGGTGTGGCGAACGCTCTTGTTGAGGACGGCGTGGTTGACTCGTTTAATGACGGCGTGGTGCTGGTGGAGTCGGCGCGTTTTGCTGTGTGTGAGGGTAGTGTGAATCCTCTCGTGTGGGGTCCGTGGGCTGGTAAGCTGTCCCCGGTTCAGTGTGGCGCTCTCGTGCGCTCAGCGTTGTGTGAGCGTGGCGCGCTGCCCGCGTGGGGTGCGGCGCGCGGCCTGATGGACCCCGCTGTTGTTGCTTTGTCTGATGAGGCGCTGGACGGCGTGGCGTTGCCTGATGGTGTTGCAGATTCTGGGTTCCCGGCGCTTGGCGCTCAGCGTGAGGCGGATGTGGAGTCGGGTTTGGATAATGCTGGCCGCGTGGCTGTGTTGGCTGACTCGTGTGTGGAGAAGGTGAAGGCTGAGCGGCGCAGTAACAAGGATAGTTACAAGTCGTTTAAGTCTTGCCGTAGTTTGGTTGCTGCTCGTGGCGTGGGCGCTGTTGACGCGTTGTCTTTGGTGGATGCGGCAAGGCGTGCGGGTTGGTTTAATGACACGTCTGGTCGTGACGTGTTTACGCTGGGCGTGAAGTGGGCGACCATGATTGGCCGCGTCCAGAACGCGTGCCGTAATGGCGTGGACTTTGAGCGCTCGTGGGGGTTTGTGACGCGCACGTTCGCTGAGGTGATGGCGGACGGTTCTCTTCCGTTTGAGGATCACGTGTTGTGGGCGATGCGTCGCCGCAGCGGTGTGCGCGTGGAGTATTCGAGTGCGGACGTGGAGGCGGCTCATCGTCTGCTTGCTGAGGCTGCACGCGAGCGCGAGAGCAACGGTGGTGGGGAGCGCGTGTTTGGCGGCGACCCTGCTCGCGTCTGGTCGGCTGATCGCGTGATGGCGGGGCGGGCTGCGCTGATGGCGCGTCTTGTTCCCGGCGGTGTGCGTGTGGAGGGCTGCCAGGGTATTCTGGTTGCTGCTCTAGGCGAAGGCGGGGGCGCTGATGGGGGTTCTCGTGTGGTGCCGGTGCGTTTCTTGTCTCCCGATGTGGTGGAGGCTGTGTTTGGTCGTTTGATGCGTGCCGGTGATAACGCTGCCGCGTACCTCGTCCTGTTTGAGTGGGCGGGGGCTTGCTGCCGCGTACTGTCGCGCGCGTTTAAGTCCAGCGTGAACAGCGGCGGGTCTGCTGGTTCTGCTGCTTCCGCTGATTCTTCCGATTCCGCTGGTGAGGATGGTAGAATTGAGGCTGATCGTCTTGCCCGCAAGGCTCGTGACGGTTTCGCAGCACTTGGGTCTCGCGGCCCGCAGGGCGCTCTCATGGTGAGTGAGGCTATCCGCGCTGTCGTGGAGGAAGCTGAGGCGCAGTTGCGTGGTGAGCGTGAGGGGCGCGGCCAGTCCCGCACGGTGACGACGCGTGCTATGCGTGACGCTGTGGCTTTCTTGTCGCAGTTGTGGGGGTTGTCTGCGCAGGGGGCGACGGCGCGCCTGTCGGGTAGTCGTAAGCGCCTGCGCAGGTGGTTGCGTCGTGCTCTGGGTGTGGAGGCTGAGGGTTTGTCGGCTCAGCAGTTGAATGAGCGTGTGAAGAACATGATGCGTCTCCTGCGTGACGCTAGAGTGCTGCAATTGGCTGCGTTGCAGCGTGCTCCCCGTCGTGGTGAGGCTGGCCGCGCGAGCGTGTATTCTATTGACCCGCGTTTCCTGAGTGTGGGCGCGGGTACCGTGCGTGCGTTGGGCGCGTTGCGTGGCCTTGTTGTTGCTCCTGTGTCTACAAAGTTCACTGAGGGGTGCGCGTTGGATATGCGCCTGGGTGACGGTGACATGGTGCTCGTTGATGGTCGCACGCTGGATGAGTGGGATACGTTGGGTGGCTCGTGGCTTGACATGGTGCCCGGTCGCGCGTCTAAGTCTCGTGTGGCGTTGCCTGGTCGTTTGCTCAGTGGTGAGGATCGTGCGGCGTTGGATGGTTTGTTTGGTGGCCTGTTGGGCGCGTTTGGCTTGGGCGGCGGGTCCGGCGCGGCTGCTGGCTTGTTTACGCCAGATCAGGCTCGTCGTATTGTGTCTGCTGGGTTGGAGGCGGCGTCGGTGTCTGGTCGCGAGTTGTTCTCTCACCAGGTGGCGGTCTCTGACCTGTTTGCAATGGCCCGTCAGGGCGTGGAGGGCGTGCGCGTGGTTGCGGGTACGCCGACGCCGCACATGGTGGAGTCTGGTTCGTCGAAGTCTGGCGCGTCTCGCCAGGTTGAGGTCGTGCGTCGTGAGGTTGCGCGCGGCGCGTGGGATGGCGTGGAGCCTGGGACGAGCGAGTACGCTCAGCGCACGGATGAGGTGTTCAGTAACCCTGAGCGTACGCCGTCTCACCAGTTGAAGGATGGCGGGAATAGCGCTCAGGTTCGTGAGCTGTATGTTCCTGTGGTTGTGCTCGTGGCTGAGGGTAGCCCGTTGCTGGCTGATGAGCGGTTTGCTCGCGTGATGAATCAGTCGTTCCCCGAAAGTGGGGAGCGTGGCATGGTCATGTACGCTGCCGTGTCGCTGGTGGATGCTGGTGGTGCGGCTGCGTTTGCTACGTCGGGTAATCGTTCGCGTAAGTATTTTGAGGTGTTTGCTGCTGCTGTTGCTTCTGCGATTGCCGGGGGCGTGAGGTCCGGGTTGGAGTTGACGCTGGGTGTGCGTTCCCTGTTTTCTCAGTTGTGTGCGGCGCATGAGGTCGTGGACGCGTTGGATGGCGGCTACATCCTGGCTGGCGGTAATGGCGTGAATGAGGCTGCTCTAGCCGGTGTTAGCGAGTGCGTGGCGGGCTTGTCTGCGCGTGTGTTGGAGTTGGCTGCGGTTGGTTTCGATGAGGCGCGTCCTGGTTTGGTGAAGTTTGTGACGGACACTGAGCGCGAGCGTCTGAATGGGTTGAGTGAGGCCGAGCGGGCGGCTGAGGCTGCGAAGCGTCTTAATGGGCTTGCGTCTGTGGTGGACTCGTTGGGTGAGTATGCTCCTGATGGCGTGGATGCTGATGAGTGGGTTGCTCGCCTGCTCGCGGCTGCGGTTATTGCGTGGAGTAATTCGGTGACGTCTCGTGTGGCGCGCGCTGACGGTAGCCCGGTGTGCGCGGTGTTGTTGCGCGTACTCAGTGGCGTGTCGGCTGCGTTTGCTGGTGGCGGGGTTGGCGCGGTGCCTGAACCTGTTGGTTGGGTGTTGCGAGCGTAGCGTGGCTGCGCCGCCCCGTGTGAATTGAATACTCTGGCTTGTTTCCCTGGCATCCTTGTGGTGTGCGGGGTTTTCGTGTTTGTCTGGCGGCTTTTTCGTGGGTGTTTTCGCCTGGTTTTTGTCTACATGTGTGGAGGTTGCGGGGTGCGCTTCGTGCGTTTGTGGGTGGGGTTGTGTCTCTCGTGTCTGCTTGTTGGGTGTGTCTTGTATGTTTTTCCCCGTGTCATTATTGCCTAAAGATAGAGGGTGGGGGGTGAGGAGGGGCGAGCTTTTTCACCTGTTAATACTTAGCCACGCGATTAGTGCATCGTCGTAGTTTCCTGCTCAGCCGCGCGTTTATCACCGTTAACACCCGGCCACGCGATTAGTGCATCGTCGTAGTTTCCTGCTCAGCCGCGCGTTTATCACCGTTAACACCCGGCCACGTGCCTGACTTTCCCTTTGTTAACACACAGTCCTGACGGACAACCCGTTGCGCGAGGTACTTAAATTGTTGAAATACCTGTTTTTGGACGTAAAAACGGGCGGGACGCAACCTTTCATGTGCTTGGTTGCGTCCCGCCGTAACTGTTGACGCGCGTTGCTTGCTTGCTACCTGCTATGGGCGGGTGATGGTGTGGCGCGTGGTTGCGCCGTACCACTTAAAGATGAAGTCGAGCGCATCCTGCGCGTCGTATGGTGCGCCAGAGTGGTCCGTTTCGTACCCGTTGATGTTGTATGAGCGTTCGTCGATGCGGCGCACGGTGACGGACGTGTACTTGTCACGCATGGTGAGCGTAGCGCCTACGGTGAAGTTGTCCTCGATGTCGTCACTGTTGATGTCCACCTGCTCGCCGGTTTCTTCGTCGGTGAAGGTGGTGTCCTCGTCGGCGTAGAAGTGGTAACGGGAGCCGACCCACATTTCGCCCACCTGTGTGAGCGCGGTGCTCTCGGGCGTGGTGTAGGGCGTTTTGGTGAGGGGAACGCGCATACCAGTGGTGGTGGTGCCGTAAACGGTGCCGTCTCGTGAGATGGTGACGGCAATGTATTCGGTGTCGTTGGTGGCCGCCGTGATGTGGGGCGCGTAGGGGTTCACGTCGATGCGCACGAGAACGGTGTTGTGGATGTTGCCGTGTTCTTGGAACCCAATGACGCTTGCGCTCTGGAAGATGCTGTCGATCCTCATGGGCGTGTTGAAAAGAATGGTGGTCTGCATGAGTGCGCTTTCTTTCCGTGGTGGTGTTTGTCGTTGGTACATACACAGTGTATCACGCTAATGCCTCTCGTGTCTACATGTGTAGGGGCGTGACGGTGTGGCGCGTAGCTCTGGTGGTGGCGGTGTGGCCGCGTTTCCGAGCTTATTCCGTTGGCTGATGACATGTGTAAGTGTCCGCGCGTGAGCGTGGTGCGTGAAGTGGACGCGTTTGGTGAGGCGAGGAAGCGCCGTCAGCGCGTGGTTGTCACCGTCACGAGCGAGGATGTGCTGTGGGATGTGGATGCTCTCAGTGCCGAGGGCATCGTGAGTAGTGTCACTGTGGGGCGCGGCGTGTTGACGATTTTCATGCTGGGTGCGCCTGACGGTGATGGCGCGCATCCGACGGTGTGCTTCGAGTTCCCGATGAGTGTCGTTCGTGGCTTTTCTGTGGGTGAGCGTCCGATGCTGCGTCATGTGGATTGGCGTGAGGATGGCGGGTTCGCTTACGCGCTGCGGTTCACCGGGAGCAACGGTGAGATGGGTGCGGATGAGGCGGCTGCAAGGGTGCGCGAGTATGGCGGGTCGTGTTGGGGTTTGGATGAGGCGGTGGAGTGCGAGCGCGCGTTGAACGAGCGTTTCCCTCTGAGTGATGGTAAACTGGTGTGAGTGGCGGATGATTCCGCTCGCCGTGTTCTGTAGGAGGAGTTAGTTAAGGTGATGGTGTTACCTTTTGTAGTCCCTATGCACACATTTTCTGATGAGGGTGAGCCGTTGACGGAACGCGAGGAGCTGCGTAGGTTTATGGTGCGCGTGGTTTCGTTTGTTATTACTGTGCTCCTGATTCACTATTTCCTCGTTCCTAATCCGCTGATTGAAGATGTTGAGAGGGCGCTCACGTGGAGTGAGAATGTGAACACGGTGACGGTGTACGATACGAATGGCGTTGAATCGTCCACGCTGTCTGGCAACTGTTATATCGTGGGCGATAGTAAGGTGAGCACTCATGGCGGCTCGCGTCCCGGTCCTCTCACCATTAGGTGCCACGATGGTGATGTCGTGGTTTCCTATCGCGTTGTTGAGGGTGCGTCGGTGACTTTGGAGAAGTCGGGCGGCTCGTTTGGGTTCGAGGAGTCGCGGGCGACTATTCGTGAGGCGGGTTCTTCTGTTGCTGTCGGGCTGTCTGAGTCCGGTGGTCGCGGCGGCGTGTGATGGTGTCGAGCCGCCGCCGCTGACGCGGGGCGGCAGTTAGTTGAGTGTGTGGCGGGGTGTCTCTCATGTGGGAGCGCCCCGTCGCTCTGTTGTGGTGTGCCCGGTTACGCGCGGCGATGCTGTTCGGTGCGCGTCTATTGTTGTCGTAGGGGCAAGGTGCATTTGGTTAGCACGCCTGCGGTGGCAGATGCGCTGCGGGTATTGTATGCGTTTCGCGCCTGTTCGTGTTTGTTTTGTTCGTTTATGAGGTGTTTATTAGCGTCTGTTCGTGTTCGTTTTGTTGATGGTTTTGTTGGCGTGTCTGATGCTCGTTTGTTTCATTCGCGTTCTGTTGCGTACAAGTGTTACTGGTTGGCGCGTGACGTGTTCGGTTATGGTGAGGAGTCTGCGCGTGTGGCGTATATGGCCGGGTGGTGTCATGACGCGGGGTACGCGTTTGCGCCGACGCAGCTCGATCACGCTGAGGCGGGTGGTGTGATTTTGGGCGATGCGGGGGCGTCGTTCGCTGACGCTGTGCGGTCTCACGGTGACCCGAATGTGCCCCCGATGAGTGACCTGTTGCTGATTGTGAATGCGGCTGACATGATGTGTGGGCCGGATGGTGTTCCGGTGTCGTTTGATGAGCGCCTGTCTGATGTGGAGGCGCGTTATGGCGTGGGTTCGCGTCAGGCGGTTGACGTGGGTGCGATGTTGAGTGTGTTGCGGCGCGAGTTGGAGATGCGGGGTGTGAGTGTGGCGGCTGCTGAGCGTGCGGGCGTTGAGCGCGTAGACGTATCGAGGGCCAACGTGGATGCGGCGGACAGTGAGGGCGTGGGCGGGGTCGCGGAGGGTGCCGACGATACGGTAGATTCGCTGTAAGCTCTTCTCGCGGCCTTTCGCACGCCCACCCCTCCCAGTACACATTTCGCGCTTGCGAGGCCGTCAGCGGCGTGTACAGGGTGGTTCTCGCGGGCGTCAGTGGGCGTGGCGCGTTGTTGAGCTTGAGTGGGCGGTTGTGGGCGTGTTGAGGCGTTTTCGTGTGGGAGCATACGCGGCGTAACGTCCCGTAGCCTCGCTGGCGTGTCGGGTAGCATGTCGTGCGTCTACGCGCCGCATGTGGTATAGTAGATGGTGTCGGGCGGGGTTCCGCCGCTTAGTCTTGGCATGTATGGAAAGAGGAAGAAAAATGGCTGCTGGTACGATTCGCATGATGACATTCCCCGACGGTTGCGTCGTTGAAACGAAGTTGAGCCAGATTCCCGCTGGTTCGCTGCTTGCCTTCAATGGTGATGTGTTGTTCCGCCACTATGACGATGTTACTGACCGTTACGTGTGGACGAGCGGTGGCGGTGATCGTTTTACCGATGCTGGTTTGCAGGAGGCTCTGTCGGATGACGGCGCGCTTCCGGTTGTGTTGCGTTACAAGTGACCTAACTCGCGTGGGCGGTTGACTGTCTGCGATGCTTCGTCCCCGCCACCGTGTTTGCGCGTAGCGGGGACGAGTGCTATTGTGGTGGCGTTGGCAAGGTGCGCGAGTGGACGAAGCGAGCGGTCTCGAAAGCCGTAGCACCCGACTGGGTGCCCAGGGTTCGAATCCCTGTCTTGCCGCTGTGAGCGCGTGTGCGCTTGTGTGGTGAAGCCCCGCCGGGCGCTCTTGTGGAGCGTGTTTCCGGCGGGGCTTACTCGTTACTGGTTGGCGCGTCCCTCGCTGTGGTATTCGAGTGCGGACACGCGGCGCGTGTCTTTGTGGCTTTCGACGACGATGCGTGTGGGGAGCGGTGTGCCGCCTACGTGTCGTCGTTTCTCGCCCGTCTGTGGATTGTTAACGAGGAAGCGTATTTGCTCTGGGTAAATGGTGGTGGTAGATTCCTGGAAGCGTCGGCGTGACCACGCGCCCGAGGGCGTGGTGTGCTCGGTCCAGCGCCGGTAGGTTGCGCTGGTGATGTTTTCGAGGGCGTCGTCAAGGTTGAGGGTTGTCATTGTATCACGGTAAGCCCCTGAACGTCTACACGTGTGGACGTGTGTTGTTGTGCGGGTGGGGTCGTTGGCCGCACGTGAAAAACGCCGGACTGACAAGCGGTTACCAGTCCGGGGTTTCTTGCGTGTTTGTTGTGTGGCTCTTAGAGCTGCAATGGCGCGTCGATGACGAGTGGCGCGTCCCATTGTGGCGCTGGCGGGTCTTGTTCGGTGTTTGTACCCGTGGTGTTGCTTGCGTGGGTTTCTTCCGGTTCGGTGACTGTCTCGCTTTGTGGTTCTTCTGGTGTTTCCCAGGGTGCTAGTTTGCGTGTGGTGCCGTTTGCGCGTCGTGTGGTGGGGTGTGCTGTGACTGTCGTGCGACTGGTGGGTGTTGGTGCATTAGCGGTTGGTGTGTTGTTGGGGTTTGTGGCTGGGGGTGCTGGTGGTATTACGTCCGTGCTGTGGGTGTTCGCGTTGTTTGGGCTGGTGTTGTTGGCGGTGTCTGTTTTGTTGGTGTCCGTATTGGTGCCGGTGTCTGCGTCGCTGCTGCCTGTGTTATCGTCGTCCGCGCTGCCGTTTGTGTCGCCGCTGTTGTCGCGTGGCGTGGTTTCGTGCCCGGTGAGTCCGAGGGCGAGGGTGTGGAGTGCGGCGGCGTGTTCTTGGATGGCGAGGCTTGCGCGTTCCATGTCGCCCTTGGCGCGAGCGTCTGCTTGCGCGTCGGCGATAATGGTGTCTGCTTGCGTGCGCGCTTCGTTGATGATGGTGTCTGCTTGTTCGCGCGCGTCGTTGATGATGGTGTCTGCTTGTTTCCTCGCGTCGTTGATGGTTTGTTCGGCTTGTTGACTGGCTTGGTGGAGGGCTTTTTCGAGGGCGGCGGTGATGTCGTCAAGCGGGTTGGCGGCGTGTGTCGTTTCGTTGCTTTTCATGATTGTTTGTTTCCTTTTCTTTCTTTTGTCCGCGTTTTATGTGTAATGTTCGTGCGGTTTTGTCGCGTGGGTGCGAGAAGCACCGCCACCGGGGGTTTGCGTGTGCGTGTCCGGTGGCGGCGCGTGGCGTTGCCCTATTGTGTTACAGGAACTTTTCTGGATGCCCGTCGCTCGCGGTCAGGTTCGCGATTGTCTTACCTTCGCGTTTGGCGATCATTTCGCGCGCGATAGCGGTCGCGAACTTCCAGGTCTTGTTGGTGAAGTCCTGTTCTTCTTGGGGCTTGTTTTCGTCGAGGAAGATCGTGTAGGCTCCACGGGGACCGTTGCTGGTGCTGTCGCCGCGCTTGATGACGGTTTCTGTGTACGGCCACCCGTATGCGCGCTCTTCCACGCCCGGGTTGAGGGCTGTGTCTTCTAGGGAGAGGCTGGTTTGCGTGTACACGTCGAACGCGCGCTCGTAGCCGAGTTCACAGGCCGTGATCTGGTTGCCCCACGGCTTGGCGAGGTGCTTGCCCAGTTCCAGGAGAACGATTGGCTGTACCATGTCGCGCGTGAAGTAGAACGAGGTGAGGCTGTTTCGCCGCATCGCCTCGTACTCCCATGCGATCTGTTCGGCTGCCGCGTTGCCGTCCTTTTCGAGGCCGTGCGCGCGCCTGGGACTTGCGATAGTGAACGGCTTGTTGGCCAGTTCCCAACCGACCGGGAGGAGCCTGTCGAGGCGGTTTGCGACGGCCTGGTAGAGGGCGTCCTGCCAGTTCCAACAGCCGGAGATTCCGCCCGCCATGAAGAGGTCGATGTGTTTAGGGAGCTGTTCGCGGTTGATGGTGTCAGGCGTGAAGAGAATGGATGTCCTGCTGCGCTGCGTGTCGTTCACTGTTTTCTCTGTATTGCCGGTCATTGCTTTCGCTTTCTTTCTGTTAATGACTGTTGTTTAGATGAGGTCCGAGAGGGTGACCTTCTGGATGGTGACGGTTTCGTCGTCCATGTCTGTGTCGTTGGCGGTCGCCTGAGCCGTTTCGTCGCCGCTGGTGTTCGCTTGGTCGAGACCGTCATGATCGTCCGCGTCTGTGGCGGGCGGCGGGGGTGGCGGCATGAGTAGGGTGTTGTCCGCGAGCGCCGGACTGGTTTCCTCGCTGACTGCCGCGTCCCACGTGTTGTTGATGTGGTCGCCGACGGCGATCATGATGTTTGCGGCTGCTTTGGTTGCGAGCGCGGCTGCTAGTGCGATGAACGCGAACGGCCACGCGAGGGCTAGTGTTGCTGCGGTGGAGAAGAGCTTGCGCCTGCGCGCCGTGCTCGCGCGGGCTGCGGCATAGTTGAAGCCCGCCCACCACATGACGACGCTAATAACGTAGAGGAAGATAATTATAGTGTTCATGGTGCAATAATAGCAGGTGTGGGGCGTGTTTGGCACGCGTGGTGGAGTTTTCTGTCGCGGTGGGTGGTTGGCGATTTCTCGCGTGTGTGCTGTTTGCCTTTGCCGCTTGTTTGTTTCTTTGTGTGTGGGGGTTTGGTGTTTTGTGCGGGTTCGGGTATATTGCATGGGAGTATATAAAAGTTGACACGTCGCTGCGCGTGCGCACGCTTAGTTGCGCGTGTGCGTGTGAGTGCCGCTGGCTGCCTTGTGTGGGTGGTTTAGGAGAGTGCGGTGCCTGGTGGCGTGAGAGAGGGTTTTTAGACGATGACAACGGGCGTGGGCGATAGCGTAGGCGGTTCCTGGTCTCAGGGGCGCGCGTGGGCGTTTCTTGGTGAGTTTGTGGATGGGGTGGGGGCTGCGCGTGAGCGCGTATCTGCTCCCGCTGGCGACGTGACGGGTGGTAGCGATTATGAGGCTGCTGTTCTCGCGGATACGCTGCTTCGTGATAGTGGCGTGGCGCATATGGCGAACACGGTGTTGGGGCGCGTGTTTGGTGTGAGTGAGCGGTCTGTGCGTGACAGGCGTAAGAGCGTGGCGCGCAGGTACCCGGAGTTTTTTGAGGCTGCTGCGCGCGTGCCGGGGCGCGTGGTCGCTGACGTGTGGGAGAGCGTTTCCGGGGCTGATAGTGCTCATGGCGTGGCCGGCGTGTCTGATGCTCGCGGATCTGAGTCCGCTATCCAGGGTGTTGTGCCCGCTGGTTCACCTGCTGTTTCGCCCGCCGTTTCGGCACCTAACGCTGCTTCTCCCACACCCTCGTCTCCTGTTGTTGTGTCTGGTTCGTTTGAGGTTGGCGAGTCGCATGTTGATGCGGGTTCGTCGTGGTTTACGGATGGGGCGGGTAACACGGTCACGACGGTTGGCGTAGCTGTTGAGGGTGTCGCCTCGGACGCGGACTCAAATCTGGTGGGCGTTCACGATGACGCGAACACGGATGTCACTGTTACTAATGGCGGCTCGGATGTTGAGGTGTTGGCTGACAGGGCTAGGCGCGCGCTGAAAGAGGCTCATGATGCGGCTACCGAGTTGGCTGCATCCCGTTTGGGTGTGTCCCCGGATGCTGTGACACCGTATCGTGCGTCGCTGCGTATCCCGGAGATGGATGGTTCGTGGCTGAAAGTCAACATCGACCAGACGAAAGCCGCGTTGGACGAGGGTGAGCGTGTTGCGTTCGAGTCTTTGCGCGCTGACATGGACAAGTACGCAGCCGACTACGTGAAGCACCACAATACTCGTAGTGTTGCCGGGGCTGGCGCTTACGCGGATGGGACGCTGGTTGTTGCGCTCGCGGACTTCCAGACCGGCAAGACCGACGTTCATGGCGGCACGGTGAACCTGTATAAGAGGGTTCGTAGCGTGTACGCGCAAATGGAAGCCGAACTGCCCCACTACAAGACGATTGTTGCCGCTGACCTGGGTGACATTATCGAAAACTTCATGAACGTTGGGTCGCAGCGCCAGTCCAACGACCTGAACCTGACTGACCAGCTAGAGGCCGCGATCAGCCTCATCTGGGAAGGGCTGCGTGTCCTCCATTCCAAGTGCGACAACCTCATTTACGTGGCCGTCCCCTCCAACCACTGTGAGGTGCGCACGGGCGTCGGAAACAAAAACCGCGCATCTAGCGTCCTATCGGACGACTATGGCATTCACGTGCAGCGGGTGATCAGGCGCATGGCTGAAATGCGGCCAGACGTGTACGGTAACATGTCGTTCGTGTGCCCGTCCGACTACGATGCGGCCTGCACGGTCAAGCCCAGTGCGGACGATAAGAGTGCCCTGTTTTTTGAGCACGGACACGTTGGCGGCGGCGCGAGCCAGGCGAAAATGCGTCAGCATGTGAAAAACATGCAGGCGGGGCGCATCGCCTACGCGCACATGGCAAACATTTTCGTTCACGGCCATTATCACACGCCGGAAATGTACCTGGTGGGAGATAAGACGTGGGTGGTGGGCGTGTCCTCCATTGACGCGGGTTCCTCCTGGTTCACCAACATGTCGGGTGAGAGCGCGCCGAGCGCGGTCACGTCGTTTGTCGCTAAAGACGGGATGGTGCGCGACATGCGCCTGTGGACCCCGGCTGATGGCGTGGGGTTGGATGACGTGGCGGATGGTGCGCGCACGAGCCTGTTTGTGCCCGGTGAGGGCGGTATGATGGTGAACGCGTCTGCGTCCGTGGAGGTTGACGCGCGCTCCCTGGTGCCCGCCCGCGTGGATGAGCTGTTGGATGGTGGGTTGCGCGGCCAGTAAACGCGCGCGTCTCACGCTGGCGGTAGGAGAACGCTCGCTGTCGGCGTGGAACGCTGGTGTGAGTGCAGTGAAGCCCCGGAACCTTTTACCCCACGATGGGGCGGTTCCGGGGCTTTTGTTGTTTCGTCGCCGCCGCGTTGTGCGGGGGTTAGTTCGCGGCTGTCATGGCGTTGATTGGCATTACGTTGATGAGGGCGTTGATTTCGTCAACGATACTCTCGTAGCGCGCTTTCTCCGCCCAGTCGAGGCCACTCATTGCCTCCTCGTATGCGCCGCTCTCAACGAGGATTGCGTATGCAGACGAGAGGCGAAACTTGATTTCCTCGCGCGCCTCGGTGTTCTTGTAAACGTTCTCGTTGTCGTCGTTCATGATCATGTTCCTTTCTTTCACGCGCTGGTCTCTTGCGATGCCTCTAGTATAGCATATGGGTTAGCCGCTTGTCTACGCGAACGGGGACCATATGTCGTAAAGCCATTCGATCATGCTTGCCTTGGTGCCGACGCGCATCTCATTGTCGTCGCAGTACAACTCGTAGTTAGAGTCAACTGCGTGAAGCGCGTACCATTCGCACAGTGTGATAACAGCGCCGCGCTTGTCGGCGGGGGGCGCCAGTGTGGGCATGGCAAAGCCCCGGAACGTGCTCGCTTGTGTGGCGATGTTCCGGGGCTTTCCCATTTTCTGAGTCCCCGTTGCGGGGTGCGGATGTTACTTGTTCGCGGCGGCGATATACTCGTTGAGGGGGTAACCTGCCGGTGTTTTAGCTCGCTGTAGTTGTGCTATTGTGTGTTATAGTTTAATGGACACATAGAGGAGGGGGTGATGCGTAATGTTTGAGGCAGTCAAGGTTGCGCTGGACCCGTCTCCCGTGCAGGAGAGTCTGTTACTGTCTCATGCTGGTGGCGCAAGGTTTGCGTATAACGTGGGTCTCGCACATGTCAAGGAATCCATTGATGCTGGCGAGAAGCCTGGGTGGTCGTTCTACACGCTGCGTAAGTGGTGGAACGCGAATAAGGATGAGTTGGCCGTCGGCGAGGGTGGTGTGATTTGGTGGCAGGAGAATTCTAAGGAATCGTACAGTTACGGCCTGGAATCTTTGTCGAAGGGTTTGTCGAACTGGTCGAAGAGTCGGAAGGGTGACCGTAGGGGGCGGAAGGTTGGGTTCCCTAAGTTCAAGTCGAAGGATAGTGATACGCCACGGTTCGCGTACACTGCCGGATGTTTTGGCCTCGTCAAAGGTGACCCGAAAGCGCTGAAACTGCCGCGTATTGGCCGGGTTCACTGCATGGAGGATGTCGCCAAACGCGTGGGTGACGGCCGGGTTCTGCGCATGACCGTCTCGCAGCGTGCGGGGCGTTGGTACGCGTCGCTCACCGTGGAACGCGAGGACAAGCCGGTGGAGCGCAAGCCGAATGGCGGTGCTGTCGGCGTGGATTTGGGCGTTAAGACGTTGGCTACACTGTCGGACGGGACTGTCGTTGAAAACCCGCGTTACCTGCGGAAGTCTGAGCGGAAGCTAAGGCGCGCCCAACAGGTGCTCAGTCGAAAAACCAAAGGCTCGAACCGCCGCGCCAATGCTCGTGTGAAGGTGGCGCATCTCCATGCGCGTGTGGCGAACCAGCGTAGTGATGCGATGCACAAGCTCACAACTCGGCTCGCGCGGGAGTACTCGGACATTAGCATCGAGGACCTACACGTGGCGGGTATGGTGAAAAACCACCACCTCGCCAAGTCAGTAAGCGACGCGGCTTTCGGTGAGTTCCGCCGCCAACTGGAATACAAGACTGCACGTACCGGCGCGCGACTGCATGTCGTAGACCGCTGGTATCGCAGTAGCAAAACGTGCTCATGTTGTGGGAGGGTGAAAGCCAAGCTCTCCCTATCCGAGCGAACCTACCATTGTGACAGTTGCGGCCTCACAATGGACCGTGACTTGAACGCGGCAATAAACATTTGTGTCGCCGGGAGTGCCCCGGAGACCCTAAACGCGCATGGAGAGGACGTAAGACGAAACCAACATACTGTTGGGAACGCTGACCTCGGTGAAGCGCGAACCAAGCAGGCGCATAAGAGCGCCGTGAGACTTGGAGCGGATGGTCACAAGGCTGTCCTGCAAACAAACTAGAACAAAGTTAGTTTGTAACGGAGCATCCCGTTAGCGCGGATGGGCGGCAGGTCGAACGTCCACGTGCCGCTCTTGGTCTTGGCGAGTTGGAACATGTCGGCGAGTTCGCGGATGCGCTGATTCGTGTTCATCGCGTGTTTCTCTCTTTCTTACGTACGCGGGCGGCGCTTAGCGGCTACCTGTTGGGCCATTCGCCGTTCAGGTGGCGCACGACGTTCACCTTGTAGCTGTCCGCTAGTCCCCGGTACAGGGCGATCATCCAGTTTTCCGGGATGATCGGTAGGCGGTGGGTCCACTGGTAGAGGCCAAAGTTCATGAACGCGAGGGCGCTCAGAATCTCCGGGCGGTTGACAGGAACAACCTCACCGTGTTCTTCTACCTCGTCAAGGATGAGGGGTTTAACAGCGTTGAACCAGTCGTTAACGCCCGCTTCCTCGGGGCCGATGGCGCGTCCAGAGACTGCGTTCAGTCCCAGGAATGGTTCGCCCATGTACCCATCCGGGTCGTAGTACAGGTGCGCGCCGTCCTCGCTCAGGCGTTTGAGGGCTTCTCGCTCTGTGTTGCTGGCGTGCTTGTATGCGCGTGCCAGGTCAACGAGGAGGGTGAACGCGTGGCGGGACACGCCAGCATGGTAGAGGTCGCGGGTGAGTTCGTTGTTGAGTGTGGCCATGGTGTGTCCTACCCCGTTTCTTGCGAGTTTTGCTTGTTGCCCGTTACCTGCTTACCTTATCACGGTTTCTCACCCACTGCCAAGCGATGCGGAGCATGGTGTTATTCGCCGCTTGCGGTGCCGTCGTTGACTGGCATGACCTTGATGAGGCTTGCGATTTCTGCGACCGCCGTCTCGTAGCAGGCGACCTCGTTCCAGTCGAGGGCGTCGCCTGACATCGCTTCTTCGTATGCGCCGTTTTCGACGAGAGCAGCGTACGCGGCCTGTAGCGCTTCTCGGATGGCGGTGCGCGCCTCCGTGTTCGCATATGCGCGGCTGTTCGCCGCCTTCTCGCGGTCAATGATCGTGTTTGCGTTGTTCATGCGTGTTTCCTTCACTTCGTGTTCGTCCGTGGTGCCATCGCTCTTGTAGGTAGCGCGTAGATTGTTGAGGTCTTGTTCGATGTCAACGGCGACAATGCCCGCGCCTCTGCTCGTGGCTTCGATAACGGCGGCGAGTCGCGTCATGTTTGTTGCCGCCGATTTCTTCACGCCGCCTCTCAGGTGACGGGTGTTCCCGTGTACGCCGGTACGGTATCAAATAAGGCTGCATAACCTACATTTGTAGGCTACGTTTCCTCGTTTGAGCGCCGCCTGAACGGTCCCCAGGTTGTTACGTGTACTCTGGTCCGCTAGTACCGTGGCCTCCAAGCGTTGTGCTTGTGCCCTAGCGGGGCGTAAAGGAAGAATCGCCTCCCCAACAACTCGGGGCCGGTTCTTCTTCCTTTTCGGCGTTGGCGCGCTCTTCGTCCTATCCCTGCCCGGACACCTCAACGAAGTCCTAGTAGGTGGCGTTTTGAGCGCCGTTTGTGACTGTAGTTTCCGGTTTTTCGCCCGTGTTTTCCTCGCCTTTTCAACCTTTGGTACGGCGCGGGCCGCAATATTCACCGCAGCATTAACGTCTCTATCCATCACCCCATGCTCGGCGCATACGGACACCTCGTGCGTGGGGTGAGAAACACGCGCCCCGCATTTATAACACAGTTGCGACGTGTGCGACGGGTTCACGGCCACCACCCACCCGCCGTTCTGCGACACGTAGTGAGTGAGCCACTTCACCAGCGCACCACGGTTCCAGCGCCCGTTCTGCATCGTGTTAACGACCCAGCCCAAGTCTTCCACGGCAATCGCAGCGTTATCGAACGTGTGGGATAGGTTGGCTATTTCTTGCGCCGCAAGGATAGCTAGTTCGCGCTTCTTGCGGGAGGACGCTTCGCGGTGGAGCTGCGCCTCATCCAATGCGGACATGCGAGCTTGACGCTGGGAGAGGAGCCGGTCGGACTTCTTCTTGAGGTAGCTAACCTGCCGCTGCGACGCGCGAACACTGTTCCACAGTGAGTGGACCCGCTGGGAGAGCGTCGTCTCATACACTATCCGCCCAGTCTCAACCTCGCGCACCACAACGGTAGCATAGTTGTTGATTCCCACGTCCACGCCGATAGTATGGTCGCCCGAAAACTGCACGACAGGGTTATCGGTCACGACAGCGAAAATGAACACAGGCGAGCCGTCTTGGACCTTAATGAGCGGCAGAGCGACCTTGCCCTCGGTGAACCGCTTATTATCGAAGTTGAAGATCAGACGGCGCCACGCGCCTTGAATAACCAGGCGTAGGATAATCTCACCGTCGGTAAACGGGTCATTCTCAATGGCCGCATACTGCTTATTCACAGCGCCGAGATTCACGTAATCTTCACCATACGAGGGTGGGGAGGCATTTACGGTACGTTTCCAGCCTTGGCTCACATACTTGGAACTTTCACCGTTCGCGGCTTTTTCTCTTTCTTGCCAGGAACGAAACTCAGTGACCACGCGATGCTGAACCAGCATCTCCTTACGCGACCGACCACTCTTACCCGACACTAGAAAGTCGGGCATAGTCACGCCAGCCCTGCGACCAGCCGTCGTAGGTTGGGTAGCAGCAACACGCGCCAGCTCGTCGCCTAAACCCTCGTCATTACGAACCAGGTAGGTAGCGTAAGATGAGATGTCGCGAACCTCAGACGCGAGAGACGCCAAAACGCGAGCGCTATCCAGTAGCTCACCGTTCAAGTCTAGGACGTGGGTCGGGCGCGCGGCAAACGCCCTGTACGTCTGGTTTTTAGCCAACGCGCCCTCCCAAAAATACACTCAACAACAGCTATATAGCCAATATCAATGAAAAACTCAGCTGTCATATACGCTACGGTTACCGCTGGCGAGGAGCGCGGCGGCTTTCTTCGTGTACCGCTCTGCCTTTTCGCGCGCTTCTGCCAGTTGCTCATCCGTGGGATTGAGCGGATAGAACGTTTCATACGCGATGGGGCCGTTAAAGTGACAAGCGCCTGCGAAGCCCCTCGTGGAAACGTGGTCGTCCTCGATGAAGATTTCCCGGGTGGCGTAACCCCAGTCGCCCAGGCCGCGCTTATCCAGGTCGATTCCTTGCCAGGAGATAGCTACGTACACTTCGGGAAGGTCGCTGTTAAACGCTATCTGTGCATCCTGTTTAATGAGGCTGTTAATGGCTTCTTGTTCGTTGGGTGACGCGAGGTTGTATTCGCGTCGTAGTGGCGCTAGTGTTTGTACGCGTATTGTGCGGTGGCGGCGTCGTACATCGCGTCCGCCGTTTCTTCACCGATGTTGATGCTGTCGCTCATTTCTTGCTCTCCTGCGTTATTATGGCGCTTTTATTGTCTGCTCGATTATATCATAGCTTCACGTGCTCGTGCGGAACAATGTGTGTTTTTGTGTGGGTAAGCCCGGCAGCTTCGCGCTTGCCGGGCTTACTGTGCGTCTTGTGCCTCTCAGACGTGGAGGGTGACGGAAGGCGCGCCCTTGAGGGCGGGCACAAAGTTGGGGGACACCACGTCGTTTCGCTTGACGCCGTTGGCGAGGAGAGCCTGAGCCGTAATCATCGAGACGATGTAGATTCGTCCCGGAACGGCGGGCATGTCAATGGCTTCGCCTGTATTCTCGTCAACGACGCGGCCCGTGTAGGACAGGTCGTAGACGGGGATTCCGTCCACAAACTCAACAGGTTCCTCGGAGAAAACTTCCTCGGCGCGTGCGGAGCCGGACGACTCGACAACGAGGCCGTCCATCCCCTCGCGCTTGAATGTGATGGAGTGCGGCGTGAGGTTGACGATCTCGTTAATGTCGTTGAAGTCGGGAATGGCGATGTCGGCGTCGCCGCCGAACGACATGTTCCCATCACCCTTGAACTTGGCGAGACCGCCAAGAATGAGGGCCGGTCCCTCGCGGCGTGCAACGGGGCCGGGGACGAGAACCTTGTTGCGCAGCTCGGGGAGTGCCCATGCCGTGACGGTCGGGATGAGGGCGCGCTCGCCCTCGCCGACCGAAATGTCTCGGGTCGGGACGTTCGTCGTGTGCTTGGTGATGACCTTAACGCCTGTGAGCGCACCCGTGGTGGGCGTAGCCTCGGAGATGATGCTGGACTGGAGGAAGGCGGGTCCGCCGTCCTCGTTGCCGATGACCGTGCCATCGGCGAACTTGGTGGGGAAGCTCATGAAGCCCTTGATGGAGGTGTTCGACATGGTGTTTCTTCTTTCTCTCCGCCCGGCGGTCTTGTTTCCCCACCGGGCTGGTGGTTTGGTTTTTGGTGGCGGTTTTCTGTCCCGCCGACAACATGTAGTCTACACGTGTAGATGCGCTCGCGCAAGTTGGAAACAACGTTTTGTGTCTCAGGGCACATGTTAGTGTGGCAGTTTGGGTGAACGACCGTCAAAAAGCCCCGTCACCGTGCCCGTGAGACAGGGAGGTGGCGGGGCGACGCGTCCGTCAGCGCTCGTCAGATGAGCGGCGCGAATCCGTCAATCATCCTCTGAACGTAGGGGGCGATTCCGCGACCCTCGTTCTCGAAGTACCACGCTGCGTACTCGTCAACGATGTCGCTGATGAGGGTGTCGATGGCGGCCTGTTCCGCCTTGGCGCGGTCGCTTGGGTACATCAAGCAGACTGCGACGCGGTTCTCGTCGTTGTTCTTTTCGGCGTTCTCGTATTCCTCGTCGTACTCGTCAAAGAACGCCATGTCGGGGAACGTGGCGGCTTGGATGTCGCGCGTGAACTGGTCAACGTCGTTGATCGGGTTCCCGAGCCACCCGCTTTCGTGGTAGTCGTCGCATCCGTTGACGGTGTGCGTCGTCTCGTAGATGCGGCCGTCACTCATTTCAGCACGGAAAGTGAGCTTGTGGCGCTTGTAGGTGACGTGGTGGAAGATGGCTGAGAGTTCTTCCTCGCCGCCAATGGTGTCGTACCACTCTTTGATCTTGCGGCACTTTGTGACTGTGATCTTCACGGTTGTCCTCTCTCCCTCGCTTGTGTGGTTCGCGTATCCCGCTTTGTCTCTTGCCTGTTCACATTGTATCACAAGTTGGGGCGGTTGGGGCGACGCTTTTGTGACGCTGCGCGGCGCGGTGCTGTATACAAATGGCGGACGCGCATGTTATGATGGTTGTGCTGGTTCGCCGGGGTGGTGAGCTGGAAGCCAATGGAAGGAAACGGTAGTAATGGCTCTCGTGAACGCGCAGTGGGATGGCAAGAATTTTGTCCTGTCGGAGGATGATCTTGTTCGTCTCCTTGAAAGCGATATGGAACTGACCGCGCTAGAGTGCGGCGGTGTCGATAATTGGGATTATCGCGGTGAAGCGTGTTGCGATTACCTCGAAGAGGCGGGCTTTAGTGACTTTGAGGACGCTGCCCGTGACGAGGTTGCCAAGCTAAAGGGTGGCGCAGCCGCCGAGTGAGCGCACCGCGTTGGGCGGCTTTGTTGGGCCGGTGGTGGCGCGATGTTGATGGTCGCGCCACCACCGGCACCTTATTTGCGTGTTTGTTGCGCGCCGTTCCTACTGCGTGTGGTATTATTGTGATGTTTGCGCGGTGAAAACATCTTGTTGTCCGCGCGACCGGAGAAGGAAACAGGGGCGCGCGTAGGCGCGTAGGGAGGGCATTGAGCGTATGAGCGCCACGGTGGTAGAGGAGTTGCATCGCGTGTGGGGTGGCGTGCGCGTGGATGACGTGCGCTCTGTTGACCGCGCGCTGCGTACCGGCGCGGAGCTTAACCGCTCTCCCGTGGAGAGTATCAAGTAAGGCTGCATAACCTACATTTGTAGGCCATGCAACCTTATTTGATACTCTGAGTCGTTTACGATGGATGGCCTGCGCGAACTGCTGACCCGGTTCGTTGATGGTCTGAACGAGGTTGCGGGCTACGAGGCATACGCCCTGACGATGCCCGATAGCGAGTCGGAGTGTGCTGAGATTTCTGCCGCCTGATCTGTGAGCCGCATAGTTTGCGGTTTTTCTCCCCCTCTCGTGGGTGTTGTTGGGATTATCCCGAACGTCTGCGAGAGGGGGTTCGTTGTGTGATGAATTGTTGTGCAGGGTGTTTTTGTCTCGCGCACGCGGGGAATATGTGCTAGTATAGTGATTGTTACAAGCCGCCGTTGAAAAAGGAGAATTGCTACGATGGACGTTTCGACTAAGCGCTACCGAGAATGGGAACTGTGGGGCATTCTTCCCGAGGGGTCGCCGTACCGTGAGCTTGTTCTTGACGATGAGGGTGATAACCGTCCTGAGCTTCTTCTGGCGGTCGCGTCGATGGACGTTGAGGACATGCTGGTGTCTGCTGCGGTGGCTGCTGGTGCTCTTTGGGAGGAAGGTGCGGAAGGCGAGGATGCTGAGAACCTAGAGCGTACTCTGGTGTTGTTTGCTGCGAGCGACATGTCGAAGGTTCGCGAGGCTGTGGGGCGCGTGCGCGGATTGCCTGCTAAGGCTTTCGCTGCTCTGGTACAGGGCAGTCGCCGCGTGCGTGATAATGCGCTGACCTACGTTGCTATGCAGGATGATGTTGACGGCGATGTTCTGCATCTTGCTGCCGTGTGGGGTAACGACTGGGCTAAGGATTTGGCGATCAAGCATCCGAACGTGTGTGAGGAGACGCTAGAGGTGATTGCGCAGGGTGTTGGCCCTGTGGCTGCTAATGCGCGTCGTGAGCTTGATCGTCGTCGAGCTGATGCGAGTCGTGAGCTTGCTCGTCGTCGCGGGGAGTAGGCGCAGTTAGGGGCGATCTCTGGTCTTTCTGGGGTGGGTTCCGGTTCGCTGCTTTGCGATTATGGCGGGCGCGTGTGGCTTGGGTGTGGCTGCGCGTCGCCCGCCGCTTTTGTGCCTTTCTTATAATTGCTTCAAATTTGATGAAAATTAGAAGCAAATGGAAGTTCGTGGGCGTGTGCGCTATTGCGGTTTTGTAGTAGTTGATGGCGTGTCCGGTGTGCTGACGGCGTGTTGGTGGCAGGTGGCGCATGATTTGAGGGGACTGTATGTCTCGGACTTTTAAGGATCGCAAGTGGACGCTGAGGGTGCGTGAGTCGGGGGAGTTTGTTCCTCGTCCGCGCGTGTATGGTCGTCGTGTGAGTGCTGCTGAGGTGTTGGCTGCGCTTGGTGGTGGTTGTGTGCGTGAGGTCACGTCTGCGGTTGGTGAGGTGGAGCGTGACAGTGAGGTTGCTCGCTTGGAGGCTGCGGGTTTTGATGTGACTGTGCGTGTGCGTGCGCCGCGTACTCTGGTTGGTTACAGGTGGGTGGACCGTTCCGGTAACATGTGGGATACGACCAAGGGTGAGCGTGAGGGGCTTGTTGGTTTTGAGTTGGCTCGTGCTCGCGGTAGTGTCGTTGGGCTTGAGCGCGTGTTTTCGCTCCCGGTGTTTGAGGTTGTGGGCGTGAAGGACGTGTCCGCTGCTGGTGGCCGTGGGGGAAGCGAAAACGAGGCGGCAGAGGACGTTTCGTCTTGCGGCCTTGGCGCTGAGTGTGGTTTCGATGCTGGCGTGTGTGGCGTTGGCGGGTGTGCGCTAGGCGAGGGTGCGTGCGTCGTTGACGAAGGTGTTTCCGGTTACCGCTGCGGCGAGTGCCCGGCTTCTTCCGGCGAGTGTCCTGTGTCTGAGGTGTGCCCCGGCGAGTGTCCCGTTCCTGGTGGCTGTCCTGCTGCGAGCGTTGCCGGTGACGGCTCGTTGTCGGTGGGTGAGGCTGTTCGCCTGTTGGGTGACGCTGCTGTGTGGGCGGCGCGTGAGCGTGGCGGCGAGTTGCGCGCGGCGTATGACGCGTTGTCTGGCCCTGATTTCGCGTCCGGGTTGGATTGGCGGACGTTGCAGGACCGTGAGACGGGGCGTGTGCGTCGTAACATCAGGTGGGAGCGTGCGGGGTCTCGTCGTCGGGTGGAGCCTGAGCGCGAGCCGGTTCCGCGTTCGTCGTGGGACGGCGTGGAGGCGCGAGCTGCTGTGCGTCGAGTGCGTCATGAGGCGGCTAGCACGTTGGCGTCGTTGGCTCGCGCGGTAAACAGTGGCGTTGATCCGTTGGATGATGAGCGCATGTGAGCGCCCATGTTGGTGGAGTTTTGCGTTCGCATGACTCTGCTTGTATGTTTGTGATATTGGTTTTTCGTGAACCAACTGGCCTGTTGGTTTGTCCTGTTGCTGTCCGCGCGTGTCTCTGGCGCGTTCTGTTGGCCGCGTGCGCGGCTGGCTGCGTGCGGGGTGATGGCTGGCAGCGGGATGGTTTTTGTCGTTCCCGCCGGTTTGTGGCGGGTTGTTGAGAAGGAGAATCGCCTTTTGGGCAAGAATGTGAAGAATATTCGTGGCGTTGGTCGCGCGGCTGGTGCGGCGTTGGCTGCTTTCGCTGTTGGCGCGCCGCTCGCGGCTGCTGGCGTGAACGCCGTCCAGCCGTCCAGCCACGTCGGCGAGATTGGGGCCGCGTATGCGGAGCGGAAGCCGGACACGATCCCGGTTGCCGCGTCGAACGAGTTTAACGCGTATGTGAAGGCTGGTGAGCAGTTGTGGATTGACCCCGCTCTCAGCAGCGGCGTGCGTGGCGTGACCGACCAGGGCGGCAGGGCTGTTACTGCGGGCGCGGACGGCTACTACCCTGCTGCGACGGCGGACGGCGTGTGGAAGATCGCGTATCAGCCCGTCACGGACGTGTCGGGCGAGATTAACGGAGGCGGCGACAAGGGCGACCAGGACTGGCATGTGGGCGTGTATTCCGGTAACAACCGGCATCCGGGCCGCCTGTGGGTCAAGCGCCTGCACATGTCGCAGCGCTTCGACGGCGGTTTCAGTGAGAGCACGCTCGGCGCTAACGCTGGGACGCTCACCATGTACCCCGTGTCCTCTTCCGGCTACGTGTACAAGCTGGAATTGAAAGGCATTAACGGTATCGAGTCCGTGATCGCCGCCACGTCCAGCGGCATCAACAAGGTGTCTACCGTTGACGGTCAGACCGTGTACACGCCCACGAACAAGTCGCTTGACACATGGTATGTGGAGAAGGACAGCGGCCTGGACGCGTACGCGCCCACGTCCCGCGACCTCAACACCAACAACTGGCTGCTCGGGGAAAACTACAACGAGGCTCCCTCCTCGAACGTGTACAACATGTTCTTCGAGGAGCCGAGCAAGGATCTGCCTGAGAGCATCGTCCCGAAGGTGAAGACCATCGCCGACGCGACCGTCACGTGGACGGGCGACACGCCCACATCCGGCAACGGGTACGCGACGATCACCGGCCTTGACCCGGAAGTCACCTACGCGTTCGAGGCGGCAGGTAAGACTCAGGAGTTCACCGGCTCAGACAGTGCGAAAGTCCGCGTAGAAGCCGGTGACAGCATCGAGAAGGTGAAGTGGAAGCTCACTGCGAAGAGTCGTTCGCAGCTTCACATCATGCTTGATGACGTGGAACGACTGGGCGGCATCACGATCACGCAGGTGAACGGCGGCACGGCCGGGGATGCGACCGTGTACTGGGATGACTCGAACCTGAGCCGCCCGACGTTCGATTCGCGTCCCACGGGCGCGGCCAGCGCCCTGGACGGCGTGAACAGTGCGACACAGGCGGGCGTGCACGGCTGGTATGGTGTCACCGACGCTCGCGCCAACAAGGTTGACGAGCGCGACTTTGGCGGCGGCAACGCCGCAACCTACGGTGACGGTCGTATCATCGATACGTGGGCGAACAGCGGTGAGAGGCGCGAGTGGGAGGGCGAGTTTGAGATCAAGCAGCCCAACCCCCACATCTCCATCGTGAAGACCGTGGACGAGCCGCAGTACGCTGAGGGCGACACGCTGCACTGGCGGTTCAAGGTCACGAACGATGGTGAGACGATCCTGGGTGATGTGAAGGTTGTTGAGGATGAGTACACGGGCACCAGCCCTCTCACGGACGTATCGTGCCCAGTCGCGACGCTCGCTATCGGCGAGTCCATGGACTGCTCTGCAACGTCGGTCGCGACCGATAAGGACATTGAGGCCGACAAGATCGAGAACACGGCCCACCCGGAGGGTAATGACCCGTCCGGTAAGCGCGTGAAGGGCGATCCGTCTAAGGCTGTGACTAATCCGAAGCCGAAGCCTCAGACTCCTCCAACCGTTCCGCCGACGACTCCTCCAACCACTCCTCCGGCTACCCCGCCCACTCCGGCGACTCCTCCGGCCACTCCGCCTGCCCCGCAGGAGAGTAAGCCTGCTGTGAGCCTTCCGGTGACGGGCGCGAGCGTGGCTGCTCTTGTGGGCGGCGTTGGTCTGCTTGCTGGCGGCGGCGCGGCTGGTGTGGCTGCGGCTCGTCGTCGCGGTAAGTGACCTGGCGGGCGCGCGCACGCCCCTAGTGGCGGGTGGCGCGCGGACGGGTGAGGCGAGATGTGCTCCCTGATTGGGGGGTTATCTCGCCTCACCCGTTTTTGTTTTTAGTGCGCGCGGGGCGAATTGCTCACCTGCGTTGCGTCGCGAGCGTGTGGGGTGGTATAGTTTACGTGTTCAGTTGAAAGGATGGCTGCGGCGGGGCTGTTGCGGCGGGTATTGGGAGGCTCTTATGGGCAGTTTTTCATTCATGTACGCGGACGGCGGTAAGAAGAACCAGGCAAATATGCTGCCGGGTGACAGGGTTCGCGTCCTGGTTCCCATGCTGATGGGCGGCGGCTCGCTGAACGGGGTGTACGCCGACTATGGCGTCGTTGAGTTCTCGGATGGAACTTCCGTGGACCTGTACGAGCTGCTGGCGTTGTGGAACAGTACGGCTGTTCGTGCCGCCGCCTCTCGGGTGACGGGTGTTCCCGCGCTTGACGCCGCGTGTAAGGCGGTGGACGGCGAGTTCACGCCTTTTGCACGGAATGTGGGTATCCGTCTGGCTTGTTACGATAGTGATATGGTGTTGTTGCAGCATCCGTTGCGCGTGGTGCCTGCCGGGAATACAGCCGTCTCTTATGAGACTGTTGGAGGTATTAGCGTCGTGGACCCGAATCAGGGGTTTGAGGCGTGCGCGTGGAGCGACCTCGGTTGGGGTGAGTCGCTGGCCGCGTATTTGGATGAGTTGCGCGCTGAGAACCGCGCTGCTGGGCGATGGCCGGTGGGTGACGCCTCGTTGACGGATGATGAGCGTGCGCGCGTGGAGGGGTTTCTGCGCATGTCGTGACAGTTAGGCTAGGTGTTTCGCCGTTTAGCGCCGCTCCTCCCCTCTTTTATGTGGGGCGGGGGTGGCGCTCTTTCTTTTGTGTGGAGTGCTGTGAGCTTGCCTGCGTGCGGGTGTGAGTGTGGCCGCTCTTGTGGGTGGAGTGTCACTGCGCCGATCACGCGAGCTGGTAGCGGACGGCGCATGGTGGGGGCGGGGAAGCTGACCGCCGTTCGGTCAACCGTCCGCGATGGCGAGTGTTGCGGATAGGAGCGCGCGTTCGCGTGCGGGTCCCGCGTCTTTTCCGCTGTGCGGAAGTCGTTTGTTTTCGGCGGTTTTCCGGTGTTTTGTGGGGTTTTGTTGGTTGCGTTGTCGCGTGCTATTGTGGCGAGTAAGTTTTGACCCCTAGGTAAAGGATGCTGGGTTTTATATGACAGCAAGTGGCAACAACGTACCACATCGTCCGCGCTCTCGTCGCGGGCTTTCCCGTGCTCTGTTTGCGTTCGCGGCGAGTGCGACCATTGCAGGCAGTATCGTCGGCGCGGGCGGGGCGTCCCCCGTGTGGGCGGACGGCGCTGGCGCGTCCCCCCTGCCGGAAGCGGTGCGCGCTCAAGGATACAACAAAATCAGCTTCCAAGACGAGTTCGACGGCGATGCGCTGGACACCTCCAAATGGGGGTATAGCTACTCGTGCTTCGACCCGAACGCGCGAACGCAAGCCCAGTACACGGATAGCCCCGAGAACGTGAACGTGTCCGGCGGCAACCTGCACCTGATCGCCCGCTACTCCCCAACCCGGGAAAAGTGGAACAAGGACACTAAGCGCATGGAAACCGTGGACCGCACGTGCACGCGCACAGAGAACGGTAAGAAAATCGAGTACGCGGCCCCGTTCACGTCCGCGATGATCCAAACGAGGGACAGTAACGGGAATGTCAAATACGCGGCGCAAGGCGACTTCTACGCTGAGGCGCGCATCAAGCTGCCCAAGGGCCGCTCCTCGTGGGCGAGCTTCTGGATGACGGGCAGTAAGGGGAGCTGGCCGGGCAACGGTGAGATTGACGCGTTCGAGTCCAAGGGGTGGGACCCGCATTATTTGCAGGCGAACACGCACACGCCCCGCGCATCCAACCCGCTCAAGAGTGAGCAGCATCGCGGCCAGCTCGGCGGCGACGGGACCAGCCAGTCTGAGTTCCACACGTACGGCGTAGAAAAGGACGGCGACAAGATCACGTTCTACCTGGACGGCGTGGCCGGTCACACAGTCAAGTACGCTGACCTCGGCGGCGCTAACCCGTTCACTGTGGACGGCAACGGCATGGTGCTGCGCCTCAACCAGATGGTTGGCGGAACGTTCCTGGCAAGCGACGATGGCAAGAATACTGAGTACGTGGACGCCACCAAATACGTGCACGACTATGAGGGTGAAGGCTCCGACATGCTCGTCGATTACGTGCGCGTCTGGGAGAAAGGCCCCAGCGCCCCTGTGTCGCCATCGCCAACAGAGCCAGTAACTCCGGTGACACCGGCCAACCCCGAGCCAGCGCCAGCGGCCACGCCGTCCGCCCCGGAGCCGACGCAGCCAACCGACAGCGACAATAAGCCCGCTCAGCCGGGAAACCCCGGCGCAAGCGGCGACACTACACCCGGCGCAGACGCGAACAACGGCAACTCTGCTCCCGCGCCAAGTGCTCCGCACACGCCGGGCGACCAGGCAGGCAACACGGGCAACCAAGGGGACCAGGCGAGTGACGCGAACAAGCCAGCGCAGCCAGGAAACCCCGGTGCGGGCGCAGGCACCAACAAGCCCGCCCCATCCCAGCCTGACACGCAGCCGGTGGCACCCGGAACGGCCGGGGAGAACGGCGTGGGCGGCAACACTAACACCGAGCCTGGGGCAGCCACCCAAGGGAAAGGTGAGGGCCACGAGCAGCCCTTTCGCGCAGCCCAGCAGGGCGCAGGCGAAACCAGTGCCCCCAGTCATCAGGAGGGTGCAGCCGGTGGCGCGCAGGGTGTGGGAGTACATTCCACGTCCGCGCTTCCATCGACCGGCGGTAACGCAATGGTCCTGGTGGCGGCAGCCGGTGCGCTGGTGGCAGCCGCAGCAGTGGGGTTGGCCGCGCTGGTGGTGAACCGCAAGAGCAACCGTAGCTAAACGCCTAGCGTTTCCTCGATAATGGCAAGTCCGGGGCGACTTCTATTCTCATGTGTGAGGGTAGGGGCGCGCCCCGGCCTTGTTCGTGTCTACTCCTGCTCGCGTACCTCGCCGCCTGCGCGTGGGGGTGCGCCAGCGGCTCGGCGACATTATTTTGTTCGCGTTTCTTTCCGGTTCGTGTTGCTTGTTTCTTATCTATCGCTGGTTGTGGGGGTTGATTCCTGTGAGTAGTGTTGTGGTGGAGCGTGAGCCGTTTACGTGGTTTGAGAACTAGGGCGGATACGCTGTAAGCGCCTGTGACGCGATTTCACGTCGTGGACGCTCGCGAGTACGCGCGGGTACTCGAAAGCCCCGCAGACGCTCGTCCAGACCCCTTCTCGGGGGTGCTGGGCGCGTCTGCGGGGCGTTATTCTTTCGCTTGCGTTTCGTCGCCTGTTACTGCGGGGGCGGCGGTGGAACCGGCGGGATGGGAGGCGCGGGCGGCGGGGGAACGCTACTACTGGCGGTCGCTGGCGGTGGTGTGGGCGCGGATGCCGCCTCTAGTGTCGCCCGTAGTAGACTGCTTTTCTCCCAGTCGGGTGGGAGCGAGCGTTTACGTCCCTCCCACACGGCGAACAGTTTCCCGCTGTCCGTGCCAGGCTTACGCATGTGTTCTGGCGGCTTCACGCCCGGGGTCTTGTGCGGCTGGCCGGGCGTGCGGCCCGCGTGGCTGCCGCTGAAACGCGGGTGCCCCGTGTAGAGGCTCTTGTTGTCCATGTGGACGCGCTCGTACTCGCCCTCCCCGTCATTCTTCGTTGCTCCACCGTACCCGCCCCAGCCGAGGGCGGCTTGACGCCACTGTAGGTGCTGTTCGCGTTCCTTGTAGGCGCGCGCGTGCGTCTCGTACGCTTTGAGCGCGGGCTTGCGGCCGTTGACGATCTGGCCGAACTTGTAGCCGGGCGCGCTCTCAGCGGGGACACCGCTCACCATGCCGGTGTCGGCCACGATCTTGCCGATACGGTAGAAGTCGCCTTCCAAGGGCGTGTCTTCTTTCACCACAATGGTTTTCCCATTGTGGGTGAGCTGCGTGCCGATCTCCACAGTGGACGCTGTGAGGAACCCTTTTTCGCCGGTCCCCGGATCGTCCGAGACGGTCACCCACGAGCACCCGTCCACTGTTTCGATGGTGGATGCGCCTTCCGCTTCCACCATCGCCCCGTTTGTCGCGTGCCGGATCGCGCTACCGTGGTAGGAACGCACGTTCCCGCCGTCCAGGTGCTCGATGGTGCCGCACCTGACGCTATCGAAATCGCAGTCGAGAGCGACATTGACGTGTCCTTTGCTGCCCAGGGACCGGAAGCCGCTGTTGCGTGCGACGTGTACGACGCCGCTGCACCGCTCGAAGCCTGTCTGGTCGGCCTCGTACACGCGCCCCTCGCGCCCGACTGTGACACCCCAATTGCCGGACAGGTTCACGTTTCCGCGCCTGATGTCAATGCTCTCGCAGAGCCGGTGTTGGGGGATGGTGGGCACGGTCGCGTACGTGGACGGCCCGAAACCGAGGTCGTACTCAGTCAGCTCTGGTACGCCCCCCTTGGCGACGAGCGTCGCCTTATCCAAGTCAGGTCCTTGCGGTCGAAGTGACACGAACGGGGTCTCAGCGTCGTACACGAACCTCTCTAGCCACTGCCGCCCGTCGTAGGCTTCTTGTTTGTGGCGCATGAACTCCGGGGACTTCTCGTCCCACCACTTCACGCCCGACGCGTTCTCCGCAATTGTCGTGTACATGGTGGGTGCGTTCGGGTTATCGCGCGGCGGTGGAGTACGGATAATGGCGCTCCCGGGGGCGTTAGGGAGGTTGAAGTGACTCTCCACGCCCGTGTCCGGGTCGCGGCGGCTGAAATACCCGCCATGGACGCCCTCGTGCAGCCCCCGCCTCATGGCTTCGGCGACGAGCCTGTTCACCTGCTCCTGGGTGGCGTCGGGTGGTAGGTTCTCGGACGCGTAGTAGAGGAGCCAGTTCGGGGAACCGATCACGGGACCCGGCATCCAATCAGGGTTCCCCGTTTTTTCACGCATGTTAAAAATGTAGGCGCGCATCACGCTGCCAGCCAACGGGTCACCGGCGTTATCGCGCATGAAAAACTGTACGTTACGGTCGTCCGGTGGGAGCGTAAACCCGCGCTCGAACGCCTCCGCGTTACGCTGGTGCGCCTCCCCCTGGGTGAGCTTTTCGTGCGCAACGTGGTTACAGCCGCGCACCCCGAACCGCTTAGCCGTGCACGGCGTCCACGCGCCATCGCTTTTGCGCTGCCCATACTTCGTTTTTTGGGGGCTACTATTCTTCCTGCCCATAATCCCGGCGTCTCCTCAGATATTCCACTCGCAACGTCTCTATCGTCAATAGCGTCGCCGTTCGTGCGTTTACGTTCGCTTCGGCGCGCTCGATTCCTCTTCGCTTCGTAGGATGCTGGTTTGGGTTCCTTTTCTGCTTTTCTTCACCGTTTCCGCTTGTTCGCTGCTAGTGTTAACGCGCGCCTGTGTCGCGCGTCTGCTCGCATGGTTCTCTCGTGCGCTGCTGTAGCGTCGCTGGCGGTCGTGGGCGCGTGCGCTTACGGCGTGTCCTCCCAGTATCATCGCGCGCGCCTGAGCGTGAGTTCTGCGCTCGGGCGCGTGGAAGCGGATACAGTGGCGTCGTCGTGGGGGCAAACTGTCGGTGATCTTCTCGCCGATAGTGGGGTGGTGTTGCGCGGCTGCGACCAGGTGACGCCCGGTGCCCGCGCGCCACTGGCGGGCGTGGACTCTGTGAACGTGGTGAGGTGCCGGAGCGCTCTTGTCCACGACGGCGCGGGTGGAGTGGTGTCTGTGGGGACTGTTCGGCCTGACACGGTGGGCGTGTTGCGTGACGTGGCGGACGCTCGTGGCGCGGCGTCCTCGTCTCGCGGATCGCGCGCGGGCGATGATGGCGCTCTGCTGTCGGGCGCTGAGGGCGATGCGCCTGCTCTCGCGGACGCGATCACCGGCGTGGCGGCGTCTGCGCCGTCTCAGGAGGGCGTGCCCGTCAACAGCGGCGACACGCCTATCCCGGTGACGGTGGCCGCTGACGGGGCTACTGTTAACGGGGTGGCTGAGCGAGGCGTGTCGGCGCGCGGCGTGGCCGAGTCCGCTGGCGTGACCGCCTCCCCGCTGGATGAGGTGAGCGTCGAACTGGGCGCTGACGGCGGCGTGGTGGTGCGCGTGGTGCGTGTGTGGCGTGGCGAAGAAACTGTTTCCACGGCGGACAAGGCCGTGGAGGAAAAGCGGGACACCGATAGCCTGCTGGTGGGTGAGTGGACGCTCACGCCGGGTACGGACGGCTCACGCGACGTGACCATGTTCTCGGTGAAGCGTGACGGTGAGCGCGTCCATAGTGTCGTGTTGGGTGAGAATACGGTTGCTGCGCGACCAGCAGTGCGCGAGGTCGGCGTAAAGCCCGTGTCGCCGGAGGCGCTTGTTGCTGCCGGCGTGGACCCGGCGTCGCCAGTAAGCGAGGAGACCGACAGTGCGGGCGTGGTGACGGCCAGGTACCGTGCGCCCCTGTATTCGCTGACGAGCCGCGAGGACGTGGACAAGCTGCTCGGTAAGAGCACTGGCGACGCCGCGTCTGCTGCTGCGGGCGTCGCTGGGGATGGTGCTGCGGTCGGTGGCGGTGGAACTGTGGAAGCGCCCGCGCCCGCATTTAACCCGTCAGGGTCGAAAGCGGATTGGATGCGCGCAGCCGGTATCGGCGACGCTGATTTTGGCTACGTGGACTACATTATCTCCCACGAGAGCGGGTGGGATTACCATGCGGTGAATCGTTCGAGTGGCGCGTATGGGCTTCCTCAGTCGCTTCCTGCCGGTAAGCTCGCGTCCGCTGGCGCTGACTGGCGCGATAACCCGGTGACGCAACTGCGGTGGGCAAACAATTACGCGGTGGGCCGTTACGGGTCGTGGGGTGGCGCGTACCGTTTTTGGGTGGCTAATCATTGGTGGTGACGTTCGTGGCTGCGGCTGTTGATTGAGTGTGGTTATTGGGGCGTTGGTTGCTATTGTGTGTTATGGTTTACCGACAAGCGAGAAGGGAAGGGGTGAGCGCGATTGCTGGAAGGCGTGAAGGTTGCGCTTGACCCTACCCCGTCGCAGGAGAGGCGGCTGCTGTCGCACGCCGGTGCAGCCCGGTTTGCGTATAACGCGATGCTTGCGCACATTAAAGCCGCGCTTGATGTGGGCGAGAAGCCGGAGTGGTCTTTCTGGTCGATACGCAAACGGTGGAACGCCGACAAGGATACTTTGGCTGTCGGCGAGGACGGCGTAATTTGGTGGGCCGAGAACTCCAAGGAAGCCTATTCTAGTGGCATTGAGGCGCTGGCGAAGGGCTTGTCTAACTGGGCGAAAAGCCGAAAGGGCGACCGGAAGGGTCGTCGCGTGGGCTTCCCTAAGTTCAAGTCTAAGAACAAGACGACACCTCGGTTCGCGTACACGGCTGGCGGTTTTGGTCTGATTGAGGGTGACCCTAAAACATTGCGCCTACCGAAGATCGATAGAGTGCACTGCATGGAGAACGTCGCCAATAGGGTGGGCGACGGCCGGGTTCTGCGCATGACCATCTCGCAGCACGCGGGCCGCTGGCACGCTTCCTTGACGGTCGAACGAGACGACAAGCCAGTGGCGAATCCGCCGAAGGGCGGGGCTGTCGGCGTGGATTTGGGCGTCAAGACTCTCGCTACACTCTCGGATGGTACAGTTGTGGAGAATCCGCGCTATCTGCGGAAGTCTGAGCGGAAGCTAAAGCGAGCGCAACGGGAGTTGAGCCGGAAAACCAAAGGCTCAAACCGGCGCGCCAAAGCGAAAGCCAAGGTGGCCCGTATTCACGCCCGCGTGACGAACCAACGGCTTGACGCAATGCACAAGCTCACCACCCGGCTCACCCGCAAGTACTCAGACATCAGTATCGAGGACCTACACGTGGCTGGCATGGTGAAGAACCGCCACCTCGCCAAATCCATTTCCGACGCGGCGTTTGGCGAGTTCCGCCGCCAACTGGAATACAAGACCGCACGCAGCGGCGCGCGACTGCATGTCGTGGACCGCTGGTATCGCAGTAGCCAGACCTGCTCGAAGTGCGGGAGTGTGAAAGCCAAGCTCTCCCTATCCGAGCGAACCTACAAGTGCGACAGTTGCGGCATCATTTTGGACCGCGATCTGAACGCGGCAATAAACATTTGTGTCGCCGGGAGTGCCCCGGAGACCCTAAACGCGCATGGAGGGGCCGTAAGACGTGGCAGCCCGTCAGGGCATGTTGCGCTAGACCCTGCGAAGTGCGAACCAAGCGTGCGCCGCCCTAGCGCTGTGAGTCTTGGAGCGGGCGACCGTAAGGGCGCCCTGCAAACGAACTAGAACAAAGGTTGTTTGCAACGGAGGCCGCGTACCGTTTTTGGACGGTCAACTACTGGTGGTGATGCACACGTTCCTTGTGCGCTTTGATTGTTGACACGCGCGGTATGGGGTGCTATATTAGGTGGCGTGGAACCGTTCCGCGCGTGGCGAGCGTCCAGGGCGGTTTGTTAAAATCTCATAGTGAAACGCGGGACGCCCGTGCCGGGGCGTGGAGCTGCGTCGCGTATAGGGCGCTGTGGAGGCTTGTCGTGGGCTGAAGCGGCTGCGCGGCGCGGAAGTGATAATGGGGACGCCCATTTTAGCGGTTAAGCGTGAGTACAAGAAACCCGGGGAAGGCGCGACTGAGCCCTGGGTTTTCTTGTATCTACAGGGGTTGCGTTTGTTAGGCGCTTTGTGGCTATGGCGGGTGTGGTATGCTTAGTGTCATGCAGTGGAAAAACGAAGCTGGCGATAACTGTGCTCTCGATGGTGGGCGTATTGCTTTGCCATCCGCGTCCATGTCTTACGTGTTGGCGCGTGCCGACGCTTATGATGCTATCCGCGCTGACGAGAAGTTCGCCGCGTGGTCTGGCATGGCGGGTGGTGTGGATGGGGTGTGTTTGCGTGGCTCCTGGCTCCACGGGTTGAACCACGCTGATAGCGATTGTGACTTGTTGGTGGTGGGCGCGAGCGTTGACGATAAGGTGCGGGCTGTGAACGTTCATGCTGGCGGTGTGGACGCGTTGTGTGTGACGGCTGGGCGGTTTGCTCGCCTGCTCGCATCCGCTGACCAGGTGTGCGTTGAGGCTCGCGCGTACAAGGGTGTGTTGTGGCGTGACGGGGCTGTGGGGCGTGCCCTGGTGGAGGCGGTTCGTGTTCCGTTGCCGCTACTGGTTGCGCATTACCGGGGTCAGGCTGCGCGTGACCGTGCTGTGCTCGCGTCTGGGCGCGGCGAGTTGGGTCGGCTCGTGAAGTTGGCGCGTAACGTCGTGCGTCAAGAGGCGTGCGCGGATAGCCTCGCTGAGCGTGGCGTTCTTCCTGTGGTGTCGTGGGAGCGCGTGGTGGAGGGCGTGCGCGCCTTGGCGGGTGTGGGAGCGGTGGGCGCTGATGTGTTGGCTGGCGTTGAGGACATGGCTGGCTTGTCCCGTTAGCTGGGTGTTTTGTGCTCTGGTTTGCTGTCGGTGTTCGCTCACGTGGCTTTGTCCCACGTCTCTCTGTGGTGAGTGTCACTTCTCTTGTGGTGGTTGGTGGGTTGCGCGCCTGGCTGCGTGTGTGCTATTGTTGTGTTTATCGGGAGGTTTTCTCTGTGGAACTTTCAGGTGCTAGATTGGGCTTTTCCGCCCCTCCATGCGGACGTTTGGAGTGAAGATAGCTGCCGCCGAAATGGGACTGTGCGCTTACTTCCTGCCGCATGGAGGGGCGTTAAGTTTTTCTTGCGCGTTCCTGCTACGGTGTCGTGGCGTGCGGGGCTGCGCGGTGCCTCCTCATGTCAGGGCTTGCGTGTGGCGCGTGTATCTTTTCTTGTCCGCGTGTTCGCGGGGTTATAGGACAAAACGTGTTGGTTTTATGGTGACTTTTCCGCTTTTTGGTGCGGAAAAATCGGTATTGAAGTTGGTGGGAGCCAACTTGAAGGATGGACAAAACGTGTTGGTTTTGTAGCGATTTTTCGGCTTGCTGGTGCGGGAAAATCCACATTGAAGTTGGTTGTTTCATCGTGGGGGTATGAATACCCCCAAATGTCCGGCGTGCGGGCGAGTGATGACCAGGTATGGGCACTCAGCGTCAGGGGCGCAGCGATGGCGCTGCTCCCTGTGTAATATCAGCCAGGTCAGCCGCATTAATTCCACGGCGAAGCATCTTGATGAGTTCTTGGCCTGGCTGCTCAGTCGGCGCCGTCAGTCGGATTTGCCTGGCGGGGGACGTTCGTTTCGCAGGCGCTGTGAGCCATTGTGGCAGTTATGGCCTTTCAGCCCGATCATCGATGAAGTGCATGAGGTCATCTTCGTCGACGGCATCCACCTGGGCCGAAACGCCGTGGTGCTCATCGCCCAAACACCCGATTGTGTGCTGGGCTGGTATGCGGCTAGGAGTGAGAATTCCCGTGCCTGGGAAGCGCTCATGAGCCGGATCGCGCCCCCGGCCCTGGTCGTCACCGACGGGGGCAGCGGGTTCGCGACAGCGTGCAAGAGAATCTGGCCGACCACGCGTGTGCAACGCTGCACCTTCCACGCGTATTGCCGTATCCGCCAAGCCACCACAACACGCCCCAAACTGGAGGCCTCGCGTAGCTTGTACGCTCTTGGACGCCAGCTCACGCACGTGCAAGACATCGATGGCGCCCAGGAATGGATCGGTGACTACCAGGCCTGGTGCACGCGCTGGAAGGGCTTCCTGGAGGAGAAAACACGCAGACCTGACGGAGGATGGGAATACACTCATGAGAGGCTCGTTCGGGCTCGTAACAGCCTCAACAAGCTCATCAGGCAAGGTCTGTTGTTCACGTACCTGGACCCCCACCTGGACACATCAGATGCCCGCGATGACCAACCAGATCGAAAGCACGAACGCGCGCCTACGCCAAATGCTGCGCGACCACCGCGGCATGCGCCTGACCCGACGCATCAAAGCCGTGTTCTGGTGGTGCTACACCCACTCTCCCCACCCGCAACCAGCGGCAACGATCCTGGCGACCATGCCCACCGACACATACCTCGAAAACGCCTGGTACCACGCCAGCCAAACCCACCAAGCCACCGCCATCATCCCCGGCTGGGGCGACGCAATCTGCTTCAACGAACTCCACCACACCACCCCCTACCACAACACCTGGGACTAACCCCTCAACCAACACGTTTTGTCCTATAACCCTGTTCGCGATGCGTGTCGCCTGTTGCTACGGTACAATGGTGTTCAGGTTGAGGAAGCGACAATGGAAAGAGGTAGCCTCGTGATTCTTATTCCTAACACCCTGTTTGTGGTCACGTTCGCCGTGTTAGCTGTTATGGCTGTTCTGATGCTGCGTCGAGGTGTGGTTGCTGAGGCTGTGTGCGCGACGGTCGCGGCTGTGGGGTGTGTGCTTCCGCTTGTCGCCATCGGCCTTGCTCCTGCCGCCCGCGAGGGGAACATGGTTGCTGCCGCTGTCGTGGTTGCCGCGTACATTCTCACGTATGTGTTTACGTTTGGTGGCGCGGCGGGCATGTTTGTGTTTTCGCGCGCTCGCGTTCAGGCTGCGCTCGCTGCTGTGGCGGGTGAGGGCAAGTGACGATGCGAAACGATTACGCCGAGGTGTCGGAGCAGGCGTCACGCCTCGCGGGTAAGCGGCGCACTCTGGCTGGTAGGCGTCTTGCTGGCGGTGCGCTGCCCGGTATTGGCCTTGCTGGTCCTATGGGTGCGGGTAAGGATACGACGGCCGCTGCCATTGCCGACGTGTTGCGTCACCCGTCTGTGGCTCATGTTGCTGGCGGGCGCGCGGCGCGTCGCGTGGCTTTCGCTGATGTGTTGAAGCGTGAGGCGTACCGTCAAGCGTTGGCGGTGAAAACCGTTCTCACACTGCGTAGCGGCGTGGAGTCGGCGTTGGATGTGGAGCGCGCCATCGTGGAGGATGCGGCGTTGTGTGCGGCGTTTATGCCTGTTGGCGCTCCTCTCCCCGGTGGTCTTGTCGGCTTGTATTGTCAGATTGTCGCGGACGCTGAGCGCGAGGGCGACACTGGCGCGTGGGACGAGGGGGCGTTTATTGCGGTGAAAACGCCTGCGAAGCGCGTCGCCTATCAGTTGCTTGGTCAGGCTGTGCGTAGCGTGGACTCTGGGTATTGGGTGCGCGCCGCCGTCAATGGTGTGGACTGGGAGCGCGAGTTTCCTATTTTCACGGACGTTCGTATGCCGAACGAGGTTGCTGCTTTGTATGATGCGGGCGCGCCTGTCGTGTGTTTGCGCGTGTCGCCTGAGGTGCAGCGTGAGCGCCTGATGGGGCGTGACGGGTCGCTGCCGAGCGTTGAGGCTTTGCGTCATGAGACGGAGACGGCTCTTGATGAGGCTGTCCGGTGTGGCGCTGTTCCGGTTGTTGACGCGTCGCATGGGAGTGCTCACCGGGTGGCGTTGCGTGTGTTGAAAACGGCATCCGCGCTGTAGGTGCTGACTGTTAGTGCGGTGGCGCAGTATTTTATTAAATGGAAGGTGATGGTTAAAGTGTTTGCCGTTGCTCTTGTTCTGGCTATCCTCGTTGGTGTGGCGGTGGTCGCAGGTGGCGTTTACGTCGCTGTGTTCTCGCTTGTTGCTCTTGCTTTCAACGATACGCTGGGTGGTAAGACGCTGAGGTGTTGGGCGTTGCTGGTTGCGTCTGTTGTTGTGACGCCGTTCGCGTCTGTGGGTGCGGGGTATGCTGTGTTTCATGGAATTATGTCGCTTACGTAGTCTCTTTAGGTGGTTGGCGGGGTGTCCCGGCTGTGCTGCTCGCGGCTTTAGCCGCTGACCGTCAGTGTGGCGCGCGTCTCGTTGCTTGCGTGTTGCGCGCCTGGCTGTGGGTGTGCTATTGTAATACTGATAGACCTCCTTCCGGGCCTCTCCCATATATCGCATGTGATGTACGGTGATTGCACAAATGGTTGGAGCCGTGAGGAGAGGCGGCGTTTGCTCGCCTCCGCCCCGTAGCCGGTAAGCGCTTGCCGGTTGCGGGGTTTCTCTTTTTGTTGCGCGCTGCCTGACCGTATGGTGTATGATGGTTTTTGCGGGGGCGCTCGTTTGCGTTCTCGCCGGTCGCGTTACTGTTGGAAGAAAGAATTGGAGTGTTCCTGAGATGTCGGTGACTGCTGGTGTTATCATGTTCCTGATGTCGGCGATTGTTGCTATTCCGTGCGCTATCGCTGCTGGTGCTTTTGCTCGCGAGCCTGGCGTTCCCACGCTTGGTAGGGTGATGCTGGGTGCGCTCGCGGTAATTCTGGTTGCGTTGCCGTTCGCTTTGGCGGTAGGTGCTGGTCAGCTCGTGGCGTGGATTATGTCTCTCGTCGGCTAGGGTGCGGCGTGTTGCGCGCCTGGTGTGGGTGTGCTATTGTGGTGTTAACAGATCCTCGTCCGGTCCTCTCCCGCGCGTCCCTTGTGATGTGAGGTGATTGCACAAATGGGCGGGGCCATGCAAAATGAGGTAGCGTCCTTTGGGTGTTGCTTCTGCCCGCAGTCGGAGGTGGTACCGCTTCCGACTGCGGGTTTTTCTTACTATACGCGAGGGAAGCGAAACGCTGCTATTGCAGCGAAAAGCGGCGTTAAAGAAACGTGAAAGAAGGGGGCGGTCCCGGTGGGACTCGTGAACGTTATTGATCTGGAGTTGCCGGAGGCGGCGTACACGACGGGTAAGTCGCCGTCGCACGCTCGCGTCGAAAATCTGCATGGCTGTTATCGTGGTGTGTCGCGTGGTGACGTGTTGGCGTTGTTGTCGGCGGGTGGCATGTTGCGTGAGCGTGTGAATGGTGGCCGCGTGCAGCGGATGATACCGACGCAGGATGCGGTGGACGCTGGGCTGGTGTTTCGCTGCTCTGGTGTGGCGTTGTGGGGGGTGGATGCGGTGGCAGCGTGGGCGAGACGGAGTGCTGGCATCAGTCTTGTGCGCGGATACGCGAACCAGCGCGTGAAACAGCCGGGGGCGGGCAGTGACGGTTTCGTGTCGGCCACGGACTTGGGGAAGCTCTTTAACGTGGGTGGTTCCACCGTCGGTAAGTGGCTGGACGCTCTAGGCGTGCGTGAGAACGGTTTGCCGACGAAGAAGGCGGTGAAAGGCGGGTTGGCGCGCGTCGCTGAAATGAACAGTGTCGGTGATTCGGGTAAGAAGGTGGCGCGTCGTTTCGGCTTGTGGGCGTTGGTGCCGGTACAGGAAATGCTCATGCAGGCGGGGCATCCCCTTGATTTTGACTGGAAAGCCGCGCAGAAGGGGAAAGGCCGTAACGGTGACGTGGAGACAACGAGTGTGAAGAATGTGCTGGACGCGCATGTGGCGGCTGTGCAGGGTGCTGTGAAGGCTGGTGACGGCGCGGGTCTGGCGCAAGCCGTGGACGCGGTTCCTGAGCGTTTTCGTCGCCCGGTGGAGGTGCGCATGGGCGTGCCGGGGTTCATCACGGAGGGGCGGTGGCGTGCCGCGTGCGCGTCGATGCGCGGACGGTGAGTATCCTCGGTGTCGCGTTGTCGTCTATCGTGTGATAGGCTACGTGTTATCGGCTGTTAACAAGTTGACGAAACAGGAGGTGCGTGTGGAGCGAGAGATTCGCGCGCGATACGCGGAACTAATGGGCATCTATGATGACAGGTACGTTTTCCCGTTCTCTCATTTCTGTGTTTTTCGAGAAGATGGCGCGGTCGTTGAGGTTGGAGATGTGACCTACATGTCTGTTCGCGTCGGCGCGTTGGGTGACAACGTGCGCTGGGTCGGCAGTGATGGCACCACGTGGTCTGATGATAGTTTGACCGAGCGTGTTTTCGCTTCGGGCGAGCGCGTGTCGGTGCTGAAGGATCTGTAGAAGATTACGCTGAGTGTAAGAGCGTGGCGCTAGAGTTGTGACCGTGGCGTGGTCTTTCTCTAGCGCCGTTCTCTATTTGCAGGGCCGCTTGTGGGCGCAGCTAATACTGTGCCGCTGGTTACGATGCCTGCGCGCCTCGGCGTTCGGTGAGGAGCTGGGAGACGGCGAGCGCGGTTTGTGCGCGCCCGTACTCGGGGTGCTCATCCTGCACCTGCTCCCACAGTTGCTTGGTGAGGGCGAGGGCTGCTTTGCCGTCGTCGCTCGCCCACTGTTCACGCTCTGTTTGAGCGAGTCGGCGCTCGATGGTGCGCGCGGCTTTCGCTTCCGCCTTGCGGCGCATGACGTTAGGTGCCTTGTCTACGGGCGCGGCCCACGCCCACACGCTGACGACGTAAGAAGCGTGGTGCATGGTCGCGAGGCTTCGCTGGTTGAGGCGTGGGAGTACTTGCCTGAGCTGGCTGGGCGTCCACCCGGCCTGTAGGCGCTCTGCTGCCATTGCCTGCACGTGTGGGCTGGTGGCCGCCGCCGCGTAGTGGTAAGGGAGGCACTTACGCGCCGTCTCGTAAGCGGTGTCGTTGGTGTCGAGGTTGACGAACATGGCGCGTCTCCTACTGCTTGCGTGTTGGCGTTTTTCTTGCTGGTTATATAGTGTAGCACGCGTGGGTGCGCCACGCTTGCTGTTTTTGTTGTGGCGTGGCGGGTCGCGGTGTGGTATGGTTGTGTAAAAGGGCGGCGCGCAGATTGTCGCCTCTTGAACGATTTGCTAGAAAGGTTGTTTATCATGCTCATGTACGGATATGTTGCGAAGTGGAAGAGTAGGCTCGTTGGGTGGGTTGCCTTACTCTCTATCATTGGGGAGTTTGTTGCGTTGAGCGGTGTCGTCGTCGGCTCTTATGTGAGGCTGTCCGCATTTTTCATCTTTGGGATGATTGGTTTCGTAGCCTGGGCGCTCATGCTTAACTCTGACATGATGGAGGAGGTGCGCCCGGTGCCGGACGAGTTCTATAAGCCGCTGGGCGCGTTTAACGCGACGGTGCGGGGCGTTGCGCCGCATGTCGTAGAGGTTGAAACGGATTCGGGTGCCATCTTGTTCGCTGACGCTGACAGGGTGCCGGAGGTCGCGTGTTTGCGTGGGTCTCGCGTTCAGGTTGACGCGGCTGTTGTCGTCTCTCCTGCCGGGCAGGGTGATGTGCAAGCTGATGGCGTGGGTGGTTTCGTGGACGCCCGCGAGTGCAAGTGTACGGCTGGATATGGCGCGGATGTTGCTATGGGCGACGAGCCGCGCAGCAAGTGGGGCGGTAAAGCGCGTTTTTACGCGGTCACGGGAGTTCGAGCAGCCGACTGACAGCCCGAAAAAGAGAGGTGTTTATTATGGGTAACGCCCTGTGGGGTACAATGGCCTCGGACTTGGCTGTTTGGGCGGCCTTCGGTGTGACGGGAGTTGTTCTCGCGTCTGCCATCGTGTTTTTCGTGAAGCGAGGCGTGGGCGTTTCGCGAGCGGTTGCGTGGGCGTCGGTCGTGGCGCTCATCGTTGAGGTGGCGTCTCTAGCGTCCGCCCTCGGTTTCGCGTCGAGCGAGTATACAGTCGCTGTTTCCGACTTGCCTTTCATTGGCGAATACGCTGCTGTGGTGGTGGATGACGTTGATGCTGCGGCGGGTGTTAAAGTGCGTGGCGGAGAGCTTGTTGTTTCGTCTCAGGGCGCGTCGGGCGTCGCTAACGCGGGTGATCGCGTGGCACTGAGCGTTCGACGCTTGCCGGGCGGTTCCGGGTTCCCATGGTACGCTGAGAGGAACATTAAAACTGGCGGCGGCTGGAAGGCCGGGTACAAGCTTGATGGCGTTGACGGTTTTGTCGTGTATTCTGGCGCGTGCGCGTCGGTTGGACCGGACGGCTGTAAGGTGACGTACCGTGATGTTTTCGGCGGCGGAGGGGGTTTACCTGGTTCAGGTGTCGCCGGTGAGCGGTGACGCTGAATCTCAGTAGCTGCGTGTTCCCGCGCTGCCTCGCGCGGCCGGGCGCGTCTATTTCTCGTCGCGGGGCTATTGAGTGTGGGAACGTCGGTGGCCTGGCGGTTTTGCTGTCGGGTCGCGGCCCGTCGGCGGCTGGGCTTATAGTTTGTCGCCTGCGCGGGGCGGGTTGTACCCGGCTCCCGCCCCGCGTTTTCGTGCGCGGCTGCGGTGTGCGCGTTCTTAGGTTCGTGGCGCGGGCGTTGACGCCGTTTCTTGTGTGAAAGGGGATGTGGTTACTGTGACTGTTGATTCTCGCGTGTCGGAGTGTGAGCGCGTCGCGGGCGCGCTGCTGGCGCTCAGGGGCGAGCCGAAGGTGAGCGGTAAGGCGGCGGTGCTGGACGAATACGCTGGCGACGGCGCTGTTCGCCGCGTGATGCGCTTTCTCGCCGACGAGAACAAGGTGACGGGCTTGTCCACGAAGAAGCTGGCGCGCACCGTCGCTCCCGTCCCACACGATATGGGCGTCGTTGACCTTGCGGAGTACCTGTGTGAGCACAATAATGGCGGGGACCGCGAGGTGGGGATGGTCCTGTTCTTCCTATCGCTCATCGGCGACGAGCGCGGCCGCGACGTGGCGGCGCAGGTGCTCGCGAAGAAGTGGCCGCTGACGGTGGGCGCTTCGCTGCTGAACCGCGTATACGGGCCGGGGTTCGTTCCCGAGTTTAACGTGCAGTTAGCGTTCCCGTGGGAGAAGAAGATCAGCGCGTACGGTGACGACGCCGTGTTTATTGTCACGCAAAAGCTTGACGGCGTGCGGGCACTCATCGAAGTGGACCGTGGCTGCGTCGTCGCGGTGCGCTCCCGTAAGGGGAAGCCAATACGCGGCCTGGTCGAAGTCGAGGCGGCGGCTGCCGCTGTTGTCCCCAGCGAGTGGGGGCGCGTGATGTTGGACGGTGAGCTGATCGCTGACGGGTGCGAGTCGATGACAACGGGCGAAGGATTCCGTGCAACCAGTAGCATTGTTCGCTCGGGAGGCGACAAGAGTGGCGTGTCCTTCCACGTGTTCGATGTGGTCCCGGCGACCGTGTTCGACGACGGGACAGGCAACAAGACGTACCGCGAGCGGCGACGCATGGTGGACGCGCTACCAGACGAAGGCCGCGTTCGTAAAGTCCCCGTGCTGGGGGAAGCGACTATAAGCGATATAGGCGGATGGAGCGAGTACGCGCACAGTCGAGGATGTGAGGGTGTGATGCTGAACAACCCGGACGGCGTGTACGAGCGCAAACGGACAAGCGCCCTCCTGAAAGTCAAACGCATGAAAACGGCCGATCTTCCCATTGTCGGGTTCGAGGAAGCTATTGACGGCGAAAATAAGGGTGGGCTGCGATCCCTCACGTTGGCGCTAGGGGATGGCGGTGACACGGTGAACGTGTCGTCGGGGCTGACGGATGAGGAGAAGCGCGAGATTTGGGGTAGCCGCGACGCCTACGTGGGCCGGATGGTTGAGGTCCGTTTCTTTGAGGAGACCAGTAACAGTGTGGGCGGCCGGTCGCTGCGCTTCCCGGTGTTCGTCGGTTTCCGTGACGACAAGACGGCCGACGACGCGAATGTCGAATGAAACGCCGGGGCGTTTCTGAGCGCATGAGAAAAGGCGAGCGTGTTCTCGTGCCTGTGAGGTGCGTTCGCTCGCGAAGCGCGTATCTAACACGTGTTAGTTATCGTGTTTGCCGTCCGGTTCGCGCTCTTGGCGCGCGTAGCAGTTCGCTCCGGGGCGTTGCGTGCGGCTCGCTGTCATGCTGGCTACTCTTCCTGGCGGCGGTGTGAGCCGAGCGTGGGGCGTTGCTGCTTTGGTGGCGATGGGCGCTGATGGGCTGCTATGTGAGGTGTTGAGCGTTATCATGCGGGCGCGAATGTTCGCGAGTTTTGCGCAGCGCCACGCTGACAGGGGTGGCGTATCGTGATGCTGTTGGCTGGCGCTTCTCGCCGTAGCCGCGTGCGCCGCGTGGTCTTGTTGGCTCACACGTTCGGGTATGCCGTGCTGCTGGGTGTTGTCGCGTGGGCTGGGTGTCGTGTTGAGGTTTTTCTTTCGCAGCCAGCGCGGTTGAGCGCCGCCGCGCGTCGCCCTCTTTATGTGTGTTATCTGTCATGTGCGCGTGTTCGTCGCGCAGGTTGTGCCTCTCTCGCGCTATGGTTGTTCTTGTTGGAAAGATGTAAGCAAGGTTGCGCGCTTCGCCTGTGGCGTTCGCGCGTGAAGGAATGAGGTAGAACATGATCGCTGTTGCCGCTAAGGTCGCCAGGTATTTCACGGTGGCCGCGTATGGTCTCGCGTGTTTCTGGTTCGTGTTCGGGACGGCTCAGGTGAGCGCCGCTGGCGGTTTCTTCGCTGCTGTCGTGGCTGTGGTGATGCTGTTGCGCGTGATGGGGCGGTGGAATAACCTTGTTGCTGCGGCCGAGTACGAGCTTCCTCTCGGTAGTGGCGTTGAGCGATTCATGTCTGTTGTCGTGTGCGCGCTGATTGATGGTGCGATTGCTTACGGTCTTTATAATCTCTCGCAGTGGGTTGGTGAAGCGTCGCCGTGGTGGTACGCCGCCAGGTTCTTCATGGCGCACGTCATGTTCAGCGCGGGTGCGACGTTGTTTGCGGCCACGTGTGATCTTGACCCTACTGAGGGCGGGAAGATGCGCAAGGCTCTGCGGTAGAGCGCGCCTTGCGCGCGGCTGAGCGATAAATGAGCGGCCGACCGGGCTGTCGCGCCAAAAGTGTGGCGTTTCAGTTTCCGGTCGGCCGCTTTGCTGTGCCCGCTCGTTGTGCTACTTTTCTGCGCTCGCGCGCCTTATGGCGGTTGTCACGGTGGACATAGGGGGTTGCGTGAAGCCGACGGACAGTTCACTCATCGGCTTGTATGGCATGTCGCGCCAGTATTGTGCGCGGCGTTCCCATTCTTCCTTGGATACGTTGTCGTCCTTGTCTGTGTTGTTCCAGTAGGAAAATTCGCTACACCAGTCCTGCGCGTTGAGGGCTTCCGTGTACGCGGGATTCTCGGAGAACACCTTGAAAACGACCGTGCCACTGTCTGGTCCGCGCATGATGGTTACATCGTAGAAGATGTCCACGGGCGTGAGCGTGCGCCTTGCGCACTTTTTGAGTTCGCTCATGCGCTGGTAGAGCGCGTCGATTTTGTCGAAGGCGCTGCACTGGTTAATGTCGGTAATGCGTGCGGGGAGGATGCGCTGGTTGTCGGAGGGGAGGTCCGCGAGGAACGTTTCGTCCCATGTAGCGTTGACGTTTTTCTGTAGGCGCTCGTCAAGTAAGTCTAGCTGCTCGCGGAACGCGTCGAAGAATACGGGGTTGATGGTTTCTCGGATATGGTCTGCTGCGTCAAACACGCTGAGGCCGGTAATGAAATAATCGTAGGCTTTGGTGCTCACGGTCGCGTGCTCGCTTCCTCCCCCGAATCACTGTGTGGGGTCATAGTGGTGGCGCGCTCGTTTTGCGCGCTATCTTTCGTTTCTCATGGTATAATAGCAATTGTTTGATAGGCAAAAGTCCACGCGCACATGTTTGTTGCGTGTGTGATGTTTTTTCAGGAAGGTGTGGAGTCGTGGAGATTCTTGTGGAGACGGTGCCGTTCTCTCTCATTGCGGCGCTGGGGAACGTGGTGCTGGCCGCTATGACTGTGGCGTTCGTTGCTGCTGGCGCTTACGCGTGGACACATAGGGGTAAGGAGCGTGGTGAGCATGATCTGGCCGCCGCTGACATCTGGGTCGGAGCGGTGTTCCTGTTGTCTCTGGTTTCTGTACCCGTGGTGTGTGGCGTTTACATGTCGAACACTGATCGTCATGTTGTCGCTGAGGGTGATTACACATCCTACGGCGTGTATGAGGCGACGGTGGAGCGCGTGACTCTCAACGATTACACGGTGCGAACGGACTATGGGGCCGTTCTGACCGTCCCCTACAGTATGGGGTGGGTTGACGGTCATGTGGATAAGGGTGATCGTGTTGCGTTAGATGTGTCGAGGATGTCCCTTAACGAGAATCAGAGTATCATCATGCGGGTCGGTGACGATATGGACGTGATGTTCCTGCGTGATGACGCTTGTATTAGCCGTTTTGATTCTCGTGGTGCTCGCGTACCTAACGGCGTGGAGTGTCATCGAGCTTTCGGTGACACCGAGTATAAGGGTAGTATCTTGCTCGGGGGCGGTGGCACTTACTATGTGCTGACGGGGGTATCTCGCCTGTAGCCTGTTGTTTTGTCGCTGTGGTTGGCGGCGTTGGCGTGTGTTGTGCGCGTCAACGCCGCTTTCGCGTATGCTGCGTGCTGTCGTGTGGTGGCGGTTCGCGCGACTGGGTGGGTGCCCTTGCGCGGCGGTGTTGCGGCGCGATTGGTGAGGTTTTGACGTGTACGCTTGCGCTCGCATATATTTTGACGTGTAGAGTATTTTGTGCGCTGACGCGCTAGTAAGGGCGCATGATGTGTGTCGGGTGGCGCGCGTGAGAAGGGGAGGGGCCGGAGTAGGTGGCTGTTAAAAAGAGTGCGGGCGGCAAGAACGCTGGCGGCAAGCGGGGCGGTTTCCGTGAGGAAAAGCTGCAAGTCCTGTCCGACCGCGAGCACTTGTTGAAGCGGTTGTCGTTGACGTTCGGCGTCCAGGAGGACGACGGGGAAACGATGAGTCGTCAGAAGCAGAAGGCCGTCATGGAGACGGTCGAGAACGCTTTTGACCAGGTGCTTAAAGGGTATGCATCGCGTGTGCGCGTCGAGTTCAACAAGGACAGGTCGTTCACCGTTCAGGATAACGGTATTGGTTTGCCGGTGTCGGAGCAGACGGACGAGCACGGCGTGGTGGGTTCTGGCGTGTATTATGCGATTGGCCGCACGAAAACATCCAGCAACTACGGTGATAACCACTCGGCGGTGGGCACGAACGGCGTGGGTTTCTCGTCTGTCGTGTTGATTGCTGCGCGCGTGGACGCGGTGACGTGGAAGAGCGGCCGCGAGTTCCGCCTCTCGTTCAAGGATGGCCAGCCGGGGTATTTCGACGCGGATAACGGTCCTGGTGACGCGTTTACGCCGGTTGACCCGCGCGTGCTGCACGAGAGCGCGGACACGCGCCCCAAGGCGGAGCGCGCCGGGTGGGAGGAAGGCACCAGGTTCACCGTGTGGCTGGACGACACAGTGTTCCAGTCGGATAACCCGTATTCGGATGTGGACGCGGCGCAGAGGGTGAAGCGCACGTGCGCACTCACCCCCGGCATGGAGGCAACCGTCACCAGCTACCAGGAGCTTGCGCGTGGCGCGGGCGAGGCCGCGAACCTCGGCGGCACCATCGACAGTGGGACTGGCGCGTGGACTGCCACCTACAAGTTTGAGGGCGACGAGGGCGTGCAAACCCTGTTGGAGGATGCCGCACCCCGCAAGCTCGCGACAGACCCGTTCCACGTGAGCGCGTCCAGTACCGTGTGGCTGAAAACGTCAATGCCGTCGGATGGGCGGCAGGGTGCCGCTAGTGTGTCTGCGGGTGAGCGTGAGGTGCCCATGTCGGCGGACCTGTGGTTTACGTGGTGTGACGCGCCATCGGAGCATGTGGAGACGTTCAGTAACACGGTGTTCACTCGCTTGGGCGGTAAGCATTATGTGGCGTTCCAGAAGGCGTTGACGGCGGCGGTCAACAAGCGCCTGCGGTCCATGAAAAAGGGTTTGAGTGTCAAAGACCCGGACGTGACGTATGAGGATGTGGCGCACGGCCTCGTCGCCGTCGTGAGCGTGCGGATGCCGGGCGCGACGTATTCTAACCAGGCGAAAGACCAGTTGGACGGTTCGCGCGCCGTGTCGAACGCGCTGGCGAAAATGATGAGCGGCCCGTTGGAAGAGTGGGCGATGGGGCGCGACAAGAATGTTCCGGCGGTGTGTGAGCGCGTGTTGAAAGCCGCTCGAGCCCGGTTGAGCGCGCAGAAGAAGGTGGACGCGTCGCTCGCGTCCGCGAAGATCGCGAAAGCGGCTCTCCCCGCGAAGCTCGTAGAAGCTGAGGGTGCGGGTACGGGTGCGACGACGTTCCTGATGGTGTGTGAGGGTGATTCGGCTGTGTCTGGCTTGAAGCGCGCCCGCACACTGGACTGCGCCCTGCTCGGTGTGCGCGGTAAGGGTATTAACGCGTTGAAAGCGTCCACGGAGAAGGTGCTCGCTAATGGTGAGGTGAAAGACCTGATTAACGCGGTGGGTGCGGGTTTTGGCGCGTCGTTCGACTTGGGCGCGATGCGTTACCCTGGGGGTATTGTGATTGCGACGGACGCTGACCCTGACGGCTCCCACATTGCGACGCTCCTGTACGTGATCGTGGACAAACTATTCCCCGGTCTCATTGACGCTGGCCTGCTGTTTCAGGTGAAAACCCCGTTGGCTGTCGTATCGGTGAAGAACGGCGACGGGCAGGGCGGCGTGGTGGAGTTGCCCGCGTTCACGCTCGGTGAGGCTCACGACATGATGCGGCAATTGGCTGACGCTGGGCTCTCGTATTCGACGGACTACATGAAGGGGTTGGGTGAGTCCACGAGTGAGCGACTGCACCAGTACGCGTTCAGCTCGGAGAAGTGTTGGCAGCGGGTGGAGCGCCGCGACGTGGAGGAAACGGAGCGCGTGTTGGACGTGATTTTTGGCGGCGACACGGAGAAGCGTAAAGAGTGGATAATGGGCTTGGATGAGGATGTTGAGGCGGCGGACTGACACGAACGGCAAGTAACTAGCATCATACGGTAGTAAGAGGGAAGAAAGAGCAGCAAGAGCATGGCAGCAGGTAAAACAAGTAAGCTCACAAAAGCGCAGCAAAAACTCATCGAACAGCTACAGGAGAGCGTCGGCCAGAGGACAGGTGTCGTCGCCGCCGACAGCGCGAAGTGGCTAGAGGACAACTACGGCGAGTACGCGATTTCCACGGTCGCCTCGCGCGCTATCCCCAGCGTGTACAGTGGCTTCAAGCCGGTCCACGCGCGCATCCTATGGACGGCCCTCACGAGCGGCCTCACGCCGTCCGCGAAGCATAAGAAAACCGCGTCGTTCGCGGGTCTGGTGCTCGCCTACCACCCGCACGGTGACGCGAGCGTCCAGGATGCCGTGTACACGGTGGCGCAGCCGTTCCGCATGAGGGTTCCCCTCATTGACGTGAAGGGCAGTGTGGGCTTGCATTTTGGTGACAAGCCTGCGGCTGCGAGGTACACGGAGTCCCGCCTGTCCGACGCGGGTTTGGCGTGCGTCGTGGAAGCGAAGAGTGGGGCGTGCGAGTTCAAGCCGAACTATGATGAGACGACGACGGAGCCGGTGGACCTGCCCGTCAAGTTCAACAATGCTGTGGTGAACGGTACGCCGAACAGTATGGCTGTTGGTTTCGCCGTGAACACGCCAAGCCACAACCCAGACGAAGTGCTGGCCGCGAACCTGTTGCTCCTGCGCCGCCCGGACGCGACCGTGGACGAAGTGCTCTCTGTGATGCCCGGACCCGACTTTCCCACGGGCGCGCACGTGTACGACAAGGACCAGGCGGGGGCACGCGACTACTACGCGACCGGCAAGGGCCGTTTCGTCATGCGCGCCACCGTGAGCGTGGAGCCGCTACCCAGGGGCGCGTCCAAGATCGTCGTCACAGAGCTACCCTACGGCGTGAGTGTCGGTGACGTTCTCGCACAGATCAACGAGAAGAGCGAAGAGCAGCCGCCGAAAACGAAGAAGGGCAAGCCTATTCCGGCGGTGGAGGCGTTCGAGAAGGGTATTACCAGCGCGTCCAACAAGAGCAACAAGGACCAGCGCCTAGAGATTGTTGTTCACCGGCAGTGGCAGGCTGGTCGCGTGTTGGACGCGTTGTGGAAGTACACGAGTATGGAGGCCGCGTTCAACGTCAACAACACGTTCCTCGTGGACGGTAGGCCGCGCCAGTTGGGTACTATCGAGTGTATGAGGCTGTTCCTGGATTACCGGCGCGCGTGTGTTGCCAGGCGCACGCGTGAGCGTGTGGGCGCGATTGACGCTCGCCTCTCCCAGCTCGCAGCCCTGTTGACGGTGATTGGTGACGTGGATAGGGCTATCAGCCTTATTAGGGAAGCGAAAACGCCTGGTGACGCGCAAAAAACGCTCATGGCGCGCTTCCAGATCAGCGAGTTCCAAGCCTCCTACATTCTGTCTATGCAGTTGCGTCGTCTCACGAAAGCTGACGGCGACCAGATCAGGGCAGAAGATAAGGCGCTGCGCGAGGAAAAGAGGCAGCTAGAGCTGGTGCTCTCTGACGCGGATGCGATGAATGACCTCATTGAAAGTGAGCTGGTGGACACGCACAAGCTCATTTCTAGTCCGCGCCTCACGGTCCTGCATGACGCGGACCCGGCTGAGGATGCTATGGCGGGTGCGGACGGTGGGGCTGTTGCTGGCGTCGGCAGCGACCTCGCGTCCGGCGACCTACACGTGAGCTTTCTCAGTGGAGGCGCCGTCGTGTGTTCCACAAGCCCGTGGAAGTACCAGCCCAGGACGCGCGCATACAAGCACGGTGTCATCACGTCGAAGTTTACGGTTCCGGCAGCCGCGCGCACGGACGGCGGCGGTGAACTGTTGCTCGTGTGCGCGGGCGGTGAGGGCGTGAAGGTTCCCGTGTCGTTCTTCCATGACGGTGTGCCTGCGACCGCGAAAACCCTGGGTGTCACCCTCCCCGGCGCTCTCGTTGGCGTGAGCGTGGTTGACGGTGGCGGCGATAACGCTTACGGCCTTGTTGTCGCGTCCGAGATGGGTGTGGTGAAGCGCGTGAAGGCGGATTATCCTTTGCGCGCGGACACGGTTCCCGTGTGCGCTCTCGCCGACGGTGACCGCTTGGTGTCTGCTGTTCACGTGAGCGAGTCGGAGAGCGCGGGCGTGGACATGGTGTTCATCACAAGGGCCGGTAAGGTGTTGCGCGCTGACGCTGGTAAGGTGCGCGCCGCCGGGTGCCGTGCGGGAGGTGTCGCTGGCATCTCTGTGGCTGACGGTGACAGCGTGATCGCGTTCACCGCCATCCCGTCATCTCAGGCGCGTGACACCTTGGTAGTGTCCTTGTCGGACGCTGGTGGCGGTCTCATCCGTGAGGGCGCGTGGAAGGCAACAGGCCTGGCCGAGTTTAACGTGAAGGGCAGGGGCACGGGCGGTATGGCTGTGCGCGTGAACCGCAAGCGCGAGAGCGACCTACTGTTTGCAGGTGTCGCGGTCGGGGAGCCTGAGAGTGTGGCTGTTGCTGACGGTGATGGTGGCGTGACCGTTGGCCTGCCTGTCGCCGTGTCTACGCGCTCGTCTAGTGGCGGCGAGTTCGCGGCGGTGGCGGCTGTGCCGGTGGCGGTCGGACGCGTGTGACGGTGTGCGCGGGGCGGCGGAGGTGTGGTTTCCTCCGCCGCGCCCGCTTTTGTCGCGTCAGCCGCCTTTCGCGGGGTCTCGTTGTTTGCGCGCGTTTCGCGTACGAACAGTGGCCGTGTTGTGGTATGATGTGGGCATGAGCGAAAACACGAACACAGCGCATCGTCCCGCCGCCCCGTCGCCGTCGGCCGTTGCGGCCAGCATGAACGCGGGCCGCCGCAAGAGCGCGAACGGCCGTGGAAACAACTCGAACGGTGGCGGTCGCCGAAACAGTGGCAAGCGTCGTCCGCTGGCGCTGCGCCCGTTCGATGAGCTGGCCGCGCGTTATTCGCAGGATGCGCTGGCAGCAGGCCGTGACCTGTTCGTCACTTTTCTTCGGGAGGCGTGGGCTGACCGCCGTACCGGCAACCGGGTCTACTACTCTCGCGAGACGACACTTGAAGGTAAGACGTTCGTCCCGTTCATGCACGCGTACCGCCAGTGGTGGGCGGGTGACGGCGAGTTCGCTGATGGCGGCGATCTGGCCGACACGCGGGCAGGCTGGCGTGCTGGCGACAATGCGCGCACGAAGGTGTCTCGCGCCGTCTACCAGAAGTTACGTAACGCGCGCGGACTCACAGGCGAGGAGGACATGTACCGCGTCGCTTACGCGTGGTGCGGCAACTACCCGGAAAAGCCCAGCATTGGCACCCATGTCCTCTACAATGATGGCGACACCGCGTACACACTGTGCCGCGTGCTGACCGGCCCGAACGCGCGTGAGGTTGCGCAGGCTATCGTCAGGGATACGACCGGGGAGAACGGCGAGTCCTGGTTTATCCCGGTCATGCAGCGCCTGTACGACGCGGGGAAGCACGGCATTGCGAAGAGCGGCGTGTTTCGTTCTATCGCACGCTCCTATGGTGTGAGCACAAGCCAGGAAGCTGAAAAGGCGATCACCTCCTATGAGTCGTTCATCGAGGATTGCGAGAATAACGACGGTAAGAACGTGAAGCGTCTGCTCGGCTCTGGCCGCCTGACCCCGCGTGTTGCGGCTATGGCGCGCGCAGCCCACGAACAGCTCGGCTGCTCCGGCTACTACGGGAAGAGCCTGTGGCTGGAAATCGAGGCGCGCCGCGACACATGGTGTGACACGGACAAGAAGCGGGCTGAGTTCGCGTCTCACCTGTTCGAGTTCGCCACGCCGGAGCAGGTGCTCTCCTGGTGGTGGCACGCAAACAAGTACGACGCGGGCTACAGCCATCACGGTTACGGCGCTTACCGAGAGAACCAAGGGCATTATGAGATGCGCTGGTATGCGGAGGAATACGATAGGGAGGCGCGCCGCCGCTACCCGGTTGGCAGCGCCGCGTTCGCGCGACTCTACAATGCTGGCGGCGCGAAAAAGGATAGGTACAAGGCGGAGGGGCTGTTGGCGCTCGGCTGCACGCTAAGCGACGACGACCTGTACGACCTCTTTAAGAGCGTGGGCGGCACCACGTGGCATTGCGGCGGCGCGCCGTTCTCTGAGCGCCTATGGATGGAGCACGTCACCAACGGCGGCGAGCTGACGCGTCTGCGCGAGGTGGCAGAAAACGATGGTGCTATGCGCGTAGTGACGCGCGGCGGGCACGTGAGCGGCCACGACTGGGCGTTCCTCGTCCGCCACATGGAACAGTTTGACTCGTCTGACGAGGACGTGCAATGGCTTTTCAATCGTGGCAACGTTGACATGGATGGCGTCTCGTGGAGTGGTGCAGTTCTTGGCGCACTGTGGGCGCGCTACGACACGCAGGGACGCGAAGGGATGCGCCACCTGTTCGCACTCCTGGGGTTGGGCGACGAGGACGGTCTGATCGACCTTGGAGAACTCCCTTACGGCATGTGGAAGGGAACTGGGAAGCGCCCCACGCTCGACCTCGCGTACCGGGATGCGCCGGAAGCAGCGAACCTGTGGCTCGGCGTGTTCCCCTACGACAAGTTTGGGTTCTCCCACCGTGGCAGCAGCGTTCGCACGTGGGCGAACACGCTCACCGACGACGAGAAGAGCCTCCTGAACAGTCTGCCCGCCGAGCTGCGTGAAGCGTGGGACCACCTGGCGGCGGGCGACGGCGAGGACGGCTACATTTTCCAGTGGGAGCAGGACTACGGTGACGATTTCCTGAACTCGAGCGCCGCGTTCGCGGTCGCAATGACAACCGGACACGTTGGCGCTGACATGCTGTCGTGGCTGGGCGACAATGACGGGGTTCGCGCGTTCATGCTCACTCATGCGTCCAGCATGTTCAGCCCGGAGTTCCCGTGGACCGCCGACTGGGGGCGCGGCGTTCACTCGGTCCCCTGGTGGGCTGTCAAAGGCTTGAACGGTGTGGCACGCGCCGCGCTCCTCCACGACGTGAAGGATTCCGCATACGCGATTGGCGCATACCGCGACAAGTGGCCTACCAGCATCGAGGACGCGGCGGACGCTGACGCGCGTATGGGTATCATCCGAAGCCACGCCGGGGGACGCGACATGAAGGCGACTGTTGAGATTGGCGTCGGTCCTTACTATGCGTGTCGTGGTAAGGAGGAGGAACGGTACAAGATATGCAAGGCGAGCGCACTGTCGGTTCCTGCGGGCTGGGCGTGGGCTGAACTGGCCGGCTACTGGGGGCGTATGGACGGTTTGGATGCTCGCACGGTGTTCGCTCGCGATTTCTTGAACACGCTGCGCGCCGACCTCGCAAGCGACGTGAGTAATGGCGCGCGGTTCCCTGACGGGTTCTTCACTCTGTGCGTGCCAGAAGCCCGCAAAGCGGTGGAAGCCGACATGGCGTGGGGCGCGCTGGACGCGGTGGACGGTAAGGTCGTGCTCGAAGAGCTGGACGAAGTTCTCGAACTGAACCTGTGAACGCCCGGCGCGATGTGTGTACGCGTGTTATAATCTGGTTGTAGACGGAAACAATGCGGCCGGGGGTGCGCCACGGCCAGGACGGGAAGGTGGGAGCCGATGGCTTCGTTCGCGGAACTATTGGGCGGACAGTCTCTTGGCCGACTAGAGGACGCCGGTTACAAATCTCCAAAGAGCGAACGCGAGGGCGGTGGCGTGTCTTTCGTCCCGGCGCGGCGCGGCCACACCGCTCACTCCACGGGCGGCGCGGCGCGGCAAGCAAGCGCCGGGAGCCGCGAGTCCGCCTCGCAGTCTCCCGCGCCCGTCGCCGAGTCTGCGCCGCGTCGGGTGCGCGGTGTGCGCCCGCAAGCGTGGAGGGTCACTAGCGGCTACTCGTCACACAGTCGCGTAGGCGAGGTCGTCGCGAAAAAGCAGCGCAACGATCTCGGCTACGCTGCTGTGGCTGAGATTAACTGCCGCCGCTACTGTGAAGGCGGTGAAAACTGGTACCGGCTCACGCAGCTCGCGCTCGATGGTGACGTGTCGCCTCTCGTGGAGCGCGGCTACCTTTCGCAGGCTGACGCTGACAACTGTGAGCCGTTGGAGGCTGCTGCGCGTGCGTTCGCTAACGCGCATTTCACGCCAGACATGCGCGGCGGGCGCGCGGTTGAAGAGCTTGGTGAGGATGCGCCGACGTGGGAGAAGCTACGTCTCGCGTACCTTATCGCGTGCGCCCCGGCTGGCGGCTGGCGTTTGGCAGCGCCGGAGGAGGCGCGTGCGTGCGTCCACTACCGCGCGTACCGTTCTTCGTCGTTTAGGACGATTGCGAACAAGAAGTTCCGCGACGAGTCGGAAGCGTACGTGTCGTGGCTGTGCGAGCGCCGCTACGTGCCGTCGGGTGTTGACGGCGTTGTCGTTGACCGGCTCCTATACCAGGTGGACGCGTGCGTGGAAACCGCGTGGTCTGCGGGCGGCGGCATTTTTGGCCGCGTCGTAACGCCCGCTGGCGGTTTCGCGTTGAGTACAACAAGCGACATTTTGGGTGTGGCGCAGGCGACGTTCTCTCTGCACCTGATTATCTCGAAAGCGTCTATCCACGGCGGGTACACCGTTGGGGGCGGCGACGATGATAGTGACACGTGGAAGGTGTTTAAGCACCCGTACGCGCCGACCAGCGTGTATGAGAAGGGTGTGGACGGGCAGGATGCGCCGATTCGCGCCGCCGGTAGCGCTGACGAGGCGGTTGCTCTGGCGGTCGCGGGTTTCCCGGAGCGCGGCCTTGGCGTGTTCGCTCCCGAGGTCATGAACGCTGACGGCGATTTCGTGATGGTCTACCACAAGCCCCTTGAACTTGACGATAAGTTCCTGATTGTGGGCGGCGCTGGCGAGTAAGCTGCCTGCTGCCCACTGGTCTGCGCGGCCAGCGTGCGCCGATTGTGGTAGAATAAGAGTGTCGCCGCAGCGTGCGCGACCGTACAGGAAGGAAATAAGCCATGTCTCTGCTCCCATCGCCGCTGACTGTTCTGGACAGCGTGTACGACGGCGCGGTGAAGAGCGTTAAGTACACGAATGGCGAGCCTATGACTCGTGCGCGTGAGATGCGTCTCCTCCAAGAGTTGCGCGAGTCTATTGACATCGCGCGCTTTGCGTCTGTCTTTGACGGTAAGTTTAACCCCTCTTTGTGGGTGTGGTACGACGTTACCGTGATCCCCACGCGCCGCGAAGAAAATAATGGACGCGTCGTGTACACGCTCCAGCACCCGGACAAGCAGACGGTCAAGACGGTTGACCCCGACAAGGACCGGAAAACCTATTACAAGAACGAGGTGAAAACCCTCATTGTGACCGACAGTGAGGTCGTCATGCCGATTAGCCGCGTGGGCGACAAGGTTATGCGCTGGAACTCCCACGAGGAATCTAACGAGTGGGAGGACGAGCATGGATTTAGGCACACGTCAGGTGCCGTGACCGTGTACGACCCTGTGTGGCGGCACATGGGCGTTGTCGTGACCCTGGACCGCAACGATGCCGTGAACGCGGCGCTGGATGATCTGGACCAGCGCATCAAGGAAGCAGACGAGGGGAATATTGAGCGCGCGAAGCGTGTGGAGAGATAGGGGGCGCTTCCCCACGGCGCGAGAGCAGGACGTTAGAGGCCATCCACGGGCTTCTGAGCGCATTTCGGTTCGCGCACATACGCTGGGGCGCTCCGGCACGAAAGCCCCTTAAAACAGCGTACAGGGGCGACCGGCGGCGACGTGGGCCGCTTTGAGCAGTGATGGCGGAGAGTAAACGGACAAGCAGAAGGGTGACTAACAGTGGATCGTTTTGAGAGTGTGCGCGCTTTGTGGCCGTACAGGTCACGCTGGTGGATGGGCGACGCGATGGTGACGCGCCGTAGCGGCCCGCTGGGCGCTGTTGGTTCGCTCCGCGAATGGTTGACGGTGCGCGCCGTCGGGAAAGCGCACATCGAGTGCGAAAAGGCGCTCGGCTTGTTCGAGGCCGCCGATACGCCGTCCGCCGCCGATTACGCGCGCATGGTGGAGGTCGTAGAGTCGCTGGCGGGTGTGTATCGGCGTGCCGCCAGGCGGCCTTTAGGCGCAGGCGGCGGCGATGGGGTGGCGGTTGAGCTGCTGTGGGTGGCGCGCCTGCAAGCGTTCTCGTGCATGTGGCTTGCTGAAATGGCAGTGAGGTTCCCAGGCGATGACGGTGGTTCTCGCGTGGCGGGCGCGCTACTAGAGCGAGCGAAGAGTCGCGGCGAGCGTGAGGGGCGGCCCGCGTGGGTCGTGTTGGCTAGTGAGGCTGAACGGTGGGCGCTCACGTTCCGTGTCGCGGCGGCCACGTGCGGGCAGTGGGTGACTCCTCCCGTGTCGTGTATTATGGACGCGTGCTCGAAAACGCGCGTCGTTGATGCCGGTGGCGCGCTCGTGTGGGAGCTGACTAACAGAAAAGAGCTGTGCGACGCGTAGAGCGCACATGCGGCGTCGGCGTCGCCGCTTCCAGCGTCGTTTGCTTGTAGGTTAAGAAAAAGTGGAGTGTGAGTTCGGTTGTTTTTCCAGTACCGTTACCAGGGGTACGCCGTGTCGTTTGGTAGCGCTCTTGGCGACGCGTTCGCTGAGAGTGTGCGTCGCACGGCGTGGTTGCCGCGTTTTCGTGGGTGGCGAGTAGAGTGTGCGTCCGTGAGTGTGGAGCCGGTGGATGGTTCCGATCTTGTGGACGTGTATGTGTCCGCTGAGGTTGGAGGGGAGTCGGCGGCCACTGGTGAGCGCGCATTTGAGGCGCTTGTGCGCGAGTCGGCGGCATCTGTTGGTGTGCGCGTGTACGGGTTTGATGCGCCGGAGGATTGCGCGCTCGGTGTGCATGATCTGGCGGTGGCTTCGTCAGCGTGTTACGGGTAGCGAGTGGCCGCCCTGATCTGACTGCGCCATGTTTGTTCCTGTTCTTGCTGTTTGATATTTTATGTAGTCTTTCTAGCCGTTTTATGGCGGTTGGTTTCTTTTCTTGTTTCTTTCTGTGAGAGGTTGGTTAATCGTGTCTATTCAGACTGGTCGCATGTATACGGTTGTTCCCGTGTCCGCTGTGCGAGGCGGTTTCACGTCGGGCAATTTGGTGTCGAGCGTGTTCCCGTGGGCGCAGGGGTGTCCGGCGACCGTGTATGAGGATGAGGGGGTAGTGGGTGTTGACGTGACTGATCTTGTGTGTCGTCGCGATTATGCGAACCTTGATTGGTTGCGTGCCGACATGCTGCCTGCTGTGCGCGATCTGACGAATCGCGTGTTTGACGAGACACCGGAACTGTTTTCGCACGTGGCTTTCGAGGGCGTGTTCTTTGAGGTGGGGGAGCGCCCAGGAGCGTGGCGCGTGAGTATTCCCGCGTCATCGAACGGTGATCGTGAGGCGGTTGTGGTGCGCGCGTGGGACGGTGGCGTCATCGCCGTGTCTGGTGGCGTGGTTGCTCCCGTCGCCGAGTGAGCCGCGTGTCGCGCAGTTTGCTCGCGTGTTGTCGGGTTGCGCTGATGCGTGATTGCGTGTTATTATTGGATTGTCGTACCCCGCCAGGTGTGGGTGGCGCATCCGAGGGCGTGCCTGCCTGATCTTTTTCAGGGGGCGCGCCCTCTGCCTTTTGTGTGACGAGTTTTACCGTGCTGTCGGCGTCCGCGTGGTTGCGCGCGTGAGTGTCGGCGTGATATTGTTTAGATGTCGCGTTGGTAGTAAGAGTTTCTTGCGTTTGGTGAGGGGGTGAGTCGAGGTGACTGTCCGTAAGGTGGCGCAGCGTATTCCGTTTACGCCGTCTAAGACGCAGGCCGCGCTGCTAGAGCAGTGTTTTGGGGCTAGGCGTTTCGCGTACAATCAGCAGGTTGAGGCTTTCAACTCGTATGACAAGGACACTAATCCTCTCCCCACGTATCCGTGCACGACTGATATGAAGGGTGCGAATGAGTGGCTGAGGGATAGTCCTATTCCGTCGAGTGCGTTGAGTAATGCGATTATGGACTTCCGTAAAGCGCGGTCCTCGTATTTCCGCAAGGCCGAGTATGGGAAGAATCGTCCCCGTTTCGCGTCCAAAAACGACAGTGTCCAGTCGTTTCGTAACACCGCGCCGATGCGCCGAATGGAGGGCGACAGGTATCCATTGTCCAAGAAATTGGGGTCGGTTCGCATACGTAGGAGAGACCGTATCCGCTACCCGCTTGAATCTTTGTCTAGCTGGACGGTGAAGCGTGAGAATAAGACGTACTATCTGGTTCTCCTGTTCAACGTGGATGTTCAGCCTAAGCCTCCGGTGGATGGACAAGTTGGTATCGATGTGGGTGTTAAGGACTTCCTCACGCTGTCTACGGGTGAGAAGATTAACTACCCTGACCGGCTTCACCAATTGGAGGATACGGTTAGGTGGGAGCAGCGTAAGCTGTCTCGTAGGGTGAAGGGTTCGAGTAACTATCGCAAGCAGAAGGCTACCGTAGCCAAAGCGAACGCGAAGCTGCGCCACTACCGTGAGAACTTCCAGCACCAACTGTCTCACAAGCTGATAGAAGATAACCAATTCATTGGCATGGAGACGCTGGCGGTGCAGAATATGACACGGAAGGCGAAGAAGAAGCTGGGTGATAATGGTAAGCCCGTGCGCAACGGTCAAGCAAGTAAGCGCGCGATGAACCGTAGCATCCTCCGAAACGGGTGGAGTGGTTTCGCGGAAAAGGTCGCTTATAAGGCGCGGTGGTATGGGCGGACATTTGTTCAGGTGGATAGGTTCTATCCGAGTTCCCGGCTCTGCCATAACTGTGGACATAAGTACGATGGTCTGCTATTGTCGGAGCGTGAATGGATGTGCGAGAGTTGTGGTGTGCTGCATGATCGGGATGTGAACGCCGCAATGAATATTTTGGGTGAGGCGCTGAGACTCAACCAAGCCGGAGAATAACTAAAAGCTGAACCGACCGACAATCGGGGATAGCCTGCTTAATATGGGAAGCCGCTGGGCCGTGGTTTTTATACCTTGGTTTAAGCAAGCCTAGTTCGCAGGAATCTCGTAGCGGAAGCTATGGGGGTGTCAACAGCGTCGCGTGCGTCCCGTGTCTTGTAGTGTGCGCGTTTTTCGCGCCCGCGTCCAGTTCGGTGTCGCGGGGTTAGTAGGTGAATGAGGAGAGATACAGTGGTTTACAGGGTTTTGGATGTCGTGCGTGAGTTCTTCCTTGGCGAGGGCGTACCTGATTGGGCGGCTCGCGGTGTTGCCGATCAAGGTCAGCGTGCGAATGTTGCGCACTTGGAGGCGGCCGCTGTAGCGCTTAACGCTCGCCGCTGAACGGTGTGAATACATGCAAGCGCGCCACACGCGTACTGTTACGTGTGGCGCGCTTTTGCTGCCTTTTGGCTAGTTGGAGAGTAGCGCCCAGGCGAGTTTTTTATTTAGCTGCTCTGGCTTGTCGAGGTAGCTTGCGTCCCAGAGGATGCGGTCGAGGTATGCGTACCAGAGGGCGTCGGTGTCGCTGGTAAGTCGTTCAACAGCCGCCTTTATGGCTGTGTCGAGAGATTCCGCCCAGAGCCTATCGTTGGACTTTTCGTCAACGTCGTCGCCCATAATTTGTTCAATGATGCCTTCTACGGCCGGGTCAAGTGACGCCTCCCGGAGCGTGTCGTCATCGTCGTCGCGTACAAGTTCTTCGGCGACCTCGCTCGGTTCCTTGAACTCAACGTCGTGGAGCCAGGTTGTGAACACCGGCACGTTGATGTCGTACTTAGTGGTGTGGCGCCCATAATCGTAGTACCCAGTCCTCAATGACGTGTACGCCACCGTGGCTGTCGGTGAACTCGTATGTGGGGTGATCGAGCATACCCGTGTACATGCACATTTCGCATGACCCGTCTACGGCCTCTTTTGTGTTTGTCTGGAAGTCCGTGAGTCGCAGCTTCATGGTTTCTTCTCCTGTCTGCGTGCTGTGGTGTTACATCCATGCTGATGGTATCGCGCGCGTGGAGCCTTGTCAAGGTGGTGGATGTGTTGCCCGGTTTTGCGGTGGGCGGTTTTGGCGCGTGTGCGGCGTCGTGCTATCACGCTCCTTGTCTGCGCTTGTTTCGCGCGCGCTGGTCGTCCTCCCGCATTTCTAACACGTGTTAGTTACTTAGTTTTTGTTGGCGGCAGATGTGCTGTACGCTCTCGCTGTTAACCATTAGCGGATGCAAGTGAGCGCGCCACACGTGTACCGTACACGTGTGGCGCGCCTTTCTTTTCTTGCCGGTTCTGGCGGCTCGCCCCGGTCGTCGCCTCTAGTTGTTGCCTGCGGAGGCATCCAGGAGCGCCCACGCGAGGTTGTCGTTAAGCTCCTGCTCGGTGCTGCAATAGGACGCCGAGTCGAGGATGCGCCAGAGGTATTCATCCCAGAGGTCGCGGTGTGGCGCGTATTCATCAAAGAGCTGGTCGGAGACATCCTTCGGCCGCTTGAACTCTACCTTGTGGAGCCAGTGGGTGAACACGGGCAGGTTGATGTCGAGGACAATGTGGTCGCCCCAGCTAGAGAACCAGCCGTCAATCGTGTGCTTGTCGCCGTGGTTGGTCGTGAACTCATACGTGGGATGATCGAGCATCCCCGTGTACATGTGGCACTCGCATGTGCCGTCGGTGTCCTCGTACGTATTCGACTTAAAGTCTGTGAGGCGCAGCTTCAATGTTCTCCCCTATCCCTATCCTGTCTCTTTACCTGCGTGGTTGCGCATACGCCCCAATGGTATCATATTTGCGGTGGCTTTGCCACAATCGCCCGCATTGTGTGGGGGATACCTGCGCTGCTTGCCTACCGCTTGCCCGTGTGGTATCATAGTGAACATGAATACTCAGGATATGAGCGCCCGCGTGGCGCAAGTGAATAATGTTCCGGCCGCCATGCGCGTTGACGTGGCGCGTGCCGTGTACGGTGATGTTGCTGCCCATGACGGTGGTGTGTTCCACCACTATGTGATGCGTTGCCCGGATGAGGGTGACGCGTATGACGGTGAGCGCGTTTGCGTGGACGTGAAGCGCGGCACCGGCTACCATACTGGCATGACCAGGTTCTTGTCTGCGACGGCCTACTATGAGGCTGACAAGGATAAGCCTTATGGTCAGCGTTTGAGCGCCACCGTCCATGAGCTTGGCACCCATTGCGGGGTGCGCATGGAAGTCGTGATGCCCGCGCACGTCGCGTCTCTCCTCGCGTCCACCTACCATGTGACCCCTACGGGTGAGGCGGGTATTGCGCGCGTGCTGGATAGCGGTAACGCTCTCGTCACGGCGTTCGAGGATGTGATGGAGCGCACGTATGTGCCATCTTTGGTGAATGCGGGTGCGTGGCTGAACTTGCGTAACCGCGCGGTCATGAGCGCCCTGTCGATGCTCGGCCAGTTTGATGCCGCGCAGCCGCGCGATGTGCTTGCTCAGTGGCGTGAGCGTGTGGAGGCCGCTGTCGCGTCCGCTGGCTGTGAGGGTGTGCTGCTCGCCCCGGTGGTGGAGGCGGTGTTGGGTGTTCTCGCCCCGTACAGGTGGTTCACGTACACGGTCATGGTGGAGGGGTACGCTGAGACCGTGTGGAGCGCCGCCGAGAGTGACGAGAACGGATACGGTGAACTGTGGGCGCTGCGCCGTCTGATCGCCGAGGCGTGGAGCGCCCGCCCGTCCGACGAAATCTAAACCGCCACCCGCCCCGCCCGCGAGAAGGAAAAGTTGCGGGCGGGGCGTTCGCGTTTGTGTGACTTGTGCTGCTGAGCACGGTTAATTGATACTGGTTTGTGCGCGTTCGCGTTGCGTGAGCGGTTCCGCTTGTGGTAACATGTAGGGAAAGATAATACCCCACATAATAGGGGTGCCCCCGTAAAAAAGGGGGGGCGTGAGAAAGCGTGATGGGGAGCCATTTTGACGAACGATAACAAGACCAACGACGGCGACGGTCAGACGAAGCGTAAGTCTACAGGCAGTGGCGGCGTGGTGTCTGCCCCGGTGTTGGGGTGGGGCGAGCGTGCAGGCGGGTTTGTGGATGAGACGGGGTACACGCCTGTCCCGGCTGGCGGCGAGGCGACCGCGCTCGTGTCCGCCGGTCTTGGCGTGGACGCGTATGAGCGCTTCAAGGAACTGCTTATCCGCGACGTTGTACGCTGCGTGAGCACGGAGGCTTTTTCTACCGAGTCTATGAATGGTGCGGCGTTGTGTGCGTATGCTCTGTCGGTGGCGGGTAGTCATGCGACGGGCGGCACCGGGTGGGGTACCCTAGTGGTTCCTGTTACTGGCGCTGGTAGCGCTGAGATGGTGGCGCGTATCCTCGATTTTGATGAGACTATCGGCGAGGGGCTTGTGGTGCTGGTGCCTGATGTTTCGCCTGGCGGTATCGTGCAGGAGGGGGCGCGAGCTGGTGAGGTTTGGGCGCGCCGCGTGAGCGCGTTGTGTGGTCGCGTGGTGGCTGCTGGTGGCGTGGTTGTGTCGATGCCTGCCGGGTGGCAGGAGTGGCGTATTCACCTGGCGAGTTACGTTGCTGCCGGTCAGGGCGTTGTGGGCTACCATGGTGAGCGTTCGGGCGTGTATGAGGCTCTGCAGTACGCGACGCGCGGCCTCGGGGTTCCGGTGTTTGCGGTGAAGTCGTACGCGGATAGGGGGCGCGCGGGGGTTGATGTGTTGTGTCGCTGGTATGAGGGCGCGAACGTTCGGTCTTTCACGCAGAGCGTGTGCGTGTCGCGCGCTGGCGTGGATGACGTGGTGGAGGGTTTGCGTTGTGAGGATGATGGGGCGCTGTATCATGAGGCGATTGTGTTCCGGTTGCGGCGTAATGAGTGTCGTCGTGCGGCGAAAAAGTATAAGGGTTTGCCTGTGGAGGAGAGGGTTTCTGCTGGGTTTGGTGTGCCGCGTCCTGGCGAGGAGTGGGCGTGGGGTTTGAGCGGTGAGTTCTCTTCCGCGAAGTAACTGTCTCTTTCTTTCTTTCTGGTTGGGGTGCGGACTGCCTTGTGTGGGCGGCCCGCACCCCGCTTTTTCTTTCTCTTTCGCTTCTCTTTTGTTCGCGTTTCTTTCGTTTGCCTCGTATGTTTTCGTTTGCCTCGCGTGTTTTCGTTTGCTTTTGCGTGCTTCTGTTGTTTCTTGTGTATGCTATTTCGTTTCTGTTGTTGTTGTTTGTTGCGCCTCTTGTCTTTTTGTTGCGACTGTTGTCGCTGTGGCTGGGGCGCGTTATGTGGAAGGGTTGTGGCTCCTGTGGTTGGCGGAGTTCCTGTTGACGGCGTGGGCGTGGACGCGTCTGGCGTTGTTGATGTTGTGTTGTGGGCGGATGTGGAGGCGACGGGCGTTGACGCGGACTGCGAGCGCTTGCTGGAGGTTGCGGGTGTGGTGACGGACATGTCGGGGCGCACGCTGGGATTGGAGCCTTTTAGTCGCGTCGTGGACCAGGGGAGCGCGGTGGAGGCTGAGCGCGTGGTGGATGGTTTGCGCGGGCGTGTGGCGGTGATGCACGCGCGTAGCGGCCTGTCCGAGAACGTGCGACGCGCGGGCGGGTCTGGCATGGTGGCTGGCCTGGTTGATATGGAGATGTGCGCGTGGTTGGAGGAGTGCGCGGACGCTTTCGTGGGGTTGCATGGTGGCTCGTCGTACAGGGTGTGGCTGGGCGGGAACAGTGTTCACGCTGACCGTGGGTTTGTGAAGCGTTTTCTGCCGTGCGTGTACGCGTCGTTGGACCATCGCGTGTTGGACGCGTCGAGTGTTGCTCGTTTCCTGCGTGCGGGCGGCGTGAGCGTAGAGTGGGTAGCGGATAGTCCGGCTGCGCATCGGGCGTTGCCTGACGTGTTGGGATGCGTCAGGCAGTACAGGGAGATGCTGCGCGCTGTTTCTGAGCGGGCGTGAGAGGGGTTTGCCGGGCTGTGGTGTGGGCGTGTTGGTGTTCTTCTGCTGATTGCGTCCTCTATGAGGTGCGGGCGTGACCCAGCGTGCGCGTTTCCCCGTTGAGGTGGCGCGCCCCGGCGTGCGGTGTGGGAGGTGGTTTCGCACGCCGTCCACATTGTGGCGTGGTTCACTTGTTTTCGCGTTGACATGGCGTTCGTCTGTGCGCTATGATTATTCATGTCAGCGAGGGAATCCGATGAAAACGGCCGTAACTTGCGGCGTGAAAAGTGGACGCCCAGCATAGGGCTTCCGACATTGGCTGTGGAAGTCAGCGTCGGGGAGGAACCGCAGGGCAGTATCTTTTGACACGCGCAGCGACAGCTGATACAATAGAGAAACAACAGAAGAAACGGAGTATAGCTCAGCTTGGTGGAGCGCCCGCTTTGGGAGCGGGAGGCCGCAGGTTCAAGTCCTGCTACTCCGACAGGTGCCAACCTTAACCAAGTTGGTATCGCGGGGGTTAGCGTCCTCGCGGCTGGTGGTTTCGGCTAAAAGCTCTGCGGCATACGTCAACGGTAGACCAGCGGGTATTTGCCTGATGCGACCCCGGTTCGACTCCTGGATGCAGAGCTGAACAACATAAAAGAATACAATGTGTGGCGCTTCGCGCGTCACGTATGGACCTCTAGCTTAATCGGAGCGACGCGTAGCTCCTCGGGTAAAGCGACCGGCCGGAGTGCCGGAGAGATAATGGTTCGATCCCATTGAGGCCCACAGGTGCCAGCCTTAACCAAGTTGGCATTGTGGGGAGCGGATGTTCCCCACGGCTGGTGGTTTCGGCTATCAGCGTTAGGTCGCCGGGAGTGCCCCGGAGACGTTAAACGCGCATGGAGGGACCGTAAGACGTGGCAGCCCGTCAGGGCTTGTTGTGCTAGTCCCCGTGAAGTGCGAACCAAGCGGGCGCGTAAAAGCGTCGTGAGACTTGGAGCTGGCCTTGGTAACGAGGCCATGTAGCCTAGAGTAAGCTAGGTTGCAACGGAGGGCGCCTGTTTTGCGCGCAAAAAGTCGCAGGTTCAAGTCCTGCGCGGGACCATAACAGAATAATGGTCTTGGGCCGTTAGCTCAGCTGGTGGAGCGCCTGTTTTGCACACAGGAGGTCGCAGGTTCGATTCCTGTACGGTCCACTGATGTTAGCTTACGGTAAAGCGCACGAACAAGTCAGACTCGACAGTCTATTCTGTTCGTGAGAGCGGGTCCACTCCCGCAACATCTGGTAGTGCCAGTCATTTTCGAGCGCACACCGACTAATGGCTGATAACCACGAGTCGGCGGGTGCGCGGCGGGCGCGGGAGGAAAGGTGATGACCGCCTCCAAAGTAGCGCCGCTGGTGCGGTCGCTTGCGCAGACATGCGCATGTGAGCGGGTTCGATTCCCGCCGTTACACAATGCGCCTGAGACCGCCGGTTAAGGCCCACACGATGTGAGTGGGTACTCCCGGCGGTGTAGGGGGCAGAGCGCGGGGTAAACCCGAGGCTCCCGTGGGGTGTCTGACTCCACGGGGCAATTTCCGGGTCTGCGCGGCTGGTCCCAGACAGGCCAGCTTTTGGACCGTTAGCTCAGATGGCAGAGCATCGGCATCACACGCCGAGGGTCACAGGTTCAAGTCCTGTACGGTCCACAATGCGTAGCTCACAGTGGGAGAGCGGCCCTCTTTGGGGTGTTCAGTGCCATTCCGGTGTTCCGGGATGATCGGGCTGGGTTCGATTCCCGGCGCAGAGCGCGACATTGTTCGCGTGCGGAAATGGGCGCGGTTGAGCGCTGTGGGTTGGCCTCCACAGGGTTTAGCTGGGCGTGTTTTCGTCAGGGGTATAGTTTTGGTATGCGCGCCACTTGATGTACACGGGTGGCGCGGGCGTGTTCGAGTCCCGCTGCCCCGCTATGGGTCGTTAGCTCAGTGGATGGAGCGCCCGGTTACGAGCCGGGAGGCCGCAGGTTCAAGTCCTGCACGGCCCACGGGGAGCATGGTATGGTTCCGCGCTGTTATCGTTCGTTGCTTGTTGTGGCGTATGTTACGGTGTGGGCGCGTGTTGTCGGCTTGCGCGCGAGCCGGCGGGTGCGGTCTTGTGTTCACTTGTTTCCCCTGTCATCT